AATCCCAATTAAATACATAATATGGTCAAATTCTATTGATATACAAATATTCTCAGAAGGTGTATTATTCTATATCTGACTAGTAAATTAGCCACCTAAAGGATTATTATTATGTCTTGGCAAATAGAAATACCGATTATCGTCCGTACCTTGGTTAATGACGTAGCGGATCAGCCAGTTTATAGTGATGAACGTATTATACAAGTCATTACAGTAGCGGCTAAATATGTTCAATTTGATGTAGTATTAGATCACTCTTATTCAGTAGATGTTTCTAACTTAAGTATTAGTCCTGATCCAACGCAAGACAGAGACGAAATTTTTATTAGTTTGGTGAGTTTAAAAGCTGCTTGTATTATAGACCAAAGCACCTTCAGAACCAAGGCTGTAACAGAGGGTATCAGAGCAGCTCTTGGACCAGCTCAACTATCGGTTGCTGGTAGTTTAGACGGATGGAAAACTATTTTGGATAAAGGCCCTTGCGCACTATATGATGAATTAACTTCTCATTGGGATGTCAAGGACGCTGCGGCGGTTGCTGCTGTTCTTAGTCCTTTTGCTGGCAATAAATTTAATCCAAGATATTTACAAAGTAATTCAGAAAGATCTAGATATTATTATTCTTAACTAAAGGTTTAGATTATGCCTGCTGCAGATTATAGTTTTACCATAGAAAAAGGAACAGCTTTCGTTATCGCCTTTGAATATAGAGACGATCAAAATATTCCTATTAATATTACTAATTGGTGCGCTAGAATACGATGGATAGAAGATCAAGCAAGCCCTGTGATCAGGACATTTACCACCAACACTAGAAATACAGAGTATGAGTTTACGATAGACCCAGACATGGGCAAGATAATACTTAAAATTCCAGCATCTCAAACAGCACAGTATAACTTCGGTTCTGCTCGATACGATTTTGAACTACAAGAGCCGAACGATCTGTATTCAGGCGGAGGAAAAAAGATATTCAGAATTTTACAAGGAACAGTGTCTTTAATTTCTAGAAATGTTCCTGGTGATGATGTATTTGGATGTAACACCAATGTACAAAATGACTGCGGAACATGTGACACATGAGTATTGTAAGAATAGAAGAAGAAATACAGCCTTTAAAATATTTAGTAATAACACAGACCAAAGACCCAGAAAGTGTTATTACTACTAATGTGGTTATATCTGACAATAGATTAAATAAAATTAATTTATTATCTATAGAAAAGGGACCACAAGGAGACCAGGGATTACAGGGACTTCCAGGTCCAGCCGGTGCTGACGGAGTGGTCTTTGATGTTTTATCCATTAGTAGTGGAGGTACTAATAACACATCCTATACTAGCGGCAATATTATTTATTTTGATGGAGAAAAGCTCAGTAGTTCGGCCTATACCGTAGGTACTCTTTTGGATGTTATCAATTCTACTTCAGCTATAACAGGCATATCTTCTGGATCAGGGCTGTATAAAAATACTATCGGAGATAATTCAATAGAATTAGGAGTTAATATTGGAGACGGTTTAACTCTTAATAGCAGTAATACTGTTGTTGTAGATGATACTATTGTCAGAAAAGTAGAACTCAGCATAGGCAATATTAGTGGGGTCGTTCCTATTGCAAAAGGAGGAACTAATAATCAAACATTTTCTTCTAATAGATTATTATACTTTGATGGTTCTAAAATATCTTCCTTTCCATTAGCCACAGGACGTATTTTACTAAGTGGTACTACTATTGATATTGTTGCAGGGTCTGGTCTTGTCGGTGGCGGGCCAGTATCTTTACCCTCTGGCTCTGTGGTGCTTAATATAGGCGGCTCGGAAGACATATTGGTAGAAACAAATACCATACGCCTATCTAATACTGGTATCCCAGGAACATATAGTAAAATTACCACAGACGATAAAGGCAGAGTTATATCTGGTAGCAATTTAACTACACAAGATATTATTAATATATTAGGATATATTCCTTGGGGCCCAAATAATGATGGAGCAAATTCTGGTTTAGACGCAGACAAGCTTGATGGTTTTGATAGTACAGATTTTTTCAATTTAGCTAATCACACAGGCATCTTAAATCCCAATTCGTTACCGGTACAATCAACACCTGGAACTTTTACTAAAGTTAGTATTAATAATAAAGGCATAGTAATTAATGGGTCTGATATTGTATATCAAGACATTGTTAATGCTTTAGGATATAGACCCATAAGTAATTCTGGAGATAGTATTAATGGTCCGTTAGTAGTTAATGGAGACGTAACCCTAAATACTGATAATGTAAATATTAGCGACAATCTAATTACTATCGGCACTAATTCTCCAGCTATTTTACCAAGCGAACCTAGAGGATTTAGTTTTTTGTATGGTGGTGCAACACCCAGAACGGGCGTCTTAGCATATTTTCCTGGAGACAGAGAGCTACGTTTAATTACTAATATCACTAACAGTACCAGCCTATTAAATGGCGGAGACTCTAATGATATCTTTAACGAAGATGTAGACGGCGGAGACGCCACAACTATTTATGTATACAACAATGTAAGCGGAGATGCCGCAACAGTTTTGATGAGACAAGTGGCAGACCAGATATATGTCAGCAGGACTGCTACACAAATTGTTAGTGGATTAAAAACATTTGCTGATAGACTAACTGTAGATGAATCAATATCTATTAGACCTAGATTTGGTCAGTCTACTCCTCCATTATCAGTAGGAGGCAACACTAGATTAGTAGAAAATCTCAATGTGGATCTTTTAGATAATCAGCATGGCTCATATTATTCAAATGCCAATAACATGACAGGTCTTTTTGATTATGAAAAAGTAACTTTTAATAATTTAGAAGGCACCCCTAATTATATTCCTGTTTTTGACAACAGAACTAATAATCCTAGTAGAACTATTAGTAATTCTAATATTTTACAATCTGGTAATTCTATCAGAGTACTTGCTGATTCTAACTTATTTGTTGGAGCTACTAACAGCGGAACAGCTGCTAATAGATCGTTGCTTGTTGGTTCACAGAACAGAGGTTTTGCTAATAATGGCCTAGCTATTGGCACATCAAATATAGTTTCGGGTAATAATAGCATAGCACTAAATAACAATAGTAAAGCTATTAAAGATAATTCTATTGCAGCTGGTACTGCTGGTTATACATGGTCTAATAATCAGATTGCTGTTGGAGCTTTTATAGAAAATAGTGATGGACAAACTTTATCCCAAGGTCAGTATTCTACTATTACTTTGGGTCTTCCTAGCTCTCAAACAGAGGGTTCATTTGTGTCCATGTCTCCTAGTGTAATTATACCCAAGAATAAAACAATAGCTTATAGTTTAGAGGTATTACTAAATAAATCCGCAGGTACCGGCGCTGCTCTGTTCGTATTTGATAGTGGTATTATTAAAAATACGACTTATAGAGATCCAGATAATTTAACAAGTATTAAAAATATAACATCTATACTAAAAAATAACAAAAAAGAAGAGATATACAACGATTCTCAACAAAGAAGACACTATTATCACTATAATTTTAATGACAATAATACTATACAAAATTTAGATGTAACAGCTCCGCCATTAAAATACAACCCACTGACAGTACAAAATGTTGATACTTTGTACAAGTACACCCCACAATATAAGTCTTTATCGGGCGTTTACTATAAGCTACATAATGGCGAGTTAATTCTTGAATTAGATAAGCCATTGTCGAGCGGATGGTTCACACAACCTCTTAACGACAATAAAATTTATGTCAAGTCTTATGATCATGGTTTGTCTAGCGGGGTTTCAGTTTCTGCGTATTTTTCTTCGGGTTCTTTGTACAAGCTGCCACAGAACAAGTATGCTGTTACTAACATAATAGACAAGGACAGTTTTTATCTTAATCATTTATCTTGGGGCTGTCTATTAAGCGGCAACATGGTAATTGTGAAACCCTCCTCTGTATTATACAACAATAATATAGAACAATTAAGATTTAGTGGCTCTATTGTTACCAACGGTAGTCAAATCTATAGTATAGATAGGTCTGTTAAGGGCGTGCTCTTTCCTGGTATGGAGATCAAATACGGTCCTGTTGGCCGTCCTACCTTAGAACAAACTGGTGTGATTACTAGCGTCTCGGGTCCTGATGTGTCTTTTTCTCCACCGTTTACTGGTACTATCGACAATAATTCGATTCTAGGACCAGGATATTGTGAAGTTACTAATTATTCTAAATATATTTTTAAGTCTAATCCTAATCTAAGAATAGATCTGGGTTCGTTCGGCTATCATGGGGTGACTTCTACAACAGCACCATACGACACAACGTTTTGTGATCAGTCTACTATAGCTTTTAATATTTCAGGCTTACTAACCAGCTTGACCGGCATAGACGCCGAAATTACTCCGGTCAATTTAAATTCTGGAATTTTAACTATTATTCCTCATAGAACAGTATCCGGAACCTATACTAGAGAAGCTACAACATACAAGAAATATCAAGGCATTTATACCAGAGAGCCCTCTGTCAGCGGTCTTAGTACCATCAAAATATATAACAAAAATCTAGAACCAATTTCGGTCCCCTCTGTGCCGTTTAATTATCAGTTGGTTTGCGGACACGGAGATACTGATAATAATGCTTTTCAAGTTATCAAATCTGGTTTGTATAGTTATTTAGAGTTCAAAAATAGTAGTATACAAGTATCTAGAACAGGTATTCAACCAAGATATTTTTTTACAGCACCCAATAATAACTTACTAAATAATGAAGGTTATGTTTTTTATCCAATAAAAGATAATAATGATTTAAGCCTCCTGCCTTCTGGTATCGATCCAGACATAACATATTATCCTATTAATATCTTGTCTAGTGGAGGATATAATTATTTTAACCTTAGTCTAACTTCTGGTGGAAATCCTATTCAAAATGTAGCTCTTGGTGCTAATGGTACATATAGATTATTTCCAGTAGCGGTCAATCCCACTGCAAAAGATAATTATTATATTCGATTAAGGTCTTATGATCGTTCTGGTAGATTTTATGAAAAACCATTCGTGGTACATGTTGATGATATAGAAGTTAGAAATAATATAAGAAATTCTATACCAAATCAATACGCCGTAGTTAACGAGCCATATGTTTTTCAAATAGCTGCAAATACTTTTCCCAATAATGTCTCGGGTTATATAGCCATAACGACCGATGGCACTAATTTACCTTCGTGGTTAAATTTTAATTCGTCTTCTTTAACTTTTAGCGGCATGCCTACTAGTAATGACTTAACTAGTTTTGATATTCTGGTTCGTGGTACTGGCGCAAACCTTAGTGTTTCTGATGTGTTTAAATTACAGGTAGTCAGTGATCAGTCTTCAATTTCTAACTATTTTAGTGATCCTTATCAGTCTTTTGACATTGTAGATTTTAATTTATCCAATATTATAGTACCTAAAAACTTATCATATGATACAATAATTGGTAAATTTAATACTAATGGAGGCTATAATCCATATCTAATATTTGAAACATCTTCTAATTCTTTTAGAGGCAATGCTCATAGCGGTAGTAGGGTATTAACAGAGTCTGTGAATGTTTCTGGTGTCTTTCCAACAACAGCCATAATCAGCGCTATCACTTTGTTAGAATCAGGCAATCCTGTTACGGTATCTTATGTTGATAATCCTAGTATCAGTACCAATAAAACCATCAACCAAATTATTCCACCAATAGGTTTTCCTGCCACTCTAGCTTCTGGTACAGGTATTCTATCTATATCTGGTGTTACTATACCAGCGTATAGTCTAGTTAGTGGCAATAGACTTTTTTCATCACTGGAAGGTTGGGACAATCAGGCTAGAGTCGTTTCAATCACACCACAACAAATAGTTTTAGACAGGATTCCTGCTGCGATAGACCAGCTTTCTTTGGAAGTGGAGGTGTTTACTAGCGGACATAATGTTTTAATAGATACAGCGATAAATTTATCAGGAGTTATTAACAGCACATTTACAACGCCACTTAATTCATCTGGTAACTATTATATTGATAATTTACAATTTTATACCACTACGGGAGTGAATAATTCTTGGTGCCCACAAGCAACTATAGATAGTAGTAATGTAAAGGGTTTTCATACGCTTTCCACAAAATATTTATCTGCTAATACAGGGTATTATTCTACTGGATTAATCTCTTTTTATACTGACATTGGACATAGTATTATTACTGTATATCCAGATACAACATTAAACCTAGAACCAATAGAAGATAGTATTCATATTAAATTTTTATCTTCTAGTACTGGATTAGTACCCAGTACTCGTACCTATTCTATTATTAGCGGACTAAATGAGTCTTCATTTTCAATAGATAATACTTATTTATTTCCTAATATCCAAAGAGCATGTACTGGAGCACTAGTTCTTAATCTAGAACAAAATCATGGATATCGTATATTAAATAATAATGTAATTAATCAAGTTCCTGTGAAGTTTGAAAATGTATTAGAGTCTAATAGTAATAGAATACCTAAAAATAATTTATATGATATTTTAGCTATCAGTGGCAATAAGTTAAAATTGAACGATAGTGATAATTATTTATTAAAAGAAATAAATCAACCTGACTATTTTGAGCAACCTATTCATGCCACCTATAATACTAATGGGTTTTATTTTAGTGGTTTGCTAGTTAGTGGATCTCCTTATCTATTCAATTGTACCACAACAAACATCTTTGACTTAGAGCCACGAATGTTAATAGGTTGTAATTATAGTAATTGGAGGGACGATACCGGATTTTTGAGTGCGCAAGACTATATTTATATGAGTGGTACTATAGCATCAGGAACAAGAAGGGTTTTCGTTTCGCCATCTAATTTTGTGGCTGGTCTACCTGAGCAAATACAAATTTTTTCTGACGATCCTGGATGGGGCGATGAAGGTTATCGCACACTAATAGCTAAACAAGCTATACTTGGGTTTTTTGACATAGACAGCGATCTAGTATCATTTTCTGGCAGTAAGACTTTTACATTGTACTCTAAGCCTTATATACAACTAGATAAACCAGTATGCTTAGTAAATTCTAATAAGAGATATGATAGACTATATTTTAATGGTAATGTTCTTTCACTGAATAATTTTTCTACACCACGCAGTTATTTACAAAATAACGACCAAATTAAAATTTTACAATGGAACACTACTAGTATTTTTAATTCTTCTGGTATTAGTAGAAACGTTAAAATATTAAATCAAAATAATAGACAAACATCTTTAACTGGTATAGCACTCGGTGGCAATAAAAACATATCTCCTAAAGCATCATCTCCTAATACTTTGTTGAAAGAAAATGAGTTTAGACATGCTGATCCTTTGGGACTAAGCAGAGATGTTGAACTTCCTCCGATTGGAACAGTGTCTTTTGTGGGGGTTTCCTCAGGAAACTGTTCAATTCCTTTTAGTAATAATATCTATTATCATACACACGGAGATAGTACCGCTACTTGGCCAGCTGACCCTTCGGGGACGTATGTTAAATCTCCACTGACCGGTATTTATTTTGTTAATAATAATTCAAACTCATGTGGATCAGGATATTTATGCATCAGTATCACAGGCTTTAGTAATACAATATTCGATAGTATAGAAGATTCTATATCTAGAAATACTTTAGGTAAAAATCCTACAACACTAATAACAGATTCTCTAACTGGTTCTATCAGTCCATTAGCACTGACTAATAAAAAGTTGTATTTTGATTTTTCTGATGATTTAGCAGAAATCAATGGTTCTTACTATGTGGCTCAAAAAATTAATCCATCTGTAATTTCTATTAACATACCATATAATTCTAATTACTTAAATCGTAGTGGATTAGTTTATATTGTAGATAGTGATTATAATATTAAAAGCAATAGAAATCCTAATTTAAATAACACATTTGATAGAGTTAATGGTAGCGTAGTTATCAAAGAGGGTAATGCTACTTTATCTAATTATGTTAACTATTACATAGATAGCTATAATAGTAAAGCTAAAAGATGGAAACACCTAGTTCATTTAAATAAAAATATTAATAATTATGGAGGATACGACATTACTTTTGGTGGACAAATTGATACGCAACTTATTTCTTTGTCTCCTGAAACTATTAAGTTTAATAGTATAGAATATTCTTTTGACAGCGGATCAACATATACTAATTTAAATTTAAGTGCTAGTAATATTAATTTATTGTCTAATACTAAAACAATTTATTTAAAAATATCTCTAAAAGATGGTTCGGGTAAGTGGGACACAGAGATTAAGAAGTGCGCCCCTCGTATCAATATTTATGGTATCGGCGAATATACTATAGATTCGGACAATATGATTTTTAACCCCCTAAATAAGCAGTGGTTAATAACCGTAGTTCTGAGCAATTTAAACCATACATATAACAACAGACCTATTATTATTAGAGCTAGTGATGAGAGCGGCTCTGCAGAACATACAGTAGTATTGAGTACTACGGTGCTGCCATTGATCTCCAGTCCTTCTGGTAGATTTGTTGTACAAAATGATTCCAACGGATGGGTATTACCGTTCGATATTAAATATCTACCAAATGCTAATAGTATTGTTATTAGTCTTACCGGACACCCAGGATCAGACTATACATCTTATAATGATAGTTTATCAAATAGCACAGGAACTAAAATTTTCACAGGCCCCGTAGGAAATAATACTGGTATTTTTAATCCTGTATTAACAATTAAAGATTACATCACAGACCAGACTCTTGCATCACAAACTGGAAGAATTACAGTATTACCACTAGATTCTGATTTACCGTATAGTATTAATTTAGAAGACCTATCTGATAATATAAATTTGAATATCGGCCCTTATTATGGTAATAATACTGCATCTTTTGAATTTCATATTCCAGCAGTAATTGATTCAGCCGTAGGCCCTACTATTACGTTTGATTCTAGTAGTTTTTATGGAATTAATCATGTTTTAGAATATAGCTCAATTTCTAAAAGATACAGGGTCACAGCAGTAGTTACGGGTGTTCCGGGCTATTATCCCAATAAAAATATTAATATAGCTATATCTCAACCTAAATACGATGTAAATGATCAATTATATTGGGAAAGATATCAACTCTCTAAGCCTGTGAATCTTACTCTGTATAGAGATATCAATATTAACACCACAGAGCTCAACCAGCCGGTTTTATTTAATAATGAAGAGCCTTGGTCCATCAATTTTAAAGTTGATGATGGCTTGTATTCTCATAGGTCAGACGTAGCGCCCAAAGTCAAAATAGCTAATCTCACGAATATAGGCAATTATGAGTCTCAACCCTTAGAATATACTTTAGTTCCTACTTTTGACAATGTGAATAAAAAATGGAATTTTAATATTACGGCTAAAAGAGATATTTTTGGTGAATATACCAGAAATCTGGGCTTGCACACATTAAAAATTTATGCTGAGGATAATGTATCTTTTGCTACGGGATATATTAGATTAAATTTTGTACAAACTCCATATTTAGACAACTTAAGAAATCTTGTATATAGCACACCAAATAATGCCTATGTGTCGAATGTAGATATTAAACAATTTGGAGGCGCTTTAGATCAGCCTCCACCAGTTTCTTTTCCTGGGAACCTAAAAGAAAATACAGTTTCTTTAAATAGATATCATAATAAATATGATTACGACTTAAGATTATGGGAGTATAGCTATTCTGGATCTCCGATTACTGAAAAATGGAATGTGGATCTTAGCTTATCTAATATTAATACATTGTTATCTGACAATCAATATTCTAGCTTAATTGTTAGATGTAAAGGCATAGCATCAGACAAAATACAGGCAGTAGGTAAGCTTAGTTTAATTGAGCTAGATTCTAATTCTATCACATCTCTCCCATTTCGAATCATTAATTTAACTACACCAAGTTATCAGGTTACAGAAGGATCATCATGGTCTATCTCTTTTAGTACTGTCGGAGGATTAGAAAATCCAAATTATCCGCCCACAATTCTTTTATCCGGTATGCCTTCTGCTTGTTCTGGTTTTGATCCTAAGACACCTTTAGTACAGCAAAATTCATGTCTCAAGTCACGAGGATGGAACGCCGGTGCAAAGCGATGGGATTTTCAATTCGAGGGCTTGCCTCTATGCGGACAGCAGGGCTTGAAACCCTTTACTGTAACAGCTATTGATACAGACACTACTCAAAATTTATATTTAGATGTAGACTTTAAGACTTCTGCTATTGAATATTTATCTTTAGAGTCTGCCGGACTTGCTCATCCTAAGCCACAAATTATTAATAACCCGGGACAAGAAGATGAAGACCCAATTAGATTAATCCCTCTTTGTAATAATAGCTCTATAAATAAAGTATTTAAATTTGGTACAAAAAATAGAGAGACGTGTCCCATACCTACTGGTTTGACCGGCTGGATGGTCAGTGGTCAATTACCATCGGGTCTAAATTATACTATTAATTTCCCTGGTATTCTTGCTCCTCCATGGAATAATTTGTCCAGCGGCACACTCACAATCTTCGGAGAACCTCTAGCATTTGCTAGTGGCGGAGAATATAATGAAAAATTACATCTAACTGTTTATGATGCAAGAAATAAGTTTGAGACTAAAACATTTAAATTTACAGATACCTCTACAGCTAATCCTCCGTCTCCTATTAGTTATACTGTTTATTTTGATAATATTGGTCCTACGTTTACTAAAAGGGCGGATAGACAACCTAATCAGCCGACTAATACGGTTAATCTTTCGGGAACAGCACCAGTGGATTACAACCAATATGGCAATGTATTAACTTATAAGCCCGAACCTCATCCTTCATCACTATTATGCACCAGCCGACTGCCTCATAATCAATGTTTAAGATCCATATTCGCTTATAGTGGAGGAGATTATTTAGCTGGTGATTCTAAAGTTTATATTACTAATAGTAAATATGGTTTAGCCGCAAATAATCAGATATATTTAGAGTTTGATAACAATAGTAATAATCCGTTTAATGGTGAATATTTTGTCAAGACAACGGGTAATCAAGCTTATATAAATGCTGTAGGACACACCTTTACCACCGGTAGCGGCGTATTAGTTAGAGCTATATATGATAGTATCAATACCAGAGAACTGCATAGATTTCAGGGTTCTGTAGACACGATTAGTAGCAATGGTATTTTGGGCTGTGGTTCTTTCAAATATAAAAATATATCTAATGATGATGGATATGGTATTTTTGGAAGATTAATGCCATCATTTGTGGCTTCTATACCTACTTCTGGAGCTTTCATTAGTTCTGATTCCAAGCTATCAGGACTTACCCTATCTGCTATACCTGAATATAGTAATTATCCTAGCGTTTATACCGTTAAAACATCTACTTGTTGGGAGACAGGGTATTATCGTATTAGTGGCATAGTATTACCCAGGCCTTCTGTGGAACTTACAGATCCTCCACCAGCAGCCACTTTTGCGCCATTTTCTTATAACAACCAAGCATATTCGGTATTAAGCAGGGTTGTTTACGGCAATTCTGAGTTTGAAAAAAATAGAGCAGAAAATTATCGTTCCGTTGGAGTTAATTATTTACTCAAAAATTGTACCACAAACACCGGAATACTTAATGGCTCTGTTAGTACTTCCACCCCATCGGCAGGTGGTGGTCAAGCAATTGTATTTAATAATTCTCTTAATAGCGGATCTGTTTTATCTATTAAACTTTGGAATAATCCAGATAATTTCCCGACTTATCTTTATAATAGTATGTCATATGCAGAGAATGAATATTTTTGGATACATAAAGCAGGAGACAGGGATGAAATTCCTAATCAGTCTAGCTTCCCACCAATTATAGCAACTGGTATAGGCAATACAATTAATGCTATGAGTGGAGTATCTGTAACTGGATATGTTCTTAAGTGTTTGGGCGGATATATTCCTTGGAGTGGCAATTATGCAGCTACGCCCTACTACTCTTTATCAAATGGTACTCCTTGGACACTCAATAATTATGCTCCATTAATTTCTGGTATAGTCCAAAAAGACCTTAACAAAAAGATGAATACCACCTATAGCTATAGTCCAGGTATTAATTCCGTAGGTATTGTGGTTAATATCCCTACCGGCACTTTCTATCCAAATAATAAAATATTTATTAATTTTCCTGACAATATTATTCCTGGCACTGGTATTACTCTACCTAGTAATTTTATTGATACAGTTATATTATCTGTGTTCCCAAGTAGACAACAGCCTGTGAACGGACCAGTAGAAATAGAAGGTAAAGCTAGTATTGTTAATATTGTAAGTGACAAAATTTTTATATCTCATAACAATGTATTTTTTGAAAATGGTGACTATGTTGATATTGGTCTTGATATAAAGACATCCACAGAAAATCGTTTGTTATACAGTGCCGGTAAATTATCTATAATATCTGGAGATAGTTCTACAATAGTAGCCACACTATCGGACAGCAATCCGAGCACAGTATTTAGTGGGCTTTCTATAGGCGACTCGTGCTATATCCGTAAAAATATATATAATGAAATTAATATTGGTCCACCATCATATGTTAATGACGGACAATGGGCTGCTGCTATCACCGGTATTCCTGATGGATTATATAAAGATTATTGGTATCGTATCATTACATCAGAGAATACGGGATTGCCAGTATTTTCTGGCACAAGTCTTAAGTCTAAAATTAATGTTATAGATTATCCTTTATATATCAATAAAAGTCCTTCTATCATATTATCCGCACAAACTATAAATTCTGGTATTATTAAGAATAATGGAGTATGGTCATTTAGTTTTGAAATAGAGGGTGGACAAAGACCAGTATACGATTACTTACCAGAAGTAACAATTAATGATAGTTTCTGTCAATTTACTAGAGTGTTATCTACCGGAATGAGAGATGGTTATAATCAAGTAAACGATAGACTAATAGTAACCTTAAATAATAATAACACAGTAAACTATAGTTGGTCTGAAGTTACCCAAGCAACCTTAAAAGTATATGATAAAACAGGAATGGATACTAAAACTATATATTTTAATTAACCTTAAATTTATCAAATAACATGGCTACTATCAATATTACTCCAAGTCAAAATAAACTATTAGTTATTAATCAGTCCATAGATGGCTCTGATTCGTCTGGAGTTATAACTACTAATTTAAACATTAATGACGGTTTTGATAATACTGTAGGAGTAGTCTATATAGAAAGAGGATTAACAGGATTAACGGGACCAAGCGGTAGTCGAGGCTTAGAAGGACCGCAAGGCCCATCAGGACCACCAGGACCTAGTGGGGAACGAGGTTTGCCCGGAAGCGGATTGACCAAACTATTGGTTGGGCCAATTGAAATAGTAGAAAATGAAACCTTAAATATTATAGGAGCAGGAGGAACCACTGTTTCATTTGCTGCTAATTCTAATACAGTAAGCATTTATTCTGATAGCTTGAGTGAAAACTACGCCCCAATCAATCATAATCATACCTCTAACGCTATTACTAATTTTAACGAAGCTGTAGACGATAGAGTTGACGCATTATTATCTAATGGTAATTATATAGAATTATCTTATGCTGATCAAGATTATAATAGTTTAACCATAAGTGTAACAGGTTTAGATTTGGGGATTGATGTTCAACCATATCATCCTAGATTATCTAAATTGTCAAATGTCCAGATGTATCAGAATGCTTTGATTTGTGGTACCGGTGTTGATCAGTATGGTACGATAGTTATTTCTGAAGCTGGTAAAAATCTGATAAATGACGTGTCGGCAGAAGCACAAAGGCTCACCTTAGGATTAGGAGATATTGCAACTAGCGGCTCTGTGGATTTTGCTAAGATCAATGGTGGAAATAGTTTTACAGGCACTCAATCACTAGGAGACGGAGAACTAAATAGATTTTCTGCGTCTTTAAGAGATATTAATACTAGCGGATATCAAATAGTACAATCAGATAATGGCAAAGTTTTAAATTTTAATTATAATACTGGACCTATTAATGTTACATTTAATAATAATTTGTCTTTAGGTTTTAATTGTTTAGTGGTACAAATGGCGTCTGGACAGATAAGATTCCAAGATTCTATCTATAATAGATTAGGACATACTAAATTAGTAGGAAAGTATTCTGTAGCAACAGTTGTTAAAACAGCTAATAATACTATTATTTTATCTGGAGATACCACGACAGCTAATTATTCATAAGGACGAACCATATGATCTTACCACCATTTTATGGAGGAGTAGCATCTCATCTTGTTAAAGATAAAAGCTGGTACAGGATGCGTAGCACCTATTTAAATCAGGATATTCTTTATTTTAAAATTCCCTCTAAAACAGCAGTATCAACATATTTATCTTTAGACGCCTTGATGTATGATTTACCATTTACCGTAGGACCGTTACGAGCATCTTATGTAAATTTTGATACGCTACTATTTAGTATACCGGATGCTAAACTTAAGAATAGTTATCTAAATATAGATGCACTATATTATAACCCTCCCCCAGAAGCGCCAGAAATTCCAACTAATGTTTATGCCCTTGCTGGAGACAGTACTGTTGATTTATCATGGAATAGGCCCTATGATAATAGGTCTTCGATTACAGACTATCACATACAATATTCGATTAGTGGAGTTGGTGGGTTTTCCCCTTGGGAAAACTTTGATGATCCAGTATCTGCGGTTACTGGGGTTTATATTGACCAGCTTGTTAATGGAGTTAATTACCAATTTAGAGTAGCAGCAATTAATAGTATAGGCACAGGAGATTATGGTTATAGTAATATAGTTAATCCTTCTCCAGGAGATAGTAGATATTGTACTTTATTATCTTATCTACCTTTGGATATCGATTACCTAGATAAGTCTTGTGTTAGTGGTACTGTTAGTGGTCTATATCAGGAACCCAGCTCTCTTTCTATAACATCATCTTCTTATAAATATGGTGGATCCAGCCTATTTTTAGACGGCCAACCACATTCTGTATTATCTCCTTATTCGTCCGAAGAATATCCCATGTATGTTGACGAATATCCTCATTTAGAAATTGGATATAATCAAAATATTAATTGGAATTTAAGCGGAGACTTTACTATTGAAATGTTTGTAAAGCCATTAACAAGTATTATTAATGATACTTTGTTTATAATTAGAAATCCAACCCCAGACTTTGGTGCAGAATATACTACAGACAACTATCTTAAGTTGTATAGACTTAATAATAGTATTAAATTTGAATGGAATCTGAGTTTTTATGATTTTGATGCTGAACAATATATAAATAGTAATCAACAGATTACTGCGAATAATGTTAATTTGCCCACAAATGACTGGACCCACTTATCTGTTATTAGGTATAACAATATTATTAAACTTTATATTAATGGTATAGCTAGTGGTAATACGATTAATTCTAGTGTACCGATGAATTTGTCTGGTTTACATATAAACATTGGAGCCAATATAGGAGATATGTACTATGAAGGTACCAGATCATCACAAGGATTTGGTGGATATATTGACCAATTAATTATGTCTAAAGCCGCTAAGTACAAGAATAATTTTACACCAGCAGAATATACCCTAACAAAAGAGTGCAATTGCTAAAACGGGGTAATATACTATGAACCAGGAGATTTTATATGTCAACGTTGTTTTTTGAAGGATTTAATCAAGCAATAACACTGCAAGGGTTTGATTCTGCCTACTGGAGTACACAATATGCTCAATTTCCTAAATATGGTTTTATTAGTAGATTACCATGGGGTCAGTTTGCCAATGACGGAATTAACTCTACTAGATATTCTCCTTTTGGTAGCAGTTTTAATCCGCCAAGCGTAAGTTATCCAGCATATGGAATAGGACAATTATTTAATACCGAAGATAAATCTTATTTATGCTTGTATAATCCTAATTATAATGATGGGACAATAGAGCCCACCACATTTATAAGATGTAGTGGTTTCCCATTACCATCTGGAGACAAAACATATTTTTCTATGAAGGTATATGGCTTAGAAAATAATTCTTCTGTTCATTCTGCATATCCTTATAGAAATAAATTTTTAAGTTTTTGTAGTGGCAATAATGAAATTTTAACATTTAATATGGTAAGAATTACTGGAAATTTTTTACCACAATTAAATGGAGTAAGAGAAACCTTGGGAATAGAGGCGATTTATAATAATAATTCATTAGGGACATACGATTTAAATATACCGGGTATACAGAACTATGATTTGGCTAATAGACAATCCACACACAATATATTGAATATTACTAGAGGTTTTCAGGATCTAGGAGGATTCTGCGGAAGTATTCTTAATAAAGGATATATTCATTTAGAATTTTTATTAGATGGCGCTATAAATAATAGTGGATTATTTAATTTAAAGGTAGACGGCGTAGATGCTCCAGTAATTAATGAAGATATAAATATTGTAAAATCTAACTGGTCTAACCAAATTATAGGCTCGGGAGATTTATTTTTTGATAATTTTAGAATTTATAATAGAATGGCTTATAATAGCTATATTGGTAATGTTGTAGATTGTCAGGGAGCCAAATCTACATATGATACAGATAATCAATGGATATTTTTAGATGATATAGTTTTAATAGATAATAGTGGTAATTTGCCGAATAGTTGGCTGGGTCCATCTAGTAAAATTATTAGTTATAAGCCAGACGCGAGTGCTGGCTCAGGATTATTTCAGTGGACCTCTAACGTTACCACGGGTAATATTATTCAAAAAACTCAGAGTGCTTTATATACTAACGATGGAGATATCGGATATATTGAAACAATAGACAGTGGTAATGTCGCAGCTCTAGGATTTTCAAAATTTACAAATCTATCCACTCTGCCCGATGGTATCGGAGGAATTAAAGTATATAATGTTGCTCGCAAAGAATCATTAGATACTCAGTTTATAAATGTTTTTGCCACAGGAATGAACAGCCTTAGCAATATACTGCAATATGATACGCTAATATTAAATGAATTTGGTAAAGATAAAAATGATGATGATACTATTACGGATGAATCAGTTTATGCTCGCAGCTTGGTTAATTCTGGCTGTGTCGCCTCTAGAGACATTATTAGAAATGGAGACAGTAGTTTTTTCTTTCCAAATGACTCATCTAGTTTAAGATTCAATCATCCCTTTTTTAATAATAATGTTTTTACTTTAGAAACATGGTTTTATGGAAATAATATACCGAATAATTTTACATTATTAGGAGGAGCTAATAAAGACAGTAGCGTTGATACTGGTGCATATTGGACCTACTCAATTAGACCAAGTTGTTTTCAGTTTTTATTAACTCCTAATTCAGTCAATATAGAACAAATTCGTAGCATTAATAATACAACTGTCAAAATGAGTGGCGTCAAATTATTATTGGCTAATAATGGACTATCTCCAAACAATTGGAATCATATAGCATTATGCAGAAACACCGATAATTCTATAGTGTGTTATTTGAATGGCCAGGCCAATACTGGACATATGATGATAGGTTTTGAAAAAAATTACCAAGAATGTAGCTCTACAACGTTTCCTTGCTTAAATAGTCCTTTGTCTATTATTCAATATAGTGGATTGCCATCTAGTACTAGTTTTAATATGACCTCTTTTTCATCGCCTTTTACTTCTTCACTAAATAATATAGGCACTAACTATGGATATATAATATCTCAAGATACTTCAGAAACGTCCGGATTATTCATTGCTCAAGCTAGCGGTTATATAGATAACTACAGGATTTCTTTAGGTAAAAATATATATAGTTCCAATTTTACTCCTCCATCTAGTGTCTTTTTGCCAACAGATTATTTCGCTAATTTGGGCCCTGTCCATAATGTCACTCAGTCTTCATATAAAACATTCCAATACTATTCTTTTATTAATCCTGCTACTAATAAAAACTGGAGAGTATCAGAGATCAGCGGCATGGCTTTTGGAGTTAAAAAGTTATGAGCGATTATTCTAGAATAAGAATCCGAAGAGACGATACCAGCGGATGGAATAATAGTAATCCAATCCTAGGACTAGGAGAACCTGGATACGAGATTAATTCTAGACAAATTAAAATAGGCAACGGAGTAGACACTTGGTCTAATTTAGGATATATTACTATTCCTCAAGACTATATAGACGATCCTACGGTAATGCTGGTTATAGGAGATAAGGTGTCTAATAGACTAGACATCAACCTGTCTAGCTCTGAAACTTTTAATATAATTGGGTCAGGCGACACAAATGTTCTTTATGACTATGACCAAAGATGTGTGATTATTAATAGTCAATCTAGTTCTAGTATATTGACTCCTACTAATTTCTTTAATGCTTTTGGATATACTCCTCAGCCATCTGGTAATTATTCTGTTGTTGGTCATTCTCATATTATTTCTCAAATTAGTGGGCTGTCTGATACTTTAAATAGTAAACAACCATCGGGTAGTTATGCTACTAGTTCACATATTCATAATTTATTAATTGGCGACGGTTTTAATACAACTATTAGTTATCCTAGCAATGTTCCTTTAAACATAGTCGGCAGTGGGTATACTAATGTATATTATGATAATTTTAGTAATACTATCACTATAGATTCTTTGGGTAATAGTGGAGTACTATCTTTTAATAATAGGTCTGGCGCTATAGATCTTACATTTACGGATATCACAGGAGCATTGCTATATACGCCACAACCAGTAGGTCAATATGCTAATCTATATCACACTCACAATTGGACAGATATTCTGGGCGAACCCAAGATCCCATACAAAACCGTAACGTCAGGTAACGCCCCTGGAGCTAGTGGAGAAATCTGTTTCGATAATTCATACCTATACATATGCATTTCTGGCAATAGTTGGAGGCGTCTTGCTCATAACCCATGGTAAGGTGTATTTTATATTGTTAATTTAATTTTAGGATAATAATATGGCTAATCCTTTTGATACTATTATTTCTCCAGAGTTTAAAGCCCTATATAATCAGGCTATAGATGGCATATTGTCTAACGGCGCTCTAGCTGTTCCGTGTACCATTAATTATGGGTCATCCAATAGGATTTTATGCACTAATTGTATTCATGACCCCATTTCCACACGATCATTAAATAAGTATAATAATACTGGACCAGCCCCATTTGCCGAAGGCATGATATGTCCAGTTTGCAACGGAGAAGGCTTCAAAGATAGCGCTTCCACCGAGGTTGTAAATTTAGCTGTTTTATTTGATAGTAAATATTGGCTAAATTGGAACTCTAAGTCTTTAAATATATCGGACGGTATGATCCAAACTATTTGCAACATATCTTTATTACCCAAAATAAAAAATGCACAATCAATTGTGGTGGATAGAAATGTTTCTAATTATGGTAATTATATTTATAGTAGAATAGGAGAGCCAGAACTTTGTGGATTAGGGGACAATAGATATATTATTACTATGTGGCAAAAATCATGAAAATAAATCTTAGTTTAATAGATTCTGATAATCAAATTAAATCTAAAATTTTAGACAGCATACGAGAGCACCTTAACCAAGCTTTTCAAAAAGCTAGATCTATTTTAGCTAAAAAAATCCCTTTAGAAGTATATAAGGTTATAGTTTCTGAACCTGAATATCAATCATTAATTTCTGGTAAATTAAGATACGAATTTGGCATCCCAGAATCTGCTCAAAAAGTTAATCAGATAGTGGATTTATGGACACGAAATGTGGTTGTTGATGTTACACCTATTACATTGGGCGCTGGAGGACTTAGGGGTGGTTTTAGTATTAATATGATAAAAGATAATTATGAAGATGTATTAACTAGTGATGATGCAATCGTTGTGGATCAATTGAGCCAAGCAGTTTTGCCTTGGCTAGAGTGGTTATTATTGTATGGAGATAAAATTATAGTTAGAAATTATACAGTTCAGGTTGGACCAAGCCCATATTCTCGTACTGGTCTAGCAATTATGAAACCGTCCAAAGAATCCTGGAGAGTTCCACCAGAGTTTGCTGGCACCACCACGAATAACTGGATAACTAGAGCACTAGAAAAATTAGATGATACCATACCTAACATGATACAACAAGAAATAGAGAATCAAATATGAGTTGTGAAGATTATACTAAATTTAATAATGTTGATAGTGTAGGTTCGGCGCATTTACTCAATCAACTAGAAGATAATTTAAAAACATTTTTTGACTGGGGTTTCTTAAACATTGGCGGCTTTGTTAATGTTAAGATTCCCACAAGTGGTTTAAGCGGCGGCTCTTTTCATGATCTTAGACCTTCGGACCAGCCAGGATATATCAAAGGACAACTGTGGCAATCTCCCAAAAAAGATTGGGTATGGGAAACTGGAGTAGTTTACAAAAATGTTTCTCCTATTAATATTTCTGGTGTTTATATCAATAACACATTTTCTCCAGCCCCAACAGGTAGCGGCGGTTTAGGCTATCGTATAAATTATCCTCTGGGACAAGTGGTATTTAATCAATCACAATCTTCTAATGTGAGACTAGAGTATTCTTATCGCTGGTGTCAAGTTTATAAGGGTAGTAGTGAACCATATTTAGCGGAACTACAAGAACTATCTAATAAGCCAGCTCCTCAAATATCCCAAAGAGACAAGGGAGAATATAATTTATCGTCTAATCATAGGGTTCAGACCCCATGTATTATCATAGAACCAATAGCCAGAAGCTATTCTAAGCCATGGCAACTAGGAGCACACGACTTTGCTATTGATCAAGATATTTTATTACATGTATTTGCTGAAAATGCAGCAGATAAAAATAGAATAGTGGACATAATAAGGCTACAAAAAGAAAAAAATATATGGTTATACGACATAAATAAAGTGGTCAATAGTGGTATTAATCCGCTTACTTATCAGGGCAGTAAAAATATTAATGGTAAAATATATTGTGATATTGTTGTAAATCCATTATATAGATGGAAATTATGTTACTTTAAAGATATAGTGCCAATGGATATGGAAAGCAGAAATAAAAATTTGTATTGGTGTACAATAAGATTGACAACTCAAGTTATCATTTAGCCAAAATAAATGGAGAAAACTCATGGCCAACCGTATATATTATGCCTGCCAATCAGTTCAATTAAATGGTCCCAGCGGTACACGCTCGGTATCAAACACAGCTTGGGATTCAGTTCAGGGCTTGCAAAGTGTTGGTATGACAACCAACTTCAATCTTGAGCCCGTATATCAGCTCGGTCAATTAGAGCTTTATGATAACTATGAAGAAATTCCAGAAGTAGAAATTACTCTCAATAAAGTATTAGACGGTTTTCCCACCATTTATTCAATGGCCATGGGTACTGGTTCATTAGCAGATTTGGCCAATAGTCGTTGCGGTGTTCGTTTATCATTATTCCCAGACACCAACACATCTGCTACCGGCACACCATCAGCTCAAGTAACATGCATGCCAGCTTATTTATCTTCTGTTACCTATACTTTCCCAACAGACGGCAATTTTACAGAAGAAGTAACATTAGTAAGTAATGACAAAGAATGGGCTAGCTCGCTATCGTCTGAAACAGAAAATAAGCCAGTTGCTGATTCTCCATCTGGTGTTGGTATTTTACGTCGTGGCTTATGGGATCGTGCTGGTACAATTCTACCAACCGGCGCTGGCACAGCCGGTGACCTTGCTAGACTATCTGCGAGCGGAGGTATTCCTGCCGGTATTAAGATTAACAGTGTTTCTGTAAGTATGAACCTGGGTCGTGAACAAATTAGAGAACTAGGCAGTAGAACTCCTTACTATCGTTATATTCAGTTCCCAGTAGAAATCACCACAGAAGTTGAGGTTGTTGCTAATACTGGTGACATGGTAGGCGTACAAGGCTCTAGTAATGCAGTTTGTAATAACCCCAAGGCTCTATCAAACAAAGAAATCTTGATTTCATTGTGTGATGGAACAAAGATCGATCTCGGCAAGAAGAATAAGCTCACAAGCGTTAATTATACTGGTGGCGATACTGGTGGTGGTAATGCTACCATTACTTATAGCTATCAAACCTATAGTGAGTTCACATATTCTGCCCCAACAGGCACTATAGTGTCCTTTAGTAGCGCTGTAGAAACTTGGCCCTATACTGCGTAATAATAAATTAGGAACTTAGATAATGGATGAAATATTTACTGTAATTGGTAAATTGTATTTAGATTTATTACAAAGTCAAAAAATAATAGAGAGCTTGCAGAAAAGACTAGACGATAAAGAGCGTGACATAGCTAATCTGCAAGCGTCTATTATCGAAAAAGAAAATTTAATGTGAATGATAGCAGGACCAATGAAATTTTAGTTCGTAGAATATTATCTGGTAAGCAAGTTTTTTCTTATAGTGATAATTTTTATGAACTTAGGAAACCGTCTTTAGACCTACAAATACAAGCAGACGTACTATACCAATCTGCTTATGACGATAATATCTTTAATAATTTTTTATTGTCAGAGGATTTAGAACCACTGTTGTATGAAACAGACATATTATTTTTAGGCTATGATACCCATCTAGTTAAGCTGTCTAATACTTTGGATAATGCTAAAATTGATCTATTTCAAAACTACTATGACAGAAGTAAAAAAAATAAAAATAAACACAAAATTCAAACATTAAAAAGAGAAATCGCGGATATTAATCAAAAAAAACACAGCTTAGACTACTTAACCCTAGAGCACTATTGTGATAATATTCGGAATGAGTTTTTAATATCTCATTCATTATATTTTTATAAAACTGATAATTTAGTATTTGCTGACGTAATAGATCCCAAAACATTCGGAACCCTCTCTTCCTGCATAAGTAATAATATTATCGATATACCTACATATAAAAAATTAGCTAGATCAGATTATTGGAAAAATTATTGGAATATTAATAAAAGCAATATTTTAAATGAACCTATTAATGAATGGTCTGAAGAACAAAAAACTTTGATAAACATATCAATTATGTATGATAGAATACATGAGCATCCAGAGTGTCCCAAAGAAGATATTATTAATGATGACGATGCTCTTGATGGATGGATGGTATTTCAGAAAAGAGAAAACGAGAGACAAAAGAAAGAAAAGGGTGTAGAAAATATGATGACGGGCAAACTAAAGAATGCCTCAGAAGTATTTTTAATGGCTCAGGACAAAGGACAAGCTCAAGATATTCTATCGATCAATTCCGATCAATCTTTAGCCACTCTCAAAGAAAAAGTAAATTTTGTATCATCTAGTTCAGGACCAATCAAAGACGCAGCACTACCGGACGTAAAACAAAAAATTATACAACAGCTTAAAGGAAAAGGATAAAATTTATGTATGATCCAGAAAGACTCAAGTTTTATATGCAGAAAAGAATTCAGACCACTATGATAGGAGCCCTTGCCAGAATAGAAGAAAGTTTTGGCTATTTATGGGGCCACGACAAAGATGGCGAACTAACCAGCCAAGAAGAAAAATTTGCAGATCTTTGGGATTTTACTAGAAACCAAATATTAAACTATGGAAATAACCAAATCAGAGGACTGAAAGACGATTTTCATAAATACGGCGGCGTTTTTCAAAATAAATACCATTATAAATTTCATGTACCACAAGACGAAAACCCAGAAAGCAGGAAGGATTAAATATGAAAACAGATACTTTTTCTTTAGAGATAGATAACAAGCAAGTTACTTTTTTAGTTAAGACCCCATCTTTACACGATCAACGAGAAGGTCAAAAGATTTATAATCAAGCCTTTACAGATGCTATTAAATCTGGCTCTGTGGTCAGAGCAAAAATGGATGATCTATTAGAATCACAGGGTTTGTGGAGCGCAGAGAAACAAAAAAAATATAGCGAACTACAACAAGAATTATTAGATGGTGAAAAAAGATTGGCCAAGGGAGGCTTTCCTCTAGGAGACGCTAAGAAATTGGCCATCCGCATGAAAGAGGTCAGAAATGAGATCCGAGACCTTGTGAGTGTTCGTACATCATTAGATAACCAGAGCGCAGAAGGCCAAGCTGATAATGCTAGATTTAATTATTTAGTATCAGTTTGCGTGGTGTATAATGATAATAATGAGCCATATTTTAAAAATTTACAAGACTATTTAGACAGAGCTGATAGTCCTGTAGCTTTTAAGGGTGCTCAAAAATTGGCTAACATGATGTATGGTTTGGATAATAACTTTGAAAAGAATTTACCAGAAAATAAATTCTTAAAGAAGTATAGATTTGTTAATGATAATTTGCAGTTTATCGATAAGCAAGGCAGAACAGTAGATATCGACGGAAGATTAATAGATAGTGTAACTGGCAGATATATTAATGACAAGGGTGAGTTTGTTGATAAGGATGGCAATAGAGTAGACGAAGAAGGGGACTATCTGTTAGACGCTGAACCATTTTTAGATGATGACGGCAAACCTATTATTTTAGAGGAAAATCAGGTAGTATCAGATGCAAAAGAAACCACAGAACTTACTGCTAAAGAACCTGATACCACTTCATAATATATATTATTTTTATAATACATTTTTTGCTCAACAACGCTATCCTGCTTGCGGGGTAGCGTTACTTTTTTAAGGATATAATTTATGGCTAGAGGCTTTGACCTAACAGCAGAAATTAATTTGAGAGGCCCGTCTAATATCAGAACCATAGTGGCTGATATTCGTAGACAATTAGGCACTATCGAAGCTAATGTGGACGTGCAGATAAACCCTGCTACGGCAAGAAATCTAGATACCTTAAATAGAAATTTTGCTGATTTTAATAGAACTTTATCCACAACCAGAACGTCTGCTGATGCAGTATCATCCTCTTTAAGAAATTTAGCTCAGGCTGTTCAGGCTGCGTCTGGACGAAGTAATCAACTACCTCGTAATTTACAACAAATTAATAATGCTGCCCAAAATCTTACTAGACAAAATAATGCTGCTGAACGAGCAACCAGAGACTTAACTGGTTCTTTTGAAGATTTCGGTAGACAATCTGCTTTGGCAGTAAGACGTTTTGCCGCTTTTGCTACGGTTACAGGGGTGATTTATAAGGTTTCTGCTGCCGTGAGTAGTGCTGCTAAAGACTTTATTGATTTTGATAAAGAATTAGTAAGAGTGGCTCAAGTAACAGATACCTCTACTAAAAATCTAGGATCATTAGTCAGTCAAATTACACAACTTAGTACTACGTTCGGAGTAGCCTCTAAAGATTTAATACAAGTATCAAGTACATTAGCACAAGCTGGCTTAAGTGCTAGAGACACAGAAAAAGCATTAAAGGCTTTGGCACTGAGTGCATTGGCTCCATCGTTTGATAGTTTAAATGAAACCGTTGAAGGTAGTATTGCTTTGATGAGACAGTTCGGTATTGGCGCCGGCGATCTAGAAAAAGCATTAGGTTCAGTCAACGCAGTAGCTGCTAAATTTGCTGTTGAAGCTAGCGACTTAATTACTGCTATTCAGCGTACTGGTGGTGTGTTTGCTACAGCCAGTAAAGGCGTTAGCGAAGGCACAGATGCTCTTAATGAATTTATTGCTGTATTTACTAGTGTGCGAGCCACCACCCGTGAAAGTGCAGAAACTATTGCTACGGGTTTAAGAACTATTTTTACTCGTATTCAAAGAGGAGACACCATTAATGCGCTGAAAGAATATGGTGTAGCTTTGACAGATTTAGAAGGTAAATTCGTCGGCCCCTTCGAAGCTGTTCGCAGATTGAGCGCAGGACTTAATCAATTGGATCCAAGAGATCTCAAATTCTCTAGAATTGTAGAAGAGCTTGGCGGCTTTAGACAAATCGGCAAAGTTATTCCTTTAATTCAACAATTCGCTACTGCTCAAGCAGCATTAAAGGTAGCACAAACAGGTCAAGACTCATTAGCTAAAGATACCACAATAGCTCAACAAGCATTAGCTAGACAAATAAGTAAGGTTAAAGAAGAATTTATTGGATTGATTAGATCTATAGGACAAAGCGAAGGTTTTCAAACTATTGTTAAGCTCTCTTTAGATCTAACCTCTAATCTTATCAAGATGGCCGACGCTGCAAAAGGAGCGCTACCAGCCATAGCCGCTATTATGGCATTTAGAGGAGCATCTGCCCTTAATCAATATGGTATAGGTTTTCTTGGCGGAATTAGAGGCCGTCCAGCAAGACCACAAGGAGCTAATAGCGGAGGCTATATTAGAGGATATGCTAGTGGTGGCCATGTACCCGGTACAGGTAATTCTGATACGGTGCCTGCTATGTTAACTCCTGGCGAATTTGTGATTCGTAAAAAAGCTGTAGAAACAATAGGGGCTAGTAATTTACAAAGATTAAATAAGTATAGTGGTGGAGGCAGAGTAAAATTTAAAGGAGGCGGATTTGCTAGTGCTCCCATGGTGGATGATATCGCTACCAATGCTCCTGGATCTGTTTTACCAAACAGGGTTGCTTTAGAACAAATTTTACAAACTGGATATGGAGCCCTTGATTTTGACAGAACCCTTAAACGTACAATTGGTGATACTGCATACGGTAAAGCAAAAACCTCACAACAAAAAGATGCTGTATTAGATAGATATTTTAGAAACCCTAAAGCTAGATTAGCTGACGCTACTTCTGGATCAATAACTAGTTTTGGTAAACAATTACTGGATGCTATCAAAACGGGTAAAGTTGATCCCAGTAAACTTAGCGTTATTAGTAAATCTCGTCGCGCTCCGGGTTTGGCTGAACATATACAAGAATTATTTGGCATACCAAAAAACAATATGATTTTTACCGGTGGTGGATCTAAAGAACCAGCATTAGAAGCCCTAAGACAAAAAGGACCTAGAGCTAGTCGAGTATTTAAATCTTTAGGTGGAATAGTACAAAAATTTAAAAACGCAGGAGAAGTTAAAAAACCACCAAAAGCACTAGGATCTAAACTAGCATTGATATTAGGAAAAATAGACAGAAAAGAAATGGGATTATCTAGTGCGGACTTAGTATCGGGAGTGACTAAGGACGAGTGGTCAAAGGCGTCTGATGATGTAAAAAATAAATGGATACAGTTAGCTGCCGCTAAACAAAACAGATTGTCTGGAGCTAAACAAGCAAAAAAAACAAAAAAAGAAAATAAAGAAAAAAATGTAATCGAAACAGGAGAACCATTTGGTCTGGTTGCTCTTTATGGAGGTAGAGGCACAGCAGCTAAAGAAGGATTAGACAAGAATAAAACACCACTATCAATATCTTTTGGTTCTTTAGATCCGAAATTTGCTGGGAAATATGAATCGATTATGGTTGGTGATTTTAAAAAAACAATTAATAAAATTGGAAGTAGTATGGCTAGGAGAATTGGTTCTACTCCAGAAACAGATCCAAGTATTATTACTAAAATATTAAAAAAAGCAGGCATCGAAACAGCTGTGGGGTCTTTGCTGGAGTCTTCTATAGCTATAGCCGGAGCCCCATTTAATGACGCTAATATAAAACAAAATGCTGCTATAGATTTTCCTAGCGGTTTGGGACCGATAGCTTCTTTGTTTGGTGTTCCACCTAATATCCCAACTGACGCTACAAGAAATATTAAAGGAAAAGGCATACCTCGATTTGTAGGACAAATATCTAGATATTTAGACAAAAAAAACAGTTTACAACAAGCCATAGCGAACGCTGTACCGATTGGAAGTGAAAATGCTATTTCTGCAGCTTCGGTCAGACGTAAAAATCTCGGTGGATCAATAGCAAAATTTGCTAACGGAGGTAGCTCAGAAGATACAGTACCAGCACTCTTGACTCCTGGTGAATTTGTTATTAATAAAAAAGCAGCTCAACAAATAGGAGCCAGTAAACTACATCAATTAAATCGTGCAGATAAAGTACAAGGATTTAATAAAGGTGGGGCGGTAGGCTATGTTCAGAAGCTTGCTAATGGAGGAGATGTAGAGGCTAGAATCCAAAGATACATGATGTTATTTGAAGGTTTCTTAGATAATATCACTGATAGCACATATAGAGCAAACAGATCAGCGGGCGCTAATCCAGCACAAGCGCTAAATAATAGTCGCAGAGTAGCTGGTAGAGAATTTGCCGATGCTTCTAGTGTTGTAATAAGAAATGCTGGATCTAGATCCGACAGAATGGCCGCTGCTGAAGCATCGTCTAGAGTGATTAGTCAATATATGCAAAGAGCGGCCACTTCTGCAGAAAATGTGTCTAGATCATCCTCATTAAGTCAAAGAGCTTTTCAGGCTATTCAAAATTCTACTAGTAGAGTACGAGGATTTTTCACTAGATCATCAGTAGCTAATACTCCGGCAGCTAATACTCCGGCAGCCAATGGGGCAGATGCCAATACTGGTAGTAGATTCAATTTACAAAATTTTGGTTTATCTTTAGCTTTTATAGGACCAGCAATTGGAGACGCTATTGTTAACGCACTAGGTACCGACAAGGTACAGAATAGAGGATACTCATCTGCTATTACAGGAGTTACTTCGTCATTAGCTATTGGTGCTCAATTTGGTCCGATGGGAGCTTTTGCTGGTGCCATGTTAGGAGCTGTGTCTGCTGTAGATAATTTTAATAAGGGCGTGGCCGAAGCTGAAATAGAACTTAGTAAACTAAAAATAGATAAAGAAGCTGATACTGCAGAAAAGAATATAGAAAAATTATTAAGACAACCTAATAATGCAGCTGCTAATCAAAATATTTTAGCAAGTTTGCGAAATATTGGTCTAGAAGAATCTAAAAATATTGAAAATGAAAATTTAAAGAGACAACCTGGGGTTATATCTAATACTTTAGACTCTTATTTTGGTAAAAATTCTTTAGAAAGATTAACATTAGGATTTTATAAAAACTCTAATTTATCGTCTCAAGATATTGCAGAGCAGGAAGCTTCTCAGAATAGAATGGGTTCTGATATAGCTCGCAAAGCATTAACAACAAAAATTGAAAAAGGATTTACATTTGATCAGGCTTTGTCTTCTTTTGGCACATCCGGCGCGGCAGCTATAAGAAGTAATATACTAGAAGCAGATAAAGAATATAGACAAAAATCAGCAGAATTAAACGAGCAAGCTAAAACTGATCCTAAAATAGCGGTTAATTTGGCAGAAAGACAAAAAGCATTAGCGGATAAATATTTCTTACTATCTACAGAAGCAGAAAGAGCTTTAAGCGCAGATAAACAAAGAATAGCAGCGTCTCAAAAATTAGCTAAAACATTAGAATTAGCTTCTGTGAGTATAACTCAAACATTTGAAAATATGAATCAGGCTTTGAGTAGAGCCAAGTTTGAGTTTGATGCCGTAGCCCAAAGATCTGATGAACTACTAAATAATCAGACGTCTCCTAATATTTCATTTAGATCACGCAATATATTAGATAATCCTAACGCATATTCTGCTGCTGAAAGACAGGGAGCAGTTAGACAAGTTAGTGGCATGTTTGGTCAAGACAGTAAATTCGTAGAAGCATTTTATAATTTTGGGGATAATATTGAAAATACTATTAGAAATATTGCTGTTCAAGCTCAAAAAACTGGGAACAATGAAAATATATCTGATAAAATAGTAAATGAATTAACTAGACAAATGATTCCGATTTTTGGAGATAATCGTATCACAGACACCGTTCGACAACAACTAAAAGGGGCCATTGCACAACAAAGCAAAGACAACCCAGGAGGAGAAATAGATCCTCAAAAGCTTTTAGATATTGAAGGCTTTAGACAAATCATAGAATATAGTAAAGCTTCGTTTAATACGCTCAAAAATCAATTTGAGACCCTTGGCGAAATAATGAATAGTTATGGTCAGCAAGTTGAAAAAGCAGCCGCTATACAGCAACAAATACAAGATAATTTAGTGGGATTACAGTCTGGCTTGATTAATACTTCTTTTAGACTTAAAGAAATTTTTGGTAGAGATGTAGATATTAATGCGAGACTAGGAGCTAATAGACTTGAGAGCGCTACTCGGTTTGGTATTAATCCTAGAGAAATGGATTCTAATACCTTGATGTCTAGAAGACAATTATTGATGGCAAATAGAGAAGAAATTCAAGCAAAATTACAACAAGCCACTACTACTCAAGCATTGAATATTAGAGGTATATCTGTTCTGCAAACTAGCTTAATCAAATTAGATAGAGAAATAAAGAATGTAGATGGAGCATTAGGTAGTTTACCTGGTGTTATAGAAAAAAATATTAATGATATATTGGGAGAAATACAAAGAATAAATAGCGAAAGAGAAAATAGATTACAGGCTGGAGTAGGTTTCGCTGAAAAATTAGTAGGTAGCACTCCTGAAGAATTAGCAGATTTAAATGACACATACTCTGTATTAAATCGTACATTAAATGGTAACTTAGTTACTATTAATCAATCTACAGCAGCACAAAGAGCATATTTTGAAACTATTAATAGAGGCGGTTCTCCTGTTGAAGCAATGTCAGCTGCTCAACAAGCTTTTGCCGCACAAACTCAAAAAGCTTTGGGCATGTTTAATGATCTAGTACAAATTAGTGGATTAAAAGGTCAAGAAGTTAATACTATGCGTGCAGATTTGTTAGAAAACTTTGCACGAGCACAAGGAACAGGACTACAAAATAGTCCTATTTTTAGACAGATTATTTCTTTATTAAGACAGCCCCCAGAAGAAGATAAGCAAATTATGAAGCTGCAAGCTATGCTTGCTGTTGAACAAAAGTCATTGATAGAAGCAACAAATAATTTAAATAAAAATTTACTAGATCAACAAAGCGCTGTTTTAGCTAATGCTAATCAGGGTTTGATAAAGGCTATGGATGCTTTACGAGGAGCTTTTGAAAATGCTCAGAATAATAATGCTCAAAATGGAATAGGTAGACCCGGAAATCAGATGCCTAATCAACCACAACCTCAACAGCAACCACAGCAGCCACGAGGCAGGAGACGGATGGTTGTAGATAACAATGGTTTTAGATGGGAAGAAGAACCAGAACCATTTCAGTTTGGTCCAAGACCAGCTGGAAGAAGTAGGGGTGGCATAGTTTATGCTAGTAGCGGCGGTTATTTGAGTAAAGGCTCGGATACAGTACCCGCTATGCTTTCTGCTGGTGAATTTGTGGTTAATCAAAAAGCCTCATCTAAAAATTTGGGATTACTACAGTTTATGAATGAGGGAGGTGTTGTTGAACGTACACACGAAGAGTGGTTAGCTTATTATCGTCAAAAACAAGAAGAAAAAATTGCTAAGGCTATGGGCTCTTCTGGTACTGAGCCACCTTCCAAAGAAGCTTATAGAGATGCAGTAATACAAGTAGGTAATGATGCGATGGCGGCTTCTCAAGAGGCTAGAGAAAAAAGAATAGCAAATATCGGATCAAATACTATTAGTACAAATAATGCAAGACTAGCAGCTAAACGAGAATTAGTAGCTGAAAATTCGGAAATGACTAATCAACAAGCAGACACATTAGACCAAAGCTTAAATAGCGTGTTTGCTAGAAAAACTCCAGGCGTAGCACAAAATGCTGAGGCAGTAAGACTGGAAATCAAACAAAGAAATGACCAAGCTATAAAAGACATCGCTTATGAACAAGATGTTGCTAAAGGAACCATGACTGATCGGGCGTTAGCAGCTTATACAGATAATCCGATCACTCAATTTGCTTCTGGTGCCGCACAAACTAGCAGATATGGGTTACAAACGGGTTTATTAAGTATAATTAAAGGAGCATCATTAATAGCTAGGCCATCAGCTAATGATCAAGAACAAGCAGCATCAGACGCTTTTTCACAAAAATTAGATACTCTTATAGAAGCCGGTTCCGTCGGAGTTAGGGAAGGCTTAACTAGGGTTGGCGGCTCGTTTGCTGCTCTATCAGGAGATAGAGACGGCATAAATTATGCTAACGAAATGGGTCAACAAAGACAAGAAATTGAGAAAAGATATACTGCGGGGTCTGATGCTACTACCCAGAAAGTTTATGATTATTCTAACATCGCAGCAGATACGGTTTTAGATCCTGCATCTTACATAGGTGTTGGAGTAGGAGCTAAAGCTGTGGCAAATGCTAACAGATTAAATAAAATTAGAAAATACACAGAATCGGCTGCACAAACACAATTTGTGCCATTGGAAGGATTGCAGCAAGCAGCGAATAACTTATATAGGAGATCGAATACTCCATTTACTAATCCCTTATCATTAGCGAGTCAAAATCCTATGCGATTTGTGCCCGAAGCAGAAGCCGCTGCTGCTGCATATAGTACTAGGAATTTGGGAAAGGTGGCTGACGCCACTGTTTCTAGTAGTAAAGCGGCTCCAAAAGCTTCATCTGCAAATTCGGTTACTCGTGGAGCAGGGGAGCCTAGATCTCTTAAAGAAGCAAATGCGGGTTTTACTAATGATCAGCTTAATGATATTGCGAAAAAATACGGAGATCGCAGGAAATTTAATATTACAGACAGAGATTCCACTACTAAAGTCTCATCAACAAAAAAATCTAAAGAGATCAGTAATTTCTTAAATAGAGATATTAATGAGTTGGTCACCAGCGGAGTTGCAAGAACTGCTTCTGGCATAGCTTCAATAGCTAAAGGAACCAGCAGAGCATCCAAGATTGGTATTGGGGGTCTTTTAAAATTTGGAGCTAGAAATGCTATTCTTGGTGGTTTAACAGCAGGTAGCGCTTTTGGTTATGATTATTTGGGCGGATCAAATCCCTTTTCCGGAGGATATTCTGCGAGAAATGAAAATGTTAGAAGCAATCAATTAAATGAAAAAAGAAATAAATTACCATATAATAAATATCGTAATCCTAAAAAGAAATATACTGGTGGATTAATATATGCTGCTGAAGGAACGTTAATTCCATACGAACCCAAAGGCACAGACACTGTTCCGGCAATGCTTACTCCTGGCGAATTTGTTATAAACAGATCATCTACTCAAAAGCACTTGCCATTATTAAAAGCTATTAATAATAATAGTCTAGCAAACGGAGGAGTAGTATCTCCGATATATGCTCAAGACGGAATGAGAATAGGTTCTGCTGGTATAGGACCTAGAGAATCTTCTAGTCAAGATAAAGCCTTAACTTTATTGTCTGGTATATTACAAGGTATTAATCAACTTAATAAAAATCTACCAGCAGAAAAAACAAGATCAGAAGATCCCAAAAGAAGAGTATTAGGATCGTCAGTAGATGAAAACAGACGAGGACTGCCTGGTGAAACTCCTATACAACAAGCTTTCAGAGAGGGTCGTAGCGTTAATGAAGTGAGAGGAGATAGAAAATTTGCTGCTGCTGCTGATAGACAAGAAAAGCGAGCAGGGTATGAAACTCAAAAAGCCATGAAGGCTCAAGCCTATGAAGAAAAACAGATTAGAGGCAGAATAGCATCTGGAAAAGCTAAAGATGGTGACCAGGAGAGATTTGACGAGATAAGATTCAACGTTATGCCGGAAGAATCTAAACAAAAACAAATAAGAGATAGTTCTTTTGCTTCCCTGTCTAAAACAGACCAAGAGACACTTAAGAATACCAACTCTTCGTATGCTGATAGCAGAACCAGACAGATAGATGAAAGATATTTTCCGGATATATCAAATCCTGCTGGACGAGCTACTGTTCAACAAGGAGCAGTAGCCACAGCAACAACCCAAATAGCTTCTCCCGCTGCTGGTATGCCTAATTTTGATCAAATATTTGGACCCTTAACAACAAATGTAACACAATTTACTCAAGCATTATCTACTGCAACTCCGTTCCTAAATCAAATAGCAACATTTGCATCTAATACTAATTTTCAAAGTCAGCAAGGCGGTGTATCTAACAATAGAGACAATGGTGAAAGTGGCTCATTATCTTTAGACGGTATTAGCCAGTTTACTACAAAGTTTGAAGCATTTATTGGTCAACTTAAGGGACTAAACTTACCGCCGGTCATTAATGTACAAGGTAATCATAAGGTTGAAGTGGTATTTAATGGAGCAAGTACTTTAGAAAACTTAACAACAGAATCTATACAGTCTATGGTTTTAAGAGAAGTTAATAATGCTATGAACAAACTAAATCAAGATACTGAAGGTGCTTTAGGAGGCAAATCATAATGTCAATGTCAGAAAGAATTTCCGGGGTTTTATATGTTGGTTCTGGTTTAATACCAGATATTACTTTGTCTAACACAACTGGCATTAACACTAGTTTTAACACCAACAAAGCCAATATAGATTTTGCTGTTTATGGCACAGGCAATGGGTCTCTTTATTTTGATGCTTCTACAGGCAGACTAGGCGTAGGCACCGGACTACCGGACGCTATATTACACGTAGTGGCTCCGTGTGCTAAAGATGGACTTATTGTAGAAAGTGTTACTAATTGTCCTACTGGAGTAACTCTTTTACTAGTTCATAACCCACAAACCCCGCCCCAAACAGGCAGCTATCCTGCTATTATTAATTTAGCTGGTAGAGACACCAACTATCAAGAAATATACTATGGACAAATTATGTCCAAGATATTAGATCCTGTTACCGGCTTTACCAGTGGCGAAATGATTTTTACTGTAGATGACAAGGGAGTAAATAAGCCAGTATTCCAAGCCAGTCTATTTAATACCATATTAGGTGGTAATTCTACCGGTTCTGGTTTTAATTATACTCTCATAGGTAGCAATATCAAAGCAACCGGACATAACCTCATTAGTATTGGTGTTCAAAATACTGGACTTTATACTAGTGGTATTGTTGTAGGTAATTATAATCGTGTTAATGGCGCCCAAACACTAGCTCTAGTTAATTTGTCTAATGTAATTGGTGCTAATAATACTACTATCGGTGAGCTACTATATGTTAGTGGTACTCAAAATACTGTTGTGGGTCGTAATGTTGATGTTTCGGGTTCTTCAAATATATTATTGGGCAACAACAACGATCTAGTATCTTCTGCTACCGTAGGACTCACACAACTATCGTCTATATCTGGACTATCAGGGATTGTTTTAGGTGTCGGTGCCACAAATGCTGGCCATAACAATATTTATATAGGCAACGCTACTACTATTAGTGGTTCTAATAATAGTTTAATAGGATCGTTTGTTTCTCTAACCGGCAACACCAATATTGTTCACGGCAACAATGAAAATATTATAGGTTCTAAATTAATTTGCGTAGGTTCAGATCAAAATATAATTAATGTTAATAGTGGTTTAATCATAGGTAATAATGTTAACTTATTAGATTCTTATAATACTATATTAGTTGGCATGGGTAATAATACCAGAGAGGGCCTAGAAGAAAGTATTATTATCGGTATCAATAATAATTTGGCAAGCGGCACACCAACCAAGTTACTTTTGGTGGGACAAAACAATGTTACTAGAGATATTATTACCTCTTTGATCGTCGGCAACGCGAATAATGCTAGCGGCTCTATAACCAACAGCTGTATCATAGGAGATACCAATGCTGTTCCACCCACTAGTAATAATAACTTAGTTTTAGGAGTTCTTAATAACCAAACAGGAGTTTATGTAGATTCTGTTGGGTCTATAAGTGGAACACCTCGTCGCACCACTGGTTCTATTAATAATTCTATATCTGCTGGTATTAATAATGTTATATATGGTGGTAATACTGATACAATAGTAGGTAACAAAAATGCTATTTCTGGTTCTAATGTTAATATTATTGGATCGTATAATAATGTTAAAAATGCGTCTAATTCTTATGGTATAGGTAATTCTAACTTTTTAATCGGAGATAGAATCGGTACTGTTGGTAGTAAAACCACAGTCATTGGAAGAGAATCTGTAGTTTTCAATACAGCAGATAAAAAAGTAGATGTTTTTGGTAGTGGTAATATTGTTATTGGTTATAATCAAGTGGTGTCTAGCGGCATAGCTATTGGTACATCCAATAGATTAGACGGAGTTAATAATATAGTATATGGACGTAATAATGCTTTGGGTTCTACTCGTAATCAATTTTATACCACAGACAATACCGGCGCTAATATTATTATTCCTAGTATCGGAATATTAAATAAATATATAGAAGGAGATCAGATTCTCGTTTGCTTACAGAATCCTCCGTCATTAGCAAATACTTTTGTCAGAGAAATATCAAACGTGGTAGAAAATACTATAGATAATACTACCACTATTACTGTTACTATACCTATGGCTATAGACTCATCCAACGGGTTCTATAGTATCAATAATACTTTCGACGATAATAACCAGCCGATTACTACTGTTAGCGGATTAGTTATGCCATATCAAAGCCAGGGTGGCGCTGGCGGCGTTGAAACAGACCCCGTTTACGGTTCGCACAACACCATTATAGGCAACAACAATTCTTATCTATTTAGTAGTGGTGTCATTATAGGAAATAATAATACTATATCTGGAGTTAAGAATTTAGTGCTTGGTTACAATATCACAGGTATAGCCGACCACACTGTTTATATTGGTTCAAGCAATGACAATAAGATCATACTAAATGATTCTGCTCTAATAATTAATTCTGGACAAGCACAAAATAATTTTATTGTCAAGTCTTCTAATAATAATGTTTCAATTATTAATGCCACACTAAATAATAATAGAGTCGGCATCAACACAGACAGCCCCACTTCTGCACTATCAGTGAGTGGTTTAATAACCACTAGCGGATTTAGAATGGGTTTTGCCGCACCAGATCAATATGTTTTAGCAACAGATATTAATGGTGTGGGATCTTGGCAGTTGCCTGTAAGAATTTCTGGAGCAGACGGAGGCTTATTATATAGAGTTAATGATAAAGTAGCCAGCGGTTTAAATAATGTTATTTATACTCCGTCTACTAATCAGATTAATTTTAATTTAGGCGGTAATAATGGTTTTTATATTACATCTAGTGGTTTATTTGTTAATGATGATGCTTCGAACTATAGATTCAGAATTAGAGGTAGTGGCGGCGTAGATTTTGCTCGCACATTATTTGATACAAACTTTAGTCAAAACAGATTAGACATCTTTAATATCGCTGGTAATTCTGGTAATTTTTCTGGATTAACCGTTTCGAATTTTGTTAATCTACCAACAGGATTAACTGGCACATACTTGTTTGTAAATAACAGTGGTAGACTTAGTACAGCGGTTACTCCGGCTAATAGTATTTTGTTTGCTAATGAAGGATTATCAACAACCGGTAATACTAGTTTAAGGTGGGTTAACTCTCAAAGAGTTATGGCCATGGGTGCGACAGGTATTGTTTCCTATGATTCTTTATCTACGTCAACATTTGATGCATTATATAATATTATTTTAAGCTCTAATCCACAAATAGATACAACATTTAATAATCTTGGTTTGGGTGGAAGATTTTCTGTGTTACGATCTGGCACATCACCCGCTGCTACTCGCGCAGGTTTTCATATATTACCAACAGGTTCTGTTGCTGTTAACGCAGAATTAAATGATGCACTAAGCAGAAATACCAATGGAGTAGCTCTATATGTAAATGGCAGATCATGGTCTAGAAGCTTAAGAATCGGAGACGGAGCGGGTTCTGTTGCATCTGGTTTATATCTTAGAACAGATGGGGATGGTAATTTAATTCCTAGTCTTTTGGATATCAAAACCCAGATGAGTGGTTACTCTAGTGATGACGTTGGCTTCCCCAGTTATCCTATTAACGTATATTCTACCCCGCAGGGCGGCTCCAATTTCTTGGTAGACATTTCTTTTACAAAAAGAAAAAGCGATGGCACAGACTTAAGTACGCTAGATGATGGTACTTATGTTGTGTGGGACGGAGATTCATGGAACAGTTCTAGATTCTTAAAGGCTTATCAATCCACTAGAACTGCTAATGATTTACAAACATCTAAAGGTATAGAGTTTGGTTACAAGTCTTTATGTACAAGGACTAACCATAATCATACATATGCCGCAGGCTCATTTAAGCCCACAGACGATTTTTATGATGGTTCTTCACAATATGCTAGGTACTATTTGAGAACACGCACTACAGACGGATCTCAAATTAGGCCATTGGTAACCAATTGGTCTAAGGATTCTATAAATGTTGTAGAAACATCAAATAATTGTATTAATTTAGGTAATTTTTCAGATTTTACTAATACTGAATATGATAGAGTATGGACTTATAGAATTGAAGCTTCGGTTCTATGGCAAGCCGGTTCTACTCAAACGCCTAATCCTAACGCTACCAGAAATGGAGGAGGATTTGTTATCGAAGGTTCTTTGATAAGAACAGCAAGTGGTATTAAATTTACTAAACTTGGTACAGAAACTCTTAGATATTATGGTGAGGCTATGCCGAATGGTATGGGAATGGGTACGGCGATAAATACTACAGACTCTCCAAGATTAACTATTCAGGCTAGTGGCGCAGTCGGATATACAGCCCTTTGGTCTGCTACAGCTTTTGTTACTCAAATTAATCATCCGGGCGGAGCTACATTATATTAAGTTTTTAGAATATAGGATAATTTAGGATAAACATATGTCTACAGATACTTCGCCAGTAATAATGAAATACGGAGATTTTCAATTTTCCGCGAAAAGCGGATATCCCGTTCCTATGATATCTATTGGTCAAGACTATCAAAGAGATGGCGCTGGTAGGTGTGTTGGAGCCACGGTTAATATTACATTAGAGGGACAGATTTTTGCTAGTGGAGCTAGTGGGCTAGCATATTTATTAACTAAAGAAAGTGGTCTGAGAGATGCTTTTACCTACGATGGTAGAACTTTTAGTTTTGGATGTAATACTGATAACTATAAATATAGTGGCATTAAAATTAATAGATATAGTGCTAATAAAAGTTCCAATAATTGGATGTCCACTATAGATTATAGTATAGAACTAGTTTCAGAAGTAGCAAATACGGGATCTGGTATCTTTTATGTTACTAGTACTCAAGACGATTGGACACTAGAAGTTTTAGACGAAAATAGTTATGCTCAGGGAGCTTTTAATTTATCATTACTAAATAGTAATAGAGTAATGCCGTTTGATCAAGGTAAAGAATATCCTTTTTATAGAATTACTAGAACTTTAGGCGCCATTGGTAAATATACTTTTTTACCTTCTGATAATAAGCCTACACCACCTACCGGTGGTACTACAGCAATATCCAGAGCTAAAGAATGGGTTAATTATCAACTATCATCTTATCCCACATTTACTGGTATTATTAATGATACTAATATTAAATTATTTAATTTTGCTAGAAATATTAATGCTAGTGAAGTTGCTGGCTCTTATAGTATTACAGATAGTTGGATAGGTATCCCAACCTCTGCTAATAACAATCCATATATAGATGCTTTTACAGTAGAGAGTGTTTTGGATAGCAATCTAATACGCACAGTCACCATTAATGGTACAATTCAGGGATTAGAGCCTTTTAATAGTGGATTAGTTTATGATAAAACACAAGCTAAATATTTAGATTCTGAAACCAATAACAGAAATCTTAGAGATACTATCGATACCACCATAAAGTCTAATTTTCATGTGCCACAATCTTACTTGGGTACTAAATTTTATCACGCTATGAGCGGATATAGTGGAATTAAAAGTCAAGTTTATAATAGAGCTAGATCAGTATTTTTTACCGGTTCAACATATGGAGATTTTAGTTGGAGCGCTTCATTTGCTCCTTTTAAACCACAAGAAAATGGGTTGCATCCTATACCCATTTCTATTACTGAAGGATTTGATCCGGCCAAAGGCACCGTAACATACAGTTGGAGCTTTAATAATAGAACACAAAATATTATCAGTAATTCTTTAAGTGAAAGTTTAACTATTGATGATCAAGGAGCCACCCCTAATATTGCTTCTATTTTCGTGTTGGGTCGTTCTTTAGGTCCTATTCTACAAGACTTAGGCACATACACATCTTCCAGCAGAAGTGTAACTTTTGAAGTTGTATTACCCAGACCCTCTAGCTTAAGAAATATTCAATTTCCTGCTAATCAATATACCGAAATTAATAATGTTGTGGATTCTTGTAAACCAGAACAATTAGTATATAATACTAATGCGCAGGGTATACGATCTTATGTAAAAAGTGATACCACTAACTGGAACCCATCCGAAGGAAGATTAGTAAGATCTAAAACCTGGGAATGGGTAAGATGTTTCTAAAGGAATTATTATGCCTTCAATTAAAACTTGCGGTGGCTCATTTATAGAAGTAGGCCCATACGAACAAACGCTCTTTTTAGGGTGTAGTGTTACTAGCTTTAATATGAACTTGGGTTGGGGCGCAGATGCTAGTAATATTACAGTAAACTTAACACAAGATTCGTGTCATCATCCGGTTTCTCAAAGATCCGGACCCCTAAGAACTTTAGCCACTAGCAAAGATAGTTTACCAGCAAATGCTCCATCCACAGCGTTAAATAATGTTAATGGTATTTCTGATGATGCTAGTAAAAATTTACATAGACCAGTTATAAAAAATGTTTTAAATCAATTTGCAGAAGATAGTCCGGGTAAAGTATATTGGACACTTAATGGAAAAGGCTATTGGGCCGGTCCAGATCCGGGGTTTGTAGGCAAATACTACGATATCATAGGGGCCCCTGCTTATTTTAAGTTTATGGACGGCATAGAGTTTGGTGGAGTTATTGCGGATTGGAAAGTTAATAATTCTTTACAGTATGAAGTAAATATAAAAAGCTATGCAAGCTTATTGGGCGGATGTCAATTAATTATAGACAATTATATTGGTTCTATATCTACTATTATCAACGATAATATTGCTGTACCAAGCTTAACTTTAGGAGATTTTAGCGGTTCTGTCAAAAGGGGTAATGTGCCCAATGTTTTTAATATATATGGATATTTAGAATCTTATGGTTTCGGCACAGCGGGTAAAACCGACGGAGGAGTATCTGCTTTACAAATATATAGAGCCTTACAAGACTTAACAAACGGTACTCAAGGACCATACTCTCCTTATGGAGCTATTGTAGCTAAACATTTAACAACTTTAGAGGGTGGCTTTGTTAATGTCTCATCTACTAATATGACAGTTGATGGCTTAAGTATTAGTTTGGCAAACTTGGGTCTGTCCCCAAATATCCCTGCAATAGATGGTATATCTAGAACTTTACTTAAATTAGATATTAGCGAAGTACCTGTTCCGCCCAATGATTTATATATTTCTAGTTCTTATATTAGTATTTTAGATTTTATTTCCCGTATTTGTAGTGGAGCAGGTTTTGATTTTTATGTTAGTTTCGAAAAAGATCTGTCTGGAAATTTTTCCGGTATACTAAAAATTAAGACAGTTAGTCGAAGGGTACAGCCTAAAAAAGATATTATTAGAAATATTATTAATCAAGCTGTGACCCAAGGACAAAAGATAGTTTCTTACAACTACGGACAAGAATTTAATGATCAAGAAACAAGATCTATGTATATTGGAGGACCACAAAAAAGATTATTACAAGTGCTGTCCACACATTTGTCTAATAAACAATCTAGTTTAGTATTCGACCCATATGCTAAAGATGGTGGTGGAGCGTTTATTAATTATGATTTTTCTGATGGACAGCATAACTATATTAGAGTGCCAGATGAAGGCAACTATAGAATGAATCAATATTCTACTGATGGTGGTGCCGCTGTCGGTCAAAATAATACTATTGATAATTTTAATCAATCAGATTCTTTGGGTAATTCTTTAACTATTGCTAAAGGCAATTATTATCCTTCTGAGCAGGTGGTTACTCAAGACAATACTACGTCTCAAAATCCTCTTTTAAGAAACACAAATAGCTATCCGTTATATTTAGATTTAATATCTCCATTTTTTGGCACTCACGGAGACAATAGTGGTCAGAGCGAATCGTCTAATAGCGTATCATATCAAGAACCACGCAAGGTCTTTCTTGACACAAAAATGGGGCAACTACAAGTAGCATTTCGCACCAACGATATTACTACAATATTATCTAAACCATATTTTTCTAATGGTGAATTTGTAGTATTAGAAAATGAATTAAGGGCTGCTGGTTCAGGTTTCGAATCTTGGTTTACTTATTGTTTTGATAATATATTTTCTACTGATATTGCGGATTTGCTATATGCCTCTTTTAGAAATAATTATCCTAAATTTGCTAATAAGAATAAATTTTTAGCTGGTCTTAGTATTATTAATTGGAATTCTATATCAAAATCCAGTGCTGTTCAAGCTAACGATCCACGACCATATGCTATCAACATAGACAATGCCCAGCCATATGTTAAATTTTTATATAACGACTTACAAAAGGTGCATGCATTTTTTCAAAAAATAGCACAAGAGCATTATGGTAAACAGTACATGGTTCGTACCCCCCGTATGCAATGGTATAGAGACGGCGATTTAAAAGTATCTTTTGGTAATTTTGCCTACCCCGGTTCCGGGAAAATATTTACCGATTGGGAAATATCTCCAGACGGAGCATGGGAAGAACCGGGCAATGTTATAGATGATACTATGGTTGTTGGTTCTACACAAGCAGATTTATTTTGTGGCGACGACGGTAAAATTCAACCAATTTTAGGATTCAATGCTAATGGAGAACTAGGAAGCAGAGACTTATGGATAACAACTAATTTAAGCAATCTTAATAATCCTCATTTAATTGGAAGTTTAAGGCTTGTACAAACTCAAAGTGCTGTAACTGCCAATAATAATTTAGAGCCATTCTTTTACTTTCCTCTAGAGCATAATTTAGATCCTGATAGCTATCTTTATATTAAATATACAAGTCCTCTTAAAAGCTTGGGGGGACTCGGTAACACCGACTCCTCTATGTTAAATTTAAAAACTGCACACGGAACATCTATACCAGATTCTTGGCATTATAAAATGTATGTAAAGTCTACTGCTAATGATAAAATTTTGTATTTAGATGGACAACCACGAGCCGTAATTTCTACTCCATCGCCAATTTTGGTAGGAGGCGGGAAAAATGACACAGAAGATTCGTTATTCTTTTGTTGCTTGCATGACGCTATTTGCATACTAAACAATGGGTCCACTATGCCTAGAGGAGCGTCAACTTCTGGCCCTAGATTGAAAAATTCTTTAAATAATTTATCTACTATTTTATTTAGCTGGGGCCTGGCTAGTGTTTTAAGATTAGCTGGTAACAAACCTTCCTTAACTATAAATAATTCATCACAGAATGTGGGAATGATGAAAAAAGCTTCTTGTCCAGCCTTCGCCGCCCTACCTGTGCAATTCAATAGGGCAACTTATGGCCCATGGATTAATCATCCTGGTTTAGTTGGTAATTTAATTTTTCCTGGATTAAATAATGTAGATAATTTAGTAAATAATATTGTTGGTGGGGTTAAGGTAGACGTAGACACCGGACTAGTGCCGTGGGAGTATGGTGGTATGGATGCTCTAGACGCTGCTGTTATGAATAGAATTAAGGACGATATCAACTATCAACAGATTACTGAACAAGGAACTTTGGATGTTGCTGGTTTGGTGTTTGCTGGTCCTGGTAATGCTCCATATGGTATTGGTGGTATTTTATCAGAATCTGCAAACGCAACTGCTGGGCCTATTATTAATAATATTAATATTTCTATAGGAGAAGGTGGAATAACAACAAGGTATGGTTTAAGAACCTATGTTAAAAAAATAGGATTCTTCAATAAAGAAAATGCAGATAGAATTAAACAAATTAATTTAGAATTCTTAAAAAGACGACGAGAACTAAATAATAAAGTTAACGATAGTACAGCATATTTCAAAAGCAATGCTTTTACTAGTTCACAAGGAAATGGACTAGCTCCTGGAGAAACACCAAAGCCATTAAGATGGAGTCCTTTAGAAGTACTAGCAGGAGGAGCATATCCCCATGTGCATTATACTAGCTCTGTTGATAATGCTTTTACTGATTTAGGATTTAGTCCATATTGGTCTCAAAAACCATATGGCAACAATGTTGAATATAGACCAAAAGATATGGCTAGATATTTAACTAACGTAGCAGTACAAGATATACAAGAATTGCCCAGAGAAATTCAGGATGATTTTGCTAATAAGTCTTTTATGAGTTTAGACGGTCTTTTGTCTCCTATATCTTTTTATCCTACTCCATACGGCTCTACATATAATATTACTAAATATCCTCGTTCTAGATGTCCTTTTTGTAAAGGTAGCAACGAATATTCTTGGGAAAGATATGATTTGTCTCGTAATAAAAACGGTTTGCCCAGATCGATTTCTGAGTTACAAAATTTAAAAATCACAATAAAAGAAAAACCCTGTCCATTCTGTGAAGAAGATGTACAGAAAGATAAAAGAAAATATATTAGCGCCTCTCCAAAAGAAACTACTCCGCCATATATTTTAGCAAGCGGAGAAGATGATCTTACTATTATTTCGCGCAATAGTTTGAATGCTTTGAGTGGACTTAGTGGAAATCCTGTTATTAATTATGGAACACTAAATCCTATATTGTTACCTAGTGGCGAATTTAGCTGTTATCAAAATAGACAACAGAATGATTTTACTTCTCACTCTATAGATCTGGTAGGATTTGGCTTAACCGTACCAGAAAATGAAAATTCGCTTAAGCCTGCTTATAGTGCAGATATAGAAAAAAACTTTTTAGATTATGATCAAAACTATATAGATTATTGCCAAGCTAATAATCAACAACCCATAGGCATTACGCCATCTAATAATATGAGATTTTTTGGTTTACGAGGACCGCTAATGGTACACGGTTGGGGTTATGATTTAGAGGGCTATCCTGTTCCTAATGCTTCTGGTGAATATAAGCTTCAAAACGGACAACCAGTGAAAGACGAGAAAGATAATCATATATATAAAAATCAAACTAGAAATCCAGATGGCTCGTGGACTAAACCATATAAAGAAAATAGTTTTTATAAAGGCTGGGGACAGTTACCCGGCACATGGCCGGTTGGTCCTATAGATTTGCGATGGGACGAAAAAGCTGGTGTATGGACAGTTGGAGCAAATTATAAGTCGGTATGGATTGTACTAGAAACAGACCTAGTAAAAGGACAACCATCTAGAGGAACAATATTAGAAGATCAAATAGATAATAGTCCTCTACCGTCTGGTATAAGAAGACTAGTTTTTGTTAAGGACACACTAGGGGTCAGACCAGCACCCAGAGCAGCCCCGGTTTATTGTAAATATAATGGAGAAAATGGTTTTTATGAACCCATATATAGCACAGTTTATACTAGTTCTGGTATTATAGCGGGAGATAACTCTGTAGATATGTATACTATATATAATAATACTAATAATACTACCTATAATACTAAATTTGATAATCCTTTAGACTTTAATGTTAATAATGGGGACAAGGGCTTGTTTTCTTATATTAATGGTGTCTGGGTTTTACAGTCATATAGGTGCTGAGAATTATGGGATGTTGTTCTATATTTAATAAATCTTTATTTAGTGACGTAAATATAGAGAACTTAGATTGTAATATTGATAGCTTAAAAAAGTTTATACGCTCATACGACGATTCTATCAGCGGCTTGTGGCTTCCTATTATAATAAAACCAGACCAGAAAGCAGAGTATGGGGAATTATTGTCTCCGGCTCGCACCACTATCAACAACCCTTTTGATCCTTGTAATTGTGTTTCTGATATTTCTAATGATTATAATGAGTTAGAGTCCGATACGGCATTTAATTGCTCTTATTGCTTATCTATGCTTCCTACGAATTTTTCTAAGTCTTGGAAATTAAAAGACACTGACGGCAACGAATCAACTCAATCTTTTATTGCTGACTGCACAAGCGGCGCTTGCGACACAAGAATGCAAAAAGATGATTATTTAGCAAAAATTCCTTATATTAATCAAAAATACATCAATCAATTCTCAGACTTCAAATATTTACAAGAATTTCCTTCCATAACCAATGGAGGACTGGGTTTTGAGCATTTTGTATTTTCCCAGGGCGGAGCGCAGCTTAATAGTTTTTCTTACACTTCTAATAAATTTTATATCGACTGGGTGTTAAAGCCATGTTTATCGGAAATTCCTTATGATCCTTTAACGTCTTCATATAATAGCAAAGATGATCACGATAAAGCATATGCTAGAGCAATGCAAACAAATAAAACTTGTGGTAATTTTATTTTAACCACAGTTAATCCTTCCTATTCGGGTATCAATCCTTATTATCCTATTTTTAGTGGTTTAATAGGTGACCCCGAGCAAGGTTCTGTAAGAGACTCTTATTCTAAATTATTGCCCAAAGCAGAAGATTTTACTTCTCCTTATGGCTTTACCAATCATACTTATGACAATATTTTTGTTAAAACAGAAAGATTAGGATCTTATTGGAAATGGAACTATAAAGAAGGTATTTTAGGATGGTATAGACATTTTGATAAAGACAAAAAAGATGACACAAGGCCCATTAAAGGCATAGATTTATATATTGCTCCTGGTGATGTTTTTTGGGCAACTAATCAAGGACCAGAGCCTCCCCCAATAGCTAATAGAGGAAATCCAGATATTAAAAGCTGTCCATCCGGCTTAAAACTTATTAAAAATAATATAGTTACAGGCGTTATTCCTAGCGGATCAGAATTTACATATATTTCTAGTAATCTATACTCTAGATTTTTAAATATTTATGCTAGAATAGATAAAAATGATCAGTTAATTAATTTAACGTCCAATGAGCCAATCAAAAAATTTCGTTTGGCAGCTATGTTATGTACAGCTCCTCAATATGACGAAATTACTATTGATTTATTAAAACCCAATAAGGTAGCCGGTTTTGATGAAGCTCCATCTGTTTTAGAGGGCCGAGGAAAGAACGAAGAGAAAAACTATATTACTATTAATAATTTTGGACAAAATTTAGATTATAATCGAGATATGTCTACTAGCTTTATTGGTAGTGTTAATGGTTTTGGTTTTATAAAAACAAAAAGTGATTTAATCAATACATTAGCAAATAAATATGGAGGATATTTGTGGTGTCCTATGGATTCTACTTTATCTTTAACTTATGATACAAAAATTAAAGACCAGTGTTATATAGATTTAAATTATGATATAGTAGTTAAAAATTCTTTAGTAAAAAATCAGCCCCAGTGTAGTACAGAAATTGATTGTTCAGAATTTACGGGTAACATATTTTCATATAATCAAAATTTATCACATAAACATACTTTAAGTAGTCAAATTAATAGTATCAAAAACTATGCAACATCTTGTAATAACGGAGAGAACACAATAGCAGCAGTGGTACAAACCGCAAAACTATCTTTAAATAATAATAAAATAAAAGAGATTATAGCTTCCAGTGGTTGTTCCATATTTAATAATACCTATCCAAGAATTATTACTAGTAGCTCTACTAATAGTTGTAGATATTGTGGTCCACAATCATCCTACGGACTAGTAACTAGTACAGATAATAATGTTTGTAAGAACGGAGACGGCACACCAGATAATTTTTGTGATTATAAATTGGCAAATTTTTACAATAATAGCGAAAATCCACAAGCCGGTTTGATAGGAACCAGAATACCTAGAGAAATCATAGACGGTACACTATATTTTAAAAGACAGTATAACGCGTTTGTATTTGATCCCCGAATAGACAAGGCAGCATTTCATCATCAAGACGGCGTTTATTTTGAATCTAATGTTTTTAGTTCAATTTCGGGATCCACCTACTTTCTGCAAAACTCATCTTCTAGTAGTAACACAGATGGACACGATGTATCTATTCAATTTGACACTAAAAAAGTTGGTATCAAACTATATTCTGTTAAGATAGAGAAACTAAGAAGTAGTTCGGAGTCTTCTGCTGATTGTATAGCTTTTCCTAACAATGAGCCGTGTAAATGTTATGGATTAAGTTTGGTGCCATCATTTTTATTTAATTGCAGGGATAGCTCTTTCACTTTTACTAATGATCCGGTATTTTTTACTCCTAATTTATCGACTAAATACGGACCTACATTTAAAGCTTATGGCGGATATTCAGAAGATTATATTAATAAGTTATTTATAGAATCTAATAATCGTATTCCTAATCATCCAAGAATAGGTTCTGTTTTAAACTATTTATCTAAAAAAATTGATCCAGAATTTCCATACGGATGTGAACAATCTATTAGCTTAAATTTACCCAATTATGTAAAAAACTCTTGGTCTTTTACTATTTCTAATTTTAATACTAATCATGCGGATGTTTGGGCAGAAATTCTAGAAAATGTTGATTTATTCAATCCTAATAATTATAGCGAAAATGAATACGGAGAAACCGAAGCTAGTACTAATGTTGGCTATCAAAGATTTGCAAATAAAGTAGAAATTAATAATAAAACATTATATGATAAACAAAAAAAGATTATCTCTACTAAAAATGATTCAATTGGAGCTATTAATGTTGTTTTAACTAATCCATATTTAGTTTCTCTTATGGGAAATAGTATATATTTATATCCTCCAAGTGGCACGTTTTGTTCTAATGAAACAGTATACGGCGGTCGCGGAGATGAACTAACTATAGTTCCTATTAAATTTACCAGAATACCCAGAAAACAAATATTAAATTTTGGTATACATCCTATTCAACCCATGGGTACTTTAAGCGCCGGGGCTTTTCATCCAAACAAAGGATTAGAATACTCTAATACTACCTCACCTTTTGGCCCTTTATTTACTAATTATTCCTATGTTCGTGATGAGTATTATTTTGATTATGATCGAGATATTTTTCCTATTGAAAATACATATACCGATCCAATAACGGGTGTTGAAACAACTACTACTTCTCCGCAAAGATTCCAAAGCTATGTATTCATTGGAGATCTAACTAAAAAAGTTAAAGACGTATTAAACCAAATTCAAAATTTAAATAACGATGTTTCTAAGCTTAGGTTGTATTTAAATATTAATAATCAATGGTATATATATAATACTTCAAATTTATTTGGTTATATAGCCAATAATAAAGCTTATAGTGGTCCACCACTAGCTTTTGAATATACTCATAAAGATTATAAACAAACTTGTCCTATATTAATACCTAGTTCTCCTAAAAAACATATTACTTTTAATTATTTGAGATCTCCTTTAGATAATGACGTGTTCGAAACAAGACGCTTCAACGACTTTCCTTTGTCAGTAGCTGTAGCAAAAAAATATGATCTATCATATCCATTTATTCCTGAAATTTTTAATATTGAAGAAGTTAACAACAAAGTAATTCGTATAGAAGGTATTCGTCCATATTTTATGTTCGAAGAAGAGTTTTTACCCACACAGTCTAATGCTACATCTATAGCCGGCTTAGAAAGCACCGTTATAGAAAAAATTAATGAGACTAATCCTTATGTGCATCTTGTGAATAAAGAACAAATTTGGATGTATAAAGGATACGGAGATAAAAGAGTCGTAGCTTCTTATTTATTAACCGGTCGAGGATCAGATAGTTATTATGATTTTTTGTATACTAATTTTAGCAATCTTAACATAGATTTATTAGCTACTAATTCAGATGGATATATACATAATTCTTATAAAAAGATTAGCTCTATACCGTCTATATTTATAGAAGAATCTTATAGTAAAAATTCATCCCCATTTATTGCTAAATATTTAAAAATAGAATATGTTGATACTTATGGTAATATAATAAAAAAACAAAATATAAGAAATAACGCTCGTCCTAAAGCCTATACATATTTTGTGCTAGATGGTAGGAGAAGAGATCTGGGGGATTTACCAGAAAAAATACAACAGATCACGTTGTATCAGTCTCTTCAACAAACACTAAAGAAAGAATTAGATCCCTATTTGACTAGCATAAATCCAGAACTGCGATCAATATCTTTTGAAGAAAAAATTAGACAAATACTCAGCAATACATATAGCGACTCTTCTGCTAATGTGCAATTTTTAAAGAATCTTCCTGACAGAGCTAAATGGTCAGATATTTTAAATTTTGACGGCAATATTATTAATGATATTACAAAATATAATTTTACTATCCATGACCATAAGCGTATCTATCCTAGTAGTTTATATCTAAATAATTTTTATAAATTAATTGTAAATTCTAATAGTAATCATTATAACTTTCGTGCTTTATTTAATGGTGAGGATGACTGCAACTATAATGGCAATGTGTATTATTGTATACATCAAAAATATAATACAGAAAATCAAGATAACTATAATATTAACAATAATTTATTATCTAATTTTAATAATTATTTACCATATATAGATATAAATATATTTTCTAATCGCTTTAGTTTCAGCGCCCCAACACCTTCGGGTACGGTGCAAATAAGTGGTATCCACCAATACTTAGACATTGACCATGACTGGGAATCATATCATAATCCAGTAACAGGATCAGCATTATTTTGGATTAATATAGACCCAGCATTTGACCTAAAGTCTTGTTTAACTTTTGATCAAAAAATGTATTCTGATACATTTAGAATAGATGATGTGCCATATCAATTATATGATATTGATTGTACTACTAATTATAATGCTGATGGATGCCGTCAAACATTTTTCCCAACCGTTCCAAATTCAGAGATTACATCTTATAATGTTTTTAATTTTGAAACTGAGTATTTGACAAGAGTTACTGGAACGTCTCCATTTGTAAGATTTCCTGTATATTGTGATTCAGACGCTTTAGATACTTGCGGAAGCAAATCGTGTGGTATTAAAACCGTTGGTTCAACATCTTGTAGCGGCATATATAAAATCTATGAAGAAAAAAATATCCCCATTACCGGCATACCAGAAAGTGTGCCATATATTATATCTTATGAAGGAGGTAATTATAACCCTCTAGGTAATAATCAACCTCACTATATTCAGCGCTTTGAATTATCCCCAGAAAATCCTTTAATTGTTAGTTCGGGTTCTTCTTGTTCATTATTGCCATTAAGACCCAAAAGAGATTCCCTAAACAATAATAATAGATTATCTGTTTTAAACGAAGACTATCAAGCAGCATTAGAAAGCTCAATAGTAAATGATCATTCTGCTACTGTAGTGGACACAGATATATTTGCTAATGAAATGTTATTTAGATTAATGTATGGAGAAAAACAAAAAATTAATTTAAATACATTAAATAATCAAAATCAAAACATCACATATATGGATTTATTAAAGCATACAGACCCCAAAGTTACTGCCAAAGATATATATAAAAATATTCCATATGAATATGATACAACCGCCCCAGTAGAAAACAGAATAATCACCGGATCCATATCTGTACAAGGAACCTTAAAAGTTGGTAAGTCAGTTAGTATAAGAATAGGCTCCCATAATCTTTCTTGTGGTGTGATTAAAGAGAATGGAGATATAAAAATTCAGGCCAACTATAATGGTGAATCTATTGAGGGAATTATACATCAAGAATATGTGGATAATAATTCCATTGCGGTATGTGGAGGACCGTGTTCTTCTCCAGATAGTAATACTACATATAATTTAATTAAAACATGTCAAGAATTACAACAATATAGTCATTCTTTATCAAGAGTTACTACCGGAGCTACATTGTTTAAACAGTGTCCCAAGCCGTGTGACCAAGGTTGTACCGAAGACGAATTAACAGACGTATCATTTCCATATTGGTCAGAACCATTACAAATAGGATTAGGGCCAGTGGGTAATGGGCCATGTGTTACTTATGTTGTATACAGTCCTTGCGCCGGAAACCAGGGCGGATGGTATCAAACTAATCATAATGTTGCTCGGTCTGTAGAAGACGGAATACCACAGGGATGTAGTATTATTGCGAGTAATGAGGCAGAAATTAGTTTTAGCACCTACGCTAGAGGAGCGTTTGGAGGATGTTATCCTAAACCAATGAGAACACAAGTATCAGCAGATGGACTCTTTAATACAGGAGAAGTAGAAGATTTTAATGGTGGGTTAATGATAAATCAGCCTGGAGCGATAGGAGACGGCATTAATATCACCCAGCCTTCATGCGGCACGTGTTTCACTCTAGATTATGAAGATCCATTAACTAAAAATAAGTTATATAATGTTTTTGGAGGAGGTTCTTATCCACCTTATCCTGGTAATACTTCCCAAAGTTGTGAATGCGCTAATTGGGAATATGGCTATTGTAGAAATACCAATAATGCATCTTTATGTGTGTGTAACGGCTTGCAATATGACTATAACGAATTTGATTATAATTTTGAATATTGTAGATATAATATTACTTTAAAAGGTTATAAGAGACGAATAAACTATCCTTCTAATAATAGAATAATCACTATTTCTAAAGCTTGCTCATCAACCTCTGCAGGAACCACTAATGATCCTGGAGAGATTATGGGAGGAGGATCTGGCGGCCGGTCTACTGAAAACTGTATATGGATAGAATGTCCAGGTGCTATTCCTACAAAATGGCATATTTATGATGTAAAATCTAGAACTCAAAATAATGCATATAATCCTTTATGTCCACAACAATTATGCTCTGTGAACTATACTAATACCAGCATTACAATAAACCTAGCTTCTGGACAAAGTAAATGTTGGTATTTTACAGAATTAACGAGCAACAATGCTTGTCCATTAATCAGTGTATCGGTTCCAGATAATAGCTTTACAGTTAGCGACACCATAGATAGCTATTGTGGATCTTGTTTAAACCAAGAACCAAAATTAACAATGAATCCTCAACAGCAACCCTGGGATATTATAGAAGAACAAAGAACTTGTGTCTTAGGATATATATTAACAGACGGTAACCCTAACATCGATGGTCCTGTTGGTATGGGTGGTAGTGTGTGGTTGGCAGGATATTGCGGCATAAGAGCCTCTTTGTGTTATCAAAGAGAAGGCACAGGCGGCGGTGGACAATGTGGTAAAAATGCTCCAGATTCTTATCCTTGGAGCACCTGTATTTCTTATTCAGAACCGTCTGTTTGCGTAGGAGGTAATGATTCATCTATTGTGGGAGGCTGTAATATTCCGGTTAGTTTTCCATATTCTAATGGTAAAGCTGGCGAACGCATAGTATCTTTATGGAAAAAACAAATGTCTCAAATTTGGCTAAATACCGCACCGTGTCATAATAATAAAAATAAATATACGGTGGGCGACATTGTGGAGGGGGTGGTGCCTGATTCGTGTAGTGAAGTTAAGTATACTAAAATTAATTATCCTTCTATGTCTTACAGAGCAACTTTTGGTGATCCGGTGGTTACACAAGGCACGATAGGATTTACAGTAGCATATTATACTTATACTTATCGTAGACCAAAAACTATACAAGACGTATTTAAGGGAGAGGCATTAGTAGAACAATGCAATCAGGTTACATCACATAATCCTATAGGATCACTAAATATATCCGAAAAACACAAGACTTTTGGTTGCAGCAATGTAGCTCAGTGTTATGATACTGATGTTAATGGTTGTGATGATACCAATTATTGTTGTAGATACGGGAAAACTAACTATGAATAATACTGCTTACTGTGATTTAAAGAGCACGGGCTCTTCGTTTAATAATAAGCCATTATATAAATGCGAGTATTGTGGTTTAACTGTTGGCTTAGAAGATCCTAATACCAAAATTATGTGTTTTAAAAAGATAGAGGATCTAGCACACGACATACATAAAAATCATTTACAAGACCCTAATACTTTTAAACCCACCCACCTATCTGATAAAAAAATACCAGAGCTTATATTAGAGGAAGCTAAAAAAGAAGCTATCAATAATGTCGTTACAGAAAATCAAACAGAAGAATTATGCACCCAAGAAGAGATTAACAACAGATTAGCTATTTGCAATACTTGCGAATACTTTAAGGATAGTTCTTGCTTACTATGTGGCTGCGTAGTAGTTAGAGAAGCTAATCATAAAAATAAGCTAGCCCATCGTAATCAAAAATGCCCTGCGGATAAATGGGGTCCTATTAATTTACCTTAAAACGCAAAACCTCTGTTGGTTCTAATCCATATATAGCAGTATATTGATTAGTGGTGATTTCTCCTTTGTTGTTAATTAACACAGTAACAGGAACCCTGCTATTACCAGACCAACTTTTGAAAAAATGTAGTCCAATAACAACCTCTCCTTTAGGCTGGCTGTTTTTGGGCCAAAAAATATTTTCTACCGGCTTATCAGTTAAGTCTGTTGGAAACGCGTTTTTATCAACGTCTAAGAACACCCCGTCTATACCATTTCTATACATCCAGCATATATAGCTGTATGAGTTTATTTTAGTAGACTTATAATTAACATGCAAATCTATATCGTCTGTGGTATTCCAGGCTATAGAAATTTGTAAATCTCCAGTGCCAGCATTAGATTTTTTGAGACGTTTTTGTATTTCTCTAATATGGCCATTATCACCAGTACCTTGGTCACCAGTCCCAAGCCCCCTAGATGCTGTATAAGAGCCCTGGGTTGGCTTTGCTGCGGGTTGTTTAATATTTTGGGGTGTCTGATCGGGTACTAACTTATTTAAAATTTGAGGATCCAAAGAGGCGACATATGCTGTTTCAGAACTATTGTCCGCAACATCAAGTTCGGGGAATTTAACATCAACCGATTCTTCATGAACTACAGCATCAACCATCTTAGAACTTGCGCTTTGACCGATTAGAGATTCTTGTGCTTGATCCTCTAATATTTCTATTGATGGAAATTCTTCATGAGATACTTGCTGGTCTGTTTGAGTATTAAATGACAAGGTTAATACTATGGGCTTAGTATCATTTTCGCCTAAAGATATCAGGGCTAGTATTAATAGTAATACTGTATGAAAAATGGAGCTTTGTAAAACACCACTATCGTATAGAGTTAAAACCCAATTGTCCCAGTAACTAAAGGAGTTTAACCTTTGTCCTGCTGATTTTTTTGCCATTTGTGCCAACCGTTGTTTGGTAACCAATTATTGTCATCATCTTTACGCTTAGGAAAGAGCGTTCCGCCTTTCTTATGCTGTCCAAAAGCTAATACTGCGCCACAATCAGCACATCTTAACTCATAATAATCATTGCCCTCTACGTTTCTTACTATAAATCTTAAGTTTTGACTCTTACATAGTCCACACTTTTCTTCAGAAAAAATCTCTTGAATCAAAGCTAATTCTTTAAAAATTTCTTTTTGTCCAGATGCTTCCAGCTCAAAAGACAATTTATCACTAGCTTTGTAAAAGACTTTCATAAGTTATTTCCATTGTGGGTTATAGCCTAACATATCTGTAGTAAGTTTTGATGTATCTTGCTGATAAGCGGTCAATTGTTGTATTACGCTAATAGCTTGATCATGTGATATATTATATATGTTATCATGGTCGATAGCAAGTGATTTTATTAAGTTATGCACATTAACGTTTAGCCTTTGTGCAATCACATCAATAAAATTAATTTGATTAACGCTAATTTTAGAAACACTATTTTCATCAGGATGGTCTTCTATTTCCTTTGCTAATTCTTCTGCTGCTACTACCTTTCTTAGCTTTAGCGCTCTTCTTAAAGCACGACCTTCTGCTCTGGTTTCCGCTACTGCAACAGGATGATTTCTATAGATTTTATCACAATTCCCCCAATAAACATCTGCTGCTCCGTCTATAGTAATATGTTGCTCATTAGCTAAATATGTAATCGAATGTACTACCGTGGCTCTTTTTTCGTTACCGGGCTCAGGGGACTGAGTAACATTAGAAGTAGAACTGATGAGTATACAATTTAATGCTTCTTCAAATATGCGTCTTAGTCCGTCTGTTGTAGGATTGCCTTGTATTTTTTCGTCATCTGAAAGCAGACCAAGTACATAGTCTGTCCATGACAAATCACTAGTCTTGGGCTTATCAGTAGTTACCACGACCTCAGCATTCTTGACAACTCCATTTGTTTCATTACTAACCACAGACGATTTCTTTTCTTTGTCCTTCGCCATTTAATTAATCCTCTATTTCTATAAGACTATTTGTTTGATAAAGCTTATTATTGAGTACTTCTAATAATTTCTTATATAAGACGTTGCTACGAGCTTGTGAAAAATCATGAGTTTGTTTAATTCTAATTAGTTTAAGTCCTTTACCAATAATTAAACCGTTTTTCTTCTCGTCATATTTTTGATTTTTCTTCAAGGCATCTTCGCCCCATATGGGCAAAAAGTGTGATGGTCCATCCACCTCAATAGCCAAATTTATAGTAGGCAGAAAAAGGTCTATTTGCAACTTGGTATTTGATAATATTTGCTCTTTGTGAAAATCTACGTGCCAACCATCCACTAGTAACTTGTTTAATAGAAATTTTTCTAGCTTAGAACCAACCTTGCTACTAAGTCTAGCAGCATCATTCGCTGCTTTAACAATATTTTCTTTGTCTTCGATACTTAATTTTTCCCAGTTGGTTTTACTTTTTTGTTTTCTTTGTTTCAGTTCCTTTGCAGACAAACTCTCCCACGACTGCATCACCCCATTACCTATCTTATTTTTGGTGTCTTCACTTCTGGACATTCCTTTTGTGGGATGTTTATGCTTACCTGTAGATAGAGCGTTTTTTTGAGCAAGACTTTTGTCTCTGATCGGAACTTTGAATTTTTTTGCATCTCTTCTAATTTTATTAGCATATGTGTTATACTGTTCAGCAATATCGCCAAAGCTCATTTTTTTATTTAAATAAGTATCTAATATTAGCTGTTTTTTAGTCTTATCATTCAGACTATCATAGTTTTGTGATGACATTATATATCTCCTCGCTATTGAATTCCGACATGAGAGACAGCGGCTGTTTCCAACATATGTTGCATAGTTCGTAGGTGTCTTTATTATTGGTGATTACTTCCAAGTTATTTTGCATATAAATGCTGTGCCAAAAACCATACGGCAGCCCGGGATTCTTTGACCATTCAGGTTCTGAAATATATAAGACCTGTTTTTTGGGACCCGGAAAAGTTTTAGTCAACATGGCACTTTTAGTATCAAATATAAATAAGATACCATCAAAATATTTAGCTTGTTGAATATGTAGTATATAGTATTTATGATTTAAATCTATATTATTAAATTGATTATTAAATAATACAATATTGCTATATGGTAATTTTTTGCACAGCTCGTTTATACTATTCAGTATATTTTTTTGTTGCTCGTTGTCGGCAGCAATGTCTAACAAATAAAAGCCAATATCCATGTTTTAATTTCCTTTCAGAGCTTTTAAGAATATGTTTTTTATAAATGCTCCATATGAAGATTGTGTTGAATCAAATGGCGCTAATGACCTTAGCTTAACAGACTTTATATTCTCTAGAATGTCGCCTTCTATAGATATGTTTTGAATGCCACAAATTTGAGATTCTATATTATAGGAGTTGTCCAAATCTAGTAAATAAGAATAGCTATTAAATACTAAATTGATATCTGGAGGAGATAACACACCCACATTTTGTGGGTTCTGATAATTAGCAGAATTAAATAAAACTATTTTTTCTTGACACTTAGGATATAAAACATCAGACAGGACAGTGTCGTTTATTTCGTTATCGCTAGACAACATCACTGCTGTTTTATTATTTCTAGTCTGATTACTGAGCATAAAGATTTTATCATCATATAGTCTATCATATAGGCATTCATAGTCTGCAATCCGATCTGTGGCCATATTACTTCGTTTACCAACACACAGAATCTTATGCTTGTTCCAAAAGACTCCAATTTCATCATTTTTAATAGGAACATTAAGAAAAATACTAATCTTTACGTTGGCAGCATGATCTGTAATAAAATCATGCATTTCTTGAGAATACTCATTGGCTGGACCAATAATAATATCTGGTTTGTTTTGATGATAAACCTCAAATAAATTGCCGTGAAAATTCACAGCAGAAATATCATATTCATCAGAACTTAAACTGAATAAGTTATGTAAAAATGACTTATATTCGTTTTCGTGGTTTAGATGTGCTAGTATTTTCTTTTTGGTCATTATGCGTACTCTTTAATTTTATTTTTATCTTTTAAGCCGGTTATATGTATTAATTCGTCGTGGTTTAAAGCTAGTTCTTTATAACAAATATTGTGTCCAATAGATTTATTAATAATTTCAAATAAGAACATATTGTCATAATATGTATCTATGTTATTGGCAATCGTTGTCAAGTCTTTATTACATAAATATACCATTCCAGACCAAATATGGGCGCCAATATCATAAAAGATATATTCTATATTGCCATTAGAATTGGATACTGAACCTAGAAATTTATGTTTCGTTTGATTTTTTTTTATTTTTTGAGACACAATCCAAGACTGATCTGTATTTAAAATTTTATTTTTTTTACATCTAATCATAGTATCTATAGAAGTAATAAATAGTCCATCATATTTAGTATTGTCGTAGTGATCAATAATTAGCTTAAAAGCGTATCCTTGATTAGTAGTTAAAAAATAATTATTTAATATGATATTAATATGAGAAGGAATTTTTTTTTGTAGTTTTTCGTAACCAAAACCGGCAACTATGCTAATGTCGGTAGCTTCGCCCATAAACTTAACAACGTTATCTATTTGATGTAGTACTAATTCTTTGGCGTTATTATTAGGTTTAAGCAGTCCAATAGGCCCAAAAGACTTCATGCCCTTAGTAATTTCATAAGATAATATATATGACGCTATTTTATTTTTCATTAATCTTTTGAATAACGGCTATGGAATAAACATCATCTTGCATATTTTTGACAACCTCGAAGCCCGACACAGCATGAATAAAGGACAAGAAATCTGTATTAGTCCAACAAGACTTTAGTCCCAGCACCAACTTAGCAAAATGCTCGCCATTAAAAGTACCAAACTTGATCTTGTGACAAATATTTTCTGGATTTAAAAAACGAACAGTTAATGTTCCACCCCTAGTCAATTTTTTAAGAGCTTCTATAAATATAGGATTTCTATCTTCTTGGGGTAATTTGTCGAGGGTTATAAAATTAATATTTTGAACATAGCCATTAGTAATTTGATTGAGATTACTAACATTAATATTAGAACAACCGTCTACTGAATCTTCTTTATCGTCTATTGTGATATTGATTTGATGAATCATAAAATAAATGCCTTGTTGTTGGTTTGTACAATAACAGAATTAAATACCTTTGCAAAAGATTCGAAACTAAATTTATTTTTTATACTTATTGAACCATCTTCTGTGTTCTTTGGGTCAAGATTCTGAGTAACAATATTCATTAATTCATTTGGCTCATTAACAAAAACTAAGTTATCAATATCCCCATACTCTCTATTCACTGCTGGATGAGACATAGTGACGCCCACACAACCAGCAGCCACAGCACATAAAAGATTAATAATATTATGTTCAGCTAAATCTATAACTACTTTATAGTGATTGAAAATCTCGTTAAGAGACTTTGTGGACATGCTGAGATTAGTTATAATGTCTCCTGACAAACCAGCATTTTTTGCTACGGCAGCAATTTGTTGAGCATACGGCAATCCTTCTGTGTTTATAACTAAAATGTCTTTTGTTCGTTCGTTGAACGGAGATAAACTTTTAAAGTTTGCTGGTATGCCATAATTGATTAGATAACTATTATCTAGTTTCCATGATTCTTGAGCAGCGCCGGTGAAGAATATTTTAACATCTTTTTTAAGTCTTTGATTAATAAGTGCTAGATCTTCTTTTTTAATATACGGAGGTCTGATTGAATGAGTGCATAAAATACCGTTTAAATGAAAATTTTTAAATGTATTATTTTGACTATAACCAATAATATTATTACTTATAGTTAAGTTGTAATTATACAATGTGAGGTCTTTGGGCTCTAGATTGATTAGGTTGGGTATTGATATTGTGGGCTTGGCCTGAGCATTTACAATATTAAAATACTTATGATGATCTAATGATACCAAGGTATGATCAAAACAATTATTTTGTGGAGCATATAGAATATTATATGGTTCCTGAGTAAATTTTTGTAGTATATTACCCGTAGTAAAACCTAGATACATAGACGCTCTCCAATACTATGGTAACTAAATTGATCTATAATACTTTTACCGACTTCTCTTTTATCGGCAAGTTTTTGTTTCTCTGATTTGTGCATAGCGTAGACGGATCTCATATGCTCTATTAAATTGTACATATCTATTTTATACCAATATTCATGGGCATTATATAAATCAAATTCATTTGTTAGCGGCCTATTATTCAATATAACAGGTGTTTTATGACTTTTGATCAACCAGCCGTTATCGTTATTAATATAGTCGGTCATACCAGTATTGTTTGTCACAATAGGGGTTTTACCTAGAACCAGTGCTTCTGCTGCTGGTCTACAAAATGCTTCGCCCATAGAGGGCATTACAAAACAATCTCCAGAGTTATGTAATCCCACGATATCTTTATCGGATAGTCTTTCTGTAATAATTAATTCTTTTTTGTATTTAGTACTAATATTAAGTTTTCTTTTTAAATTATCTATGTCTTTTTCGATAACTCGATGAGATTCTGCTGGGCTCATGCCCCCAATACTACTTTTAATAATCAAAGACACCGGTTGTGTAATATCAAAAGCCAAATGAAAAGCTGTGACTAAATCCAAAACATTTTTACGTTCATTATATTCCCCTATAAAATAAAATTTAAAGGTTTTATCTATAGCAGGATGCAGAGTTAATTTATGAGTTTGATTATTTTTAATAAAGTCTATGTCAAGAGGCTGGGATATAACCCTGATGGGCTTAATGACTCCAGACTTTTGTAGACACAATTTTTCTCTGTTGCTAGGTACCCAAACTTCATCCATTTGATTGATATTATTAATACAGGTAGACTGTCCTATGTTATTGGTTTCTAAGACAAAGAGGCCTATATTTTTTGCATATTTTTTATTGAGAAATAAATTATGGGGCAATACTTTTTGTATAACCACATCGTATTGATCAAAATAAGCATTCTCATACGCCAAGATTTGTTCATCTGGTTCGTATTCTGATGGAGCGCTGGTGAAAAAAATGGGCCTAGTAGTGAGATTGTTATACTTAGTGCCCAGGGCTTTTATATAGCTTTGTGTAGCTAAACCCCACCCATCATTTTGCCTATACGGTCCTACAAATAAAATATTCATTCTTTTATATTTTCTTTCATATGAGCATATTGAATAAAGTCTTCATTTTTTAATTCTGGCAAATGATGCTTTGCGTTCTGAGCTAAGTTATTATTATTAATCATATTGTTAAGTACGGCTGTGGCCTTATCTAGACCGTAGGGTTCTGTTTGTATACCATTAATAGCGAATCCATAGTCTAGGTCACGTATCATATTTAATAGCAATATAGAAGATGCGAACTGGTGATGGGGCATATGAGCTGATACCATCTTGGTAACAATATCGTATGGATTTCTATTATTCACAGGTAAAGACTGTAAATCAATACTGTTCAATACGGGAAGATTTTCTGCCCATTTTCCTTGTAAACCAACCAATTGTACATTATCAAAATATTTTTCCCATTTTTCAGCAATATGGTCCCAATTATAGTGATCTTCTGTTAATTTTCTGGTTTCAAACCGTTTCTGTTCTTTCAGTACGCTGGGCATAGCTTGGTATTCAGATAAAATTTCTATTAAATGGTTATTGTCTGGATATACTCTAATAGCTTTTGTCTCTAGTTCTTTAAAGCCTTGTCTAATTTTAATCGGATATCCATTGATTTTTCTGACAACATCACTCATCGCACTATAATCAACAGATGCTACTGGAACTCCACAAGAGGATGCTTCTACTTGAGGCATGCCGAAGCCTTCGCAAATAGCATATTGCACATAGATATCAAAAAGATTAATCACAACAGATAAATTTTGTGAAGAAATGCCTGAACTTACATTAGGCATAGAAAAAGATTTTTGACTACATTTTGGGCAATATGAAACAGGGTGCTGGTATAGGCTGGGTGCAAAGTATCCACAATTTTTACAACTATAAGTAAATAGTACTCTGTTGCCTACTTTATATTCTTTAAGTAGTTGAGGAATATCCCAACCCGCATCCGGATAGCTCGTATGCAAATACAGATAAGTCTTTTCTCCAATAGGATTTTTTTCTCTTTTGAATTTATGGAGTAATCCCTTAAGGCTGGAGAATAATTCTGGTACAAGTTTGCGTTTTTGATTACGCATAATACTGCCAATAATAAAGCTGTCCGGATCAAAACCAAAATGTTCTTTAAGACCCGATCTGTTGTCTATAGCTTTGAATGTATTAAGATCTACGCCGGGAGACGTAGTATCTATGTATCTAATTTTATTATTGCTTTGTTCTAGCAGAGTATCTCTGCCGAAATCTGAGTAAGTAAAAATAGCGTCGGCGTGTAAGAATGTATCGAGCCATTCTTCTTGTTGTGGGGCAGAATCTACCGTGGGCATCAAGACCCAGTGATAAAATGGTCTTAATGGAGAGAATTGTTGGTATGAACTCATCCAATAATCTCTGACATCGACTACTATATCGGGCTGAAAATCTAGAAGAACTCTTTCAAATCTCCATCTGCCGAATTGATTTTCCATAGAGCTATTATATTCTGAAGCCCTAGGGTCTTTATCGTCAACAGCATTTGCATAATATCTCCAGTGAATACCCACGTCTTTAGGGTCGTTCACCTTTCCATAAGAAGCAAATTCTGCGATTTCGTACTTACCAGTACGATGCAGCCTTTGCAGTATTTCCCTAGCATAAGTACCAAAACCAGAATTTAAAAAACTAGCTTCGGAACACATCAAAATTTTAAGTTTGGTTTTAGACATAGAAAAATGGGGGTGTGTTCGCACCCCCATCTCTTTTTAGTGCATCTGATGGATTAGAAACTTACAACTTCTTCATTAACTTCTTTGCTCTTCTTAGATAGCTTAGTAATCTTAGAAAAGTTATTAACTCTAACCTTCAACGAGTTATGCTTAACTCCATCCTTTTCCCATGAATCATTACGTAATGATCCTTCTACTAGAACCAGATCGCCCTTCTTGAAGGACTGTCCGATAATTTCTGCGCCACTATCCCATGCTTCACATGGTACAAAAGTTGTTACCTTGTCCTTTTCTCCATTGGACTTGGTATACTCACGAGAAACAGCGACGGTAAAATTAACTACCGCAGTCTGCTTACCATTAGTATTAACAACACGCATTTCTGGATCACGAGCAAGATTACCACGTAAGATATTAATATTCATTTATTTCTCCTTGAAAAAAATAACCAATGTACTACACTATTATAGGAACCGACGGCCAAGCGTCAAGTTTTCGGAATATACGTTTTTTCAACTATGAGAGAGTCTCCAGACTTCGATCTGTTACCCTTTACTATAACTACGTTGCCTTCAAACAACGTATTTCTATATAGTTTGTACGACTCTGGAAAGAAAACAACAGAATCAACAGAGCCTGTGCCGTCACTCATTGTTACGAAAGCCATCTCTAGTCCAGGAGTTTTGCCCGACTTTGTTTTAGTAACACTGATGGCTTCTATTTCTCCGCATAATATAAGATTGTCTTTAATCATGCCATTCTTAAAATCTTTACACGTAATATTAGTCATACTTATATCATACATGTCTACCTTAGAGCAGGTCATACTGCACCCTAAAGTTTCATCCTCTATATCGGATATCCAATCAGGATTATCTTCTAGAGCGTATGGTGGCTTATTGAAATTATTAATTAAGCCTAAAATTATATTTTTACGATTCTTGTTTGATTTACCATTATGATATAAATCATATAGTGCATCCCCCAAACTTTTGTATTTATGTGTTTTATCTGTGATAAAAGAACATTCTTTTTTAGTTAGTTCTGACATTAAATTAAATTCAAATAACATAGAAGATCTATTTTTATTGAGATAAGAAAGAGCTCCTGCTTGTATGAGAGCTTTTGCCGATGTAGAATTAATGTTTAATAATACTTTCATCAGCATATCTATCCATGTCATAAGATCAAAATCTAAAAATTGTTCATCTTTTAATTTAATGAGTTTGTCGAATACGGACTTACCGAAACCTTTAATATCTGTTAGTCCAAAATAAATTTTTTCATTCTTTAATATAAAATACTGATTCATGTTTCTAATGTCTGGCAGCCGCACAGAAACATCCATCTCATTAGCATTCTGTACTAATTCCTTGATTTCTGCTTTTGGGTCTATTTTATCTTTAGCAAATCTCAAATAGGCCGCAAAAAAAATTCTTGGAAAGTGAGCTTTTGTGTAAGCTGATAAATAACTATTAACAGCATAACTAACCGCATGACTTTTATTAAAGGAATATCTTTGAGATTTTTCTATCCATCCGAAAATTTCTTCTGCTTGTGACGATGATACTAGATTTGCTTTTTGTGAGCCCTCTATAAATTTAATTTTAATTTTAGCCATTTCTTCTGGTTTTTTCTTACCGATGGCCTTACGCAACATGTCTGCTTCTTGCAAATTAAACCCGGCTACAACTCTGGCAATTTCCATCGCCTGTTCTTGATAAATCATCTCTCCGTATGTAGTTTTTAAAACAGGTTCTAAAACTGAGTGGTAATAATCCACTGATTCTAGTCCATTCTTTTTATCTATATAATGATTAGAAACTGTTTTTCCATCTCTAACAGCCTCTAAACATCCGGGTCTCAAAATACTAATAAGAGCAGAAAGCTGCTCCATGTTTTGGGGTTTTAATTTTTTAGCCATAGACTTACCAAGCCTAGACTCTAGCTGAAAACACCCCTTGGTATTACCGTCTGATATAAGATCCCAAGTTCTTTGACAATCTAGATCAATGTTTTCTATTTTTGGATCAAAAATCAATTGCGTGATCTTATCTCCATCCAAAGACACATTAAAAGAACATCCGCAAGGATACTGAAATTTTTTCGACATATATTAGGACCCAAAAGAATCTTTAAACTTTATTTTTTGACTCAGATTTCTGTGCAACTTAAGGAAACGAATTAATATTTCTGCACAATCTTTTACATCTTTTAGAGCGTCGTGAGCCCCTAATTTAGATATGCCTAAATAATCTCTAAGAGTATCTAGTGATAAATTTTTGACATCATTATTGTTTTCAAACCAATAAAAGACCAAATTCATAATATCTAAAACATCTCGTGGATAAAAAATATCTGATCTGTCTTCTTTATTCACATTACCATATTTACGACTCAAGCGATCTATAATAGGCAAATCAAACCTATTGATATTATATCCCGCAGCGATAGGAGCGCTGAACTGACTCTTTTTAGATGATCGAGTATGATGCATCATTAAATAATTGGTAAACAATTTCCATGATTGATCTTGTATTGGATATTCTTTCCACTCAGATAAAATTTGTTCTTTGGTTGATCCTCTGACCTTAGCATGAAAATCCAGAATATCCGTTTCATAAACATAATTATCATTTTTTTCTAACACTTCTGGCTTAAAAAAGATATTAAATTCTGAATTAGGCACAATTTCCAACTTAATAGGATCAACAATAACAGCGGCTATTTGTACTGGACTACAACCCCTGGGATCCGAGCCATCAGTTTCAAAATCAAAAACACATATTTTATTATAGTTAATCATTAAGCATTCTCTATTTTTTCTACTTGAATTAGCGGCAGCACCTGTATTTTTTGGTCAGAATTAGCAGTTACACAAGCATTAAAACATGTACAACAACTTACTCTTTCTTCTGGTGTTTTAACATATTCTATACCATTCATTTTAAATTTAGAACCAACTTCTAGGTCCATAAACTTAACCGTACTCATATTCTATTCTCCTTTATTAAGCATGTCTGTTATTGTCATAATTTTATCCAACATCGCTACGCCAAGAATATCGAATTTTATAATTCCCAGAGATTCTAGGTCTTGCATCTCCATTCCGGCTATCATCTGATCGTTTTTTGAATCGTATACCATAGGACATAGGGTGTTTAGTGATTGGGCACTTATTGCTATGCCAGCGGCGTGTTTGGATTGATTAGACTTGGTGCCCTCTAATCTTATAGCCTGTTCAAATCTTTTAGCAAGCGGCCCCTGTAGTTCATTATTATCGTCAATATAACACCATTCTTTGAGTTTTTCTGGCTCATTCTCTAAAGCCCACCTAATAATAGAGGCTTCCCCAGTCTCCTCTTTCATTTCTTGAAGATCGTCCGCTATTTTAGCTTCGTCTGGAATTCCCTTAGTAATTTTATTCATTTCTTCAAATGAGATATTGCCGTAAACTCTAAGAACATCTTTTATAGCGCCTCGGCCTTTAATAGTATTGAAAGTAATCATTTGAGATACTTTGTCATGACCATAACACGTTTTAATATATTCAATAATGTTTTCTCTTTTATTGATAGGTACGTCTACGTCGATATCGGGCATGGAAATATGATCTTTACTATTTCTACCAGCATTATAAAATCTATCAAATAAAAGATTATACTTTAATGGGTCTATACTGGTAATACCAATAAGATATGAAACTAAACAACCAGCAGCACTACCTCTACCTGGGCCGGGTAGCCAATTATTTTTTCTTACATAGTCCACTATATCTTGCACAATTAAAAAGTAACTAGACAGCCCGGCTCCTTGTAGTACTTCTAGTTCATATTTAATTCTATCGACATAAGATACTTGTAATTCTTTATCTATGGCTGGCGCTATTTTATTCTTCCATCCGTGGCGACATAGTTCTCTCAAGTATTCATCAGCAGACATATTATTAGGACAGGCAAATGGGGGCAGATTTGGCTTACTGAGTATGTTGTATTCTTCGCACATATCAGTTATAATTCTGGTATTTTCTATTTCTTCTTCTGTGTGCAAAAAATTCATTTCTTCTTGGGATAGTATATGAAAATTATCCGAAGTAAAAAAACAGCCTAGCGGAACTTCTTCGTCATTACTAATTTTTCTGCTAATTTCCGGAAAAGTTGTTTTAAGATTATTGCATAATAAAACTCTTTGATCCACAGCATCTTCTTTACGACAATAATGGGCGTCTGGGGTGCCGATAATTTTTGTATTAGTAAGCTTACTTAGCTCTCTAATAGCATCCGTTAAAATAATCTGTAATGGAGTATTTTCTTTATCCATTAATTGGGCTTCTAGAAAGAAATTCTCTTTACCAAATACATTTTGTAACTTACCGATTTCTGTTAATCCAACAGTCTTCCAATCGGGTATAAGCTGATTCTCATGTGTTATTTTATCTGCTAAGTAAGAGCCTAGATGGCCACAAAACCCAATAATATTGCCAGTTAATAATGAGCCCAAAGTTTCTAAATTAATTCTAGGTTTGTGATAGAAAAAATCTGGACGATTACTTTCTGAAACTATTTTAATGAGATCCTGCCAACCGGCGTAATTTTTTGCTAAAACAAGAAAGTGACTTAGGTTTTTGTTTTCTTTAGATTGATCTGTAGGGTCTCCATCACACAAATATAACTCACAACCCAAAATAGGTTTAATATTTTGTTTCTTCATTTCTGCATAGAACTTAACAGCTCCGGCTATATTTCCGTGGTCTGTTAGGGCACAAGCTGAGGCCCCTATCTCTATGCATCGTTGTGCAATATCTTTGGGTTGTGGTAGGCCGTCCAATAAGCTGTATGTAGAGTGACAATGGAGGGGATTATAGGTTTTCATTCAGAGCTTCCGGGTGCTTTGTAGTGTCCTATACTATAGCCTGGAGTTTGGTATTCGTCAATCACAGCTTTTATCCCCTTTAGGTCTGTGTCGTGTTTTACTTGTTCACACTTGGTCATATATTGGTCTTTAGGGATTAGTTGACCATCTCTATATTCTAGAATTGGCAGTATGGAAGTATTGGCAAAAGTGGTTTTACCAAAATGACACAACTTGTTACATTTCCAGCTTTTGTTTAATTGTGGTCTTTGTGTATTTTTAATAATTTCAAATTTTTCTTTAATCATTAATTCTGTTTTATATAAGTCGCTCTTATCAAAACAAATAGAAAATACTCCGCCATCATTAATGAAATTAATAGATATCATCACATGATCTATTTCTGGATACAAATGCTGTATAGCATAATGATACATTCTTAACTGTGGATCATTTTGTAGTTTTTGATGTGTTTTTTCTTCTCCGGTTGCCCAGTCTAATCTTCTTCCTGTTTTCCAGTCTATTACTTCTAGAGTCTTGTCGTTAACCTTGGTAATTAAGTCTATAGTGCCCTTAATAGCTAAATTACCCTCTAGTATACCTTCTTTAGTATCATATTTATAATATGACCATGGTTTTTTAATTTCTATATCAAAATGTTGTTCAGGCTCTACGATATGTCGATTTCTCGGATCAAACATTCCATTGTTATACGTTAGTGCTTTGTGTACCCAGGTATGACAATCTTTATAGTCTTTAATATCCCATTCGTGATGTGTAAACTTGCTAGTATAATACTTATATATTTTTTCTGTAATAGTATCTAAATTATATTTTTCAATATTAACCTCTCCAATAATATCGTCTACAAAACTTTTATTTTTATTTTGTTCAGTCAGTTTGATAAAAGCTAAAATCTCTAAAACCTTATGGCATATGGTTCCCTTGTCTGCTTTTTTATTGGACGGCGATCTTATTCCTAATATATATTCGAAAAAATATTGTTGTGGGCACATAGAGTGGGTGCCATAACTAGATGATCTAAGATAGGTTATTATCATATATGGTTTTTATTCACGAGGGTGGACAGGAAGGAAAAGACAATTTGAGTTTGTTGTTTTATGTCTATGGTATTATTATCTATAATAAGATCAAAATTGTTAGAGTCATAATTTTCTGGATCTAATGCAATTTCGCTCGAATGAGTAGAATGATAAGGATTACGAGTTAATTTGATAACATATCCCCCTGCTGATTTGACCGCTTCAACCTCGTTGGGGAACCTACAATCTGCAATAATAGCGACCTCTGGCTGTTCTAAAACGATTTTTTTAATGGTTGCGCCTGCCCACACATCATTTTTTAATGTGCGGAAAATATCGGTTCCCACGAATTGCATCACTTCTCTCGCCGTAAGGTTGGTATTATTCCAATACATATTGGTCAATGTGTTTTTATCTATATCATCTCCATAACACTGACTATGTGTCATCCCCAATATATTCATACATATATCTTGTTTTAGCGGATCGGCAAAGTTGTAAATTTTACCAGATAAATTTATCTGTTCTTTAAAAAAATATAGACTAGCTTCTGCACAAGTTGTTTTGCCAGATTGTTTTCTTCCGGCAAAAGCTATAATATATGTCATATAATACCTTTTAAAAACTCCTTAATTTCTGTGTTAATTTGTTCACAGGACATTTCTCCAACATCGTTGGCGCTAATTGTTGGTACAAAAATACGATATGTGTTTTTGCATTTGTTTTTTATTTGTTCTGCTGCTTTACGCCCCGCTTCATCATTATCGGTCAAGATTACTAGTGTCATTGCTCCAGAAGAATCCAAAATAATTTTTTGTCTATCGCTTAAAGAAGAACCAAACATAGCAACACTATTATGTATGCCATTTTCTTCTAGTCTCCACACATTGCCAGGGCTTTCTACAATAAGTGCTGTGGCTGTCGCTTTAATATTCTCTTTAGCAAACCAAAAATTATATAAACAATTTTGGCTTTTAAAGTTAGCACTATGTTTCCATTTTGGATTTTGCCATCTTTTTTCTTCATCGGGACAAACATTGTTGCTGTCATGATAACAATCGCAGTTATTACATTTGTCAAATAAACTCCTACCAGAACAGCCTATCATATATTTATAGTCGTTGTCATATATAGGCACAACTACTCTATTATACATTTCTTTATCTGGCTTGTTGCAAACCCCGACGTCGTATTTATCTAGTGTGTCTAGCGAATAATTTCTATTAATATAATATTCTGCGGGCCTGATTAAAGAATTTCTAACCTGATTTCTGGTAGGAAATTTAGTAGAATTTTCTTTAGGGGTAGTATTAATATAATTGACTACGCTAGTAAACAGTCTTTTATCTTTTTCTACCTTAGAAATTTTGATGTGTGATATGTCTTTTTTAATAAACGCTAGAGCAAAATCTATGGCTTCATCAAATGAACACGCTTTGTCCCCATTTTTTTCCCATTTATACTTTTGATGAGAAATAATACCTCTTAAAAAACCGAGCACGGAACCCTTAAAAATTTTCTCACAGCCATGTGTTCTGCATTTCCAGTTACCCCTATAAGTATCGCCCTCTGGATATAAATTCACAGCAGATATATTATCTCCACCGTGTATGGGACAAGCCATAGAAATCATTTTATTATTTGATCTATACTCTATTTCAAACAAATCTAAAAGAGCGTGTATATTGTCACACACTTCGTCGCAAACTATCTTAAGTTTTGCTTGATCATTCAAAAGGGATTTCTTCACTTGCATTTTGTTCTTCAACAATAAAGCCATCTGATGTTCTTCCTCTATTATTAGCAACTTCCAATTTAGTTCTACCTTCGGTAATCTTGGCACACCAGCCTTGCATATGACAATTTATATAATCGTTGTCATCCAAGCCTCCGCCATGCCTACTAATTAATGGTATTAGTTTACGATTGCCATTATCCGGACCATCTTCCGCAATTTCCTCTGGCGTTTTTCTTTTAAATATACTGAAATTACTACACAGCCATATAATTCTATCTGAGCCACTCGCCGTATCGGTGCTTTCTTTGGTTATACCGTCTCTGTTTAACTGTATAAAGGCTACTATTGGCACTTTGTATCTAACAGCAAAGTTATGCAATGATGTCATCATAAAACCAAGAATTTGATATTCCTTTAAGTCTTGGCTCATACCAGCACTATCCATAAGTTTAAGATAATCATAAAAAATAACGCAGTCTTTAGCTGTTCCATCATCTTTAAGACCAACTTCTTTTAGAAGCCAGCGTCTCATAATAGCTAGCTGATCTTCAAAGGGCTTGCCCGCTATGCTTTTGTGATATAGGGGCGTTTTGGCTAATAGACGAGAAGCTGATATTAGTTTGTTTTTTTTGTCTGGAGAATCTGCAAACTTACCAGTTTCTATAGTGTTGATTTCAATCTCTGTCATCATTGCTAAGATACGATTAATATGGTCCTCTTTATTCATTTCGGTATCCATATTAAGTACAGGTACGCCCAGTTTTGCTATATTATAACCTAAATTATCCGATAATAAAGTCTTACCAGTTTTGGGTCTAGCTGCTATTACATTAACCGTGCCTCTTCTTAGACCTCCGCCAATAGATTGATCATAGGCCGGAAATCCAGTGGGAATACCCACTTGATCAATGGGATTAGATTCCAAAGCCAGAATATATTCCTCTATGTTTTCGCCAATAGTTACCGGATGATTATCTGTATCATTTAACAAGGAGGTGAAATTAAAAATAGTTTCTTCTGCTATTCCTAAAATAGACCCTACAGGCTCTGTGCCATTAACATCCAAGATTTTTTCTTGTGCTAGTTCCAGCTGTTTACGCAATAGCCTAGCAATTTCTAATTTTCTGATTTTAGCTGCAAATTTTCTAACATTATCTAGACTAACAGGAAAATCCATAATAGCCTTCAAGTGTTGGGTTTCTTCTTTTTTTGTAATTATATGAGAAAAACCCAGCTCTTCTGCCACAGAAAATATAGTTGCTATATCTATACTTGGCTTTTGTTCTCTTTCACAAACTGTTTTTAGACATTTAAATATAATAGCATTACTATCTATAGTAAAAGAGGTGTCTTGAATAATATCCGCTATGTCCAAATACGCCACTTCGCCATAATTGCAAATGCCAGATAAAACGGCGCGTTCTGCGGCCACATCACATAAAATCATACAAATATTCCTGTATCCTTTTTATTAACCCGCTGTTCCTGAACACCTGTTACACTTATATCTATCTAGAGAATCGGTAATCAAAACAGGATTAACTTCTTCTTTTTTCCCGCACACCCTGCAAGAAACCTTAATTAGTTTAAATTTTCTAGCCCTTGGCACAGGAGGCTGAGTCGCTAATTTTTTATCAACTTCTACATCTTCTTTGTGCATTCGTCTTTCTGGCATATCGTCAAACTTATTACGACTATGTGATACGTCGTTGGTTTTTATATTATTGTTTGTAGGATTAGTCACGGCTTCATGATCTTTTGTCTCAGTTTTAGTTTCTTGGGGAGGAAGCATAGACTGTAACATTTGAATCATTTGCTGAATTTGCTGAGGATTTAAACTTATATTATCCATATTTAGTACTCTTAATTTTTTGAATTGATAATAAAATGTCCGATAGATTCTTCATAGAATTAGCTAAATAAGACAGTCTATCAGTTCTCTGTTTAGCATAGATTTTTATTTTATTGAGAGCCTGGGCCTTATCATTATGCTTAATAGCCTGATTAGATTTTTCTATGTATCCATAGCCTTTATAGTTGTTGATATCATCTGCTATAGCAGCTTTAGTGTTTTCGTCGGCCCAATTGTGTCTGGCTATTTCTCTATTAATGGTTCTTTGTATATGAAAAGAAAATTGACCAAGCCTATAGGAAATTTGTCCACAGTCTTCTGGTGTTAATTTTTCCAGCTCGTCCCTGCTCATCGTCAAATAACCATTGAGTTCCTGTTCAGATAATACGCCGGGATTGTATTTGGGCAAGCCGAGTTGATTTTCGTACTCGTCTAATAGAACATCCCAATCCTGTAGTTCTTCTTTAGCTGTTTTGGTGCTCATTTTTAATTCTGTCCTTCCATTCATCTAGTTTTTCGTGAAACGGCAACTCTATATAGCTGATACTATTGACATGGCACCACTCTTGTTTTTCTTGGTCTCTTTTTTTGTGTTTGATAAAACCTAATAAATTATTATGATAAAAAGGCACAAACTTATAGTGTTGTTCACCATGTACTTCTATGCATCTCTTTAAAAGGGGTATATAAAAATCTAAGTATAATGTTTCAGACCTTCTTAAGGGTATCGCTACTTCTTCCAAAACCTGCATAGTTGGAAATAGTTCATGTATTAAATTTCTAGCGGTTAGATGAAATGAAGATTTATTTTTTATACTTCCATGGGCGATACCGCCTATTAATTGCCATTTTACGGTATTGCCATCTAAATCTTTGACATTCATTTGATACCCATGGTGCTTTTAACTTCTTTTAATAAGCTATGATAAACTTTGGGATTATCTACTAAATATTGTCTTAGCTTTTCTGTTCCTTGAAATTTGGGTTTGTCTTCTACAGAAGTAAGCGTGTACCATGCTCCGCCCTTATGTATGAGTCCAATATCCACAGCCAACATCAATAACTCCATTTGCTTATCTATGCCTTGTCCATATCTGATATAGCTGGTTATAGTACCGCCAGGAGAACCTAAAGCAGAACAAATAACTTGCCATTGTATTTCTTGTCCAATTTGCTGACCATCTTCTGATGAACCAACTTTCCACGCTTTATGAAATTGTGCTCTCAGTTTAATATCTGTTTGGTAGGCAATAGCTTGTCCACTTTTTTCTTTCCATTCAACGTGACCAGTGCCGGGATTGCCCATTAAATGAGTAATACCAATAACAATATTTCTATTTACCGGAATAACGTTTGCTACTTTACGACAAAACTTAGCTAATAATTTAGCTCCGTCTGCTCTTTGCATCTTATTCATATCCGATGTAATCTCGGTTTCTGTACATAAAGCAGAATACGAGTCTATGATTAAAACTGATCCTGGTATTTCGTTTATAATTCTTTCGGCGATCTGTAGATATTCTTCTGCGTGTAATATTTTTCCTTGTTGAGATCCTATGACATGAAAACGCTCTAGATTTAATCCTGGTATACCTTCCAAATCTCTCTTTTTTAATCTACCTTCTATATTTAGGTAATACACTTCTCTGCCTTCTTTAAAGCCAGCGTAAGCATATTCGGGTTTTTGTGCTGTTGCGGCAAAATCTAATGAGGTTGTGGTTTTTCCACACTTAGGTTGCCCTGTTAAAATCATGAAACTTCCTTCTGGTACTCCTCCATTTAAGATAATATCAAGAGAAGGACTTACTGGGATTGTAATAAGTTTTTTATCAACAACGGCACTAGCAGTTAGCATAATTTCTGTGCCGAAATTTTTAATTACGTCATCTTTTAAACTCATTGATCTAATCCTTTTAGTTTAGAAATAATATTTTTACCTGAAGAAATTTCTGTAGGCCCAAATGTCTTATTTTGATTTCTATTAATGGCCAGAGTAAGATTTTGATTTTCTTGTGTCATTAGAGTGATTTGTTCTTCTATTATAGAAGGTAAGTGAGGAGCCCGCAAAGAGTAAATTTTTTTACCCTGTGGTGTCTGTAGAGCGCGAACTATAGCTTTGGGCTCGTATTGTTTAACTAATTTATTAGCAGATGCTATTTGATTTCTATAAAAGGCTGCCCATTTTTTTTGAGTCCAAAATTTATAATGAAGATCTGCTTTATCCAAAATAGCCTTGCGTTCACAAATCAATTCCGTAATGAACTGAGCAGCGGTGACTTGTTTGCCGTTAGAATATTTAGAAAGATACTTGTCTGGAGAATTATCCATCATTTTTTGTATTAAAGTTTTGACAAGTTTTTTCCAAAGAATCGTGAAAGATTTCAAAAAATTTATTCATATATTGTTGATAATCTTCTTTGGCCTTAACAGGAATATGATAAAATTTTTCTAATACCTCTATATTATCTGATAAATATCCTTTACTATCAACCTCTGAGACTTCTGCTTTGATGGTTACTGTAATCTCATATGGTCCTACAGTCAGTGTTTTAGGATGTAAAACCTCTGGATGTTTACTACTAAAGTCGGGATTGTCAGACATCTTATCCCAATGATCAAACTTATGTGTCTTAGCATCATGCAGCACAGAGGATAGTTTAGTCTCTATTTTTTCTAAGAGAGCCTTTTCTTCTGTGCTTAAATCTTTAAAGATATCTGTATGATCTTGATTCATTTTTGATTAGGCCTAAAGATTCCCTTTTCTCTTTTTGGTATATTATGTGATGCTTTTTTAAATTCATCATTTAATTGAGAGGCTTCTTTGGTCATTATCGACACGTTTCGTGTTTTACCAGCGCTCTCTGTAATCATTAGATTTTTAGAACTGGGCTTTTTAACTGGAGAAGACACTGTTTTAATTTTTGAGGTTTCCTCGTCTTGAGTATTAGTTTTAATAACATTAGACACCTGAGTATCTGTTAAAGACAATTCACCAGAAATTTTAGACAGAGACCATCCTTGACTATGTAGCCAAAGAGTCGCGTACTTTTGTGTTTTATTAACTCTAGACATTTCACTCATCCTCTCTTTCTGCATTAGATAACCAAGCCGTATTTTTAGTAGACAAAAACTTTACATACCACTCAAATACTTTTTGACTTACTTCCTTGTGTTTATTGTTAGATCTGCACACACGATCCAAAAAACTCTTTGGGTGTTCTTGACCATAAATAGACACAGGATTATAAAACTTGCCACTAGTATTAAGTCTAACAATATATTTTATAGTATTATCTTTGCGTATAATTTTTTTAGCAAAGACGCTCTCAGAATCTAATTTCACTCTAGGATTACCTTCTGTATCTATAAAGTCTTCTAATCCAGCGAGTGTATAATAGTTATCTTCTGATGATGCATCGGTGCTTTCTGCGGTATATCTACTTTCTGGTTTATAAATAAAACTGTTGTCGCTCATAATAAGTAGCCTCTCTATTTGGACCAACGATATTTAAAATTGGGTTTTTGTATTCTAGACATGCCAGACGGTAATTCTTTGGTAGATTTTTGTTCTTTGTATTCGTTATGTTTTGATTCTAGATTAGCTTTATGGTCACTGCTCATTTTATCTCTATTACGATTGGCTAAATCTCCAATAGTTTTTAGATCGCTATCATTTTTTATGACGGACGTATTTAAACTACCCAAATCCTCTAAATAGTTTCTAGATACAAAATCTATACTTTGGCATTGAGGACACATAGTTTTTTCTTTATATTCACGAATAGAACATACTATACTAAATACGGTATTACATTTATCGCAAGAATATGTGTATTCAGGCATTATAATAAGACTCGGGTAGATAAACAGACCATTCCTCCGGTATGTCTGATCTTATCTTAAGGAGAAGGTTCGATACTGGCAAGTACTTTAAGCTTCTATTCGGGACTATAGGAAGATTTCTTAGTGGCATATTGGCCTGTGATGGTGTTCTATTACCCTTTTTTCTATTACAGGCTACGCAGGCCGTAACTATATTAGTCCAACAAGTAGGTGAACCACTTTTATTTTTCCACACAGACTTAGGAATAACATGATCGTAGGTTAATTCTGCTGTGTCTTTTTGAATCCCACAGTATTGACAGCTATAACTATCCCTAATAAATAAATTTTTTCTCGAAAAATTCACACTTTGATAATTTATCTTAAAATACTTAACAGTTTTTACTACTGCCGGGATGGGTATTTTTTTATTATTTGTGCCCTGTATATAATCGTTTTTATAGAAGTCAATAATATCAACGCCAAATTTAGAATTTAGCTGATGTTTACATGACCAAATAATAGCTCTTTTCCAACTAATAATACCCAAAGGAGAATAATCAGCATTTAATACCAAGCATTGACTATTTATCTGTCTCATGTTCGAAATTGTCTAATCTACTAATAATTTTTGCAATAATGGGATTTCTAACGATATCTGATAACTCTAATTTAGATATACCTATACCATCAACACCAGACAAGGCTCTAATAACATTATAGAATCCACCTTGTATATGTTTATGTAAATCAGACTGACTGGTATCCCCAGTTAAAACCATTTTGCTACCATTACCAATACGTGTCAATAACATTTTTAACTGATCATACGAAGCGTTTTGACATTCATCAGCAACAATAAATGCATTATGAAAATTACGACCTCTCATTAATCCTAATGGAACAATTTCTATTTTATTATTTGTTTTTAGGCTGCTATACATAGCAGAAGATATGAAGTGATTAACCTCATCAAATAATGGCAATAAATACGGGTGTAGTTTTTCTTCTGCTGTACCGGGTAAATATCCTATTTTTTCTCCTGATTCTACTACTGGTCTAGTAATAATAATCTTAGCTACTTTATTATCTAATAAATATTCTAAAGCCATGCCAATAGCAATGTGTGTTTTACCACTACCGGCAACTCCTTGACAAAAAGTAATCGTGTTTTCTGCTACTGCTCTGATATATTCTTTTTGATTTTCTGATCTTGGTCTTAATCTATTCCTGTAAATTTGACTAGGCGACGAAATTTCGTTTGTAGCATCTATAGTTCTGGATTTTCTCTTGGCGCTTTTGTTATTTTTTTTTCTCAATGCGTACCCTTTGACTATAAAGACAGGTATACCAATTTACATTAATATACACCACTTATATAGCATTTCTTATTGTAATCCACTAGATCCAAAGCCTTTATTGGATCGACTAGTTTCTGACAAATCATTGGATTCCTCAAACTCAAAATTATAGTGTTTTTCGATGATTAATTGGGCTATACGATCCCCTCCCTTTAATTTAATCGACTCATAGGGGTCTGTATTATGTAGCACCACTCCTAGTTCTCCTCTGTATGAAGAGTCAATCACTCCTGCTAAAACATCTAGGCCATTTTTAAAAGCCAAACCGGATCTTGGCGCTATTCTGCCATAATAGTGTTTGGGTATCTCCACCATCAATCCTGTTCTAACCAATATTCGACCCAGAGGAGGAATATGTATATCGTCTAAACATCTAAGATCTACCCCGGCATCGTCTGGACTATTTCTAGATGGCCTGGATGCTCTAGAATCAACAATTTTAAATTTAATGAAATGTGTGCCCTTATCCCCTGATATAGTTTTGATCATAGCAGACAAGCCCCTCCAGCACAACTGATTTCTTCAATACCCACAGTATTATCTTCTGTTTCAGACAACTGGGTATAGTCTACTTTCTTAAACGAATCATATAAATCACAATATATTTTCCAGTTATATGCGTCTTTCATACAATATGTTAATCGTCTTAAATCATCAGCAAAATATTTATTAGCAAATCTTTTCATTTTTGTTAAAAACAATAGTTTGTCTTGAGAATCTGCTTCTTTGCTTTGGTTAAGACTTACATAGTCACATGCTGCCCACAGATTATTATTGAAGGCATTTAAACCCAGCTCTATAAGTCCAGAACACCACAAAGCAGCGTCTCCATATTCTTTAACTATTTCACGACTAGTGTAAACTGTAGTGAATGGGGCTTGAGGATAATCTTTGTCTCCACTTTGAGGTATTAAAGAAATGCCTGCAAAATACTTACGATTATCATATATAAACTGAGTTACATCATCCCACTCATCTGGCTTTACTGTCACTGTATTGCTTACATTATGACTCAAATATTCTTGAGTACATAAAGATCTGTTCTTTCCGGACTGCACCCAATTCTTTTGGGTTTCTTTTACTACTTTTAACATCTCGACAGCGGGAAGCTGATTCTTTAATTTAGCTCCGTCTGGCACTTCAATAGGAAACTTAACCACCTCGTCTGTATTGTTCGCGGACCATACAGACTTTGCACACGCTTGAGGATTAACTTTCTTAAAGTGTTGATATGGTGCTTCTAAAACATTTGCCTGTACATGGCGAATATATCTTTTTGCATGATGGGGATGTATGCCAGAACTTGTACCCAACATACTAGAAGATGTTCCTTCTGGCTTTAGGCATGTAACTCTAGCAGCCTGATTGATTTTGATCTTGGTCGCAATTTTTTTATTGGTATCTACTGCTATTTTTGCACCCTTGGTCAAAACCTTTTCAGATAATACTAATTCATGCTTTTCCATAGTACCGGTCAATGACACACCAAGCAAAGCTTCTCTATTAAAAATTCTTTCGCTAATTTCTCCTAAATAGTCTAGCTTAGTAAAACCTGCTTGTAGTGTACCTATAATAGCTGCGGCTTTACAAGACTCAAAAAAATCATCTTCATCTACTACAGAAGAACAATTAATAGTAGATAAATTACATCCTTGCCATCCGCTTTTACCTGTCACTTCATCTACTGGCCACATACCTATTTCTACACAAGGATTAAAAATCATAGCATCAGATTCGCTCCAAATAAATCCGGGTTCTCCGAATTCTTTCACTGATTGCATAAGCTTGGAAAAATCTTCAAACTTCGTAGACTCTTTAATTAATAGTGCAGAATTATTGCTTCTGGCTCTTTGTGGATTGTCCATGTACCAGTTGCCGGTCTTTGCTTTAGCCATTTCTTCATCATCATGACTAAATAGTGCTAATGATGCACTTCTACGAACACCGCCTGATAGTACAGCATCACTACTGTGCATAACAATATCGTATGCATCAATCGGCTTTAATTTTTTTTGCCCATTATTAATACATCTATCCAATAATGCTCGAATTTTTTCTAAACCATTTGCTAAAGGCTCATGTCCTGGTGCTTTACCTACGCCCGAAGCTAACGAAGAACCTTTTGGCCTAATATTAGAATAATCAAAAATAATATTGGTATTTTTATATTGCTTGAATTCATCCACGGGCTTACTAAAATATGAGCTTAATAAAACACCCAGAGCATCAGACCAACCTTCGATACTATCTTCTATAGTATATGTAATAGTATTTTTTATAGTATTTTTTGGATTATGTTCTAATTCTGGTAATTTAGCGACGTGATGCTTTTGTACGCTAAAACCAGTGCCGCTACCACACAACAGCAACCAGAAACATTCTTGAAAAAATCTGAGACGATCACAATAACTAGCAGTACAATTATAAATTTTAGCGTTACGTTTTAGAATGGGATCTCCACCAAACTGTAAGGCTCTTTGACTACCTAATACTTTTCTTTTATACATCATATCATAAGCCCAGTCGATATCTTCGGCTATGCCAAACTCATCGTACTTGAGATGCATCATATTCCTAACTCTGTCTACCGCTTCTTTCCACGTTTCTCTGCGATTTTTGTCTTCTAACCAACGAGCATATTTGCTAACGAATGTATAATTTTGTAGCTCTTGAATAGCAGACATAAAATCTCCTTTAATGATATTTATTGTTTATTAGAATTTAAATTTTTAGGATAGTAAACCTATACACCAGTCAAATAGTATGCTTCTGCTCATTCAAGAAATGCATATGACATAAATTTCCAAGCTCAGAATAAGCGATGTTTTTGTGACTACCATCATGAATCTGGTTAATGTATATCCAATTAATAATTTTTTTTGTGCTATCTTCTGATAGCAAATATTCCATACTCAAATTATTTTTATCTACGGTAGCTTTAATCATATGCTCACAATCACAACCCTGGATTGCATGCCATGGCTGAATACCCGGGTTTTGTTGACATATTTGATCGTATTTATTTTTTAAATCATAAATTTCATCACGACTAGGAATAAAATTGATTGCTTTTTTGATAATATAAAAATTAGTCTGTGGATAACAATATTTTGTATCTAATATGGCTTGACATAATTCGTTTTGGTTATAATCAGAAAAAGCTCCGTAGCCGATATTATTGATATAATAAAAGTCTTTGTTGGCAGACACCTGTTTATTAAAAATAGATGCTTCTACTAAAACATCATTAGATAATTTCCATACATAGTCATAATCCAAAGACTTAACATAATCAAAAATTATCGAGTCAGATAAAAATGTACCAAAAGTATGTCCTAAATTTTCCGTGACCACAATATGTATTTTACTATTGGGTATAAGTGGAGACAGCGTTGCTTCTACCTTATTGATCAGGTCTTGCTGTCCATTTAATGAGAAGACTAAATCCCTAAATCTGCTTAAAAATGATCTATTAATAGATACATATGTAGACAAAATATCGAGATCACCAGTACTCTTGAGCGTTCCTACGGAACCATATATAGACCTATCAACAATTTCACCTAGGGTTATTGAACTTTCCAAAATGAATAAATCCCCTTGTCTAACTCGTAAGAATCCCATATAAACTGCTGTCTGGATGGTTGTGCTTGAGCCCACGACCACATATCAGACAAGCCATCCTGCAAAGATGTTATATGTCTAAATCCAAGAATGTCAACAGATTTTTGATACGTGGGAAAAGCATATTTAACCTCGTGTCTACCTTCTAGATAAACTTTACTGCCTCCGCCCATCACTTGAATTAAAACATCTGCTGCGTTATCAATAGTGCATTCGTGTATGCCTCCCAGATTAATAATTTGTTTGGAAGCCGAGGGTAAAACAGCAGAAAGGAATAATGGCTCTAGGCTATCATCAATATAGCTGAAAGCCCTTTGCTGTTGTCCGTCTCCAAAAATAGTAATAGGTTTATTATTCAAGTGTTGGTTCATCCATATGCCTAGAACATTACGATACTTATCCCAAATATTCTGTTTTTTTCCATAGACATTATGAGGTCTAATAATGCACCAATCCAAGTTGTGTTGTTGACCAGCTGATTGTATATCCATCTCACAAGCAAACTTGGCTATTCCATACGGATCAATGGGCTGAGGAATCATCGCTTCATCAAATGGTGTTGGATTATTTCCATAAACAGCCATACTAGAAGTGAACACCAATCTTTTTACGTTATGCTTAATGCAATTATTGATTACGTTCGCTGTGCAAATTAAATTATTTTTGTAGTTAAATTTTCTAATAAATGGACTCAAGCCTTCCGCCGCATATGCCGCTAAATGAAACACATAATCCGGCTGTGTTTGTTCAAAAATTTCATCCACTTTACGATCTAGCAAATTAATTGGATAAAAGTTTACTTGAGGATGTATATTTTCAATATATCCTCCGCTCAGATCATCTATGCCATAAACATTATATTCATTAAAATATTTAGTTATAATATAGTCAGCTAAATTAGAACCCAATAATCCTGCGGCCCCGGTAATTAAAATATTTTTTTTATTCATAAAAATTAATACCTCTAATTATTTCTTTTGCATTTGGCTTGTGAGAATTTGAGGGCCTGTGTATATATGGAGCAAATCCCCATTTTTGAGCAAATATTGTGGATGCTATCTGCTCGCTGCCGATAAAGGTGCTAGCATCATTTGTATCTGTAGATTTTTTAGTTGCTATACTACCAAAATGATAAAAATTTAAATTTCTAGTACGCATAAATGTTATGTTTAATAGTTCTAGTTTGAGGAAAAAATCCCAGTCACAAACAAACGGAGACGGATAAATTAAATCAAAACCACCTACGGCCATAAATAATTTTTTACTAATGCAGAATGGAAATATCTCTCCGTCGTTCGTTAGTTCTTCTGAGGTTCTAAAAGAGGGTTCTATTTCTAAAAATTCTCTGTATCTGAAATCATCTACTGATCCAAAGTCGTGCGTGATAAAATTAAAAATACTATGTTGTTTTTCTATTTGATTTGGGGATATCACCACATTCTGAGTCATCTTATCACATAAAATGCGATCCCATTCTTTTGGAAAAACATTATCGTCATTTAGAATTAATAACCAAGAATGATGAGCATAATATGCTCCTATATTAATAGAGAACGGCATGCCTTTATTTTGTGGATTAATAACAAAATGAACATACGGATTTTCTTGATACGATAGTATGATAGATTCATATAATTCTGGAAATCCATCAATTACACAGATGAGTTCGCTTTCGGTTGTTCTGGTTTCTAAAAAAGACTGAATACAAAAGCTTAAGCACTTGGGGTTTTTAAACGATGGAACAATCGCTGAAATCATTATTTTAATCCTAGCTTTGGGCAAGAAATGGTGGACGGCTTGTCTATTACCCTATTATAAACAAGATTGTACCAAAAGTCATATTTATATGGATTATCTGTCATCGCATCGAATACAGAATAACATTCTTCATCTGTTGCTACGGTATTAGGCCACATCTCTAAACCCAGAGCATGATCGACACCCCTATTGTATTTTGTTTCCGGGCTTAGTAGTTCGGAGTTAAACCAAAAAAATGTACCAGCATAATGAAATTTAACACCAAACATATTACCATATATAGTTTTTAAGCATCCAATAAATTTATATTTATGAGTTAAAATTATTGGCTTGATATTATTAAAAAATAAATCTAGATTATATTTATATAATGTATTTACCCATGCTGTTATCGCATAGTCTTTTTCTGAATGAGTACATCCTTTGCTATGACCATAAAAAGTATAGCTAGATTTGATATTATTAGCTTGTAGTAATTGAAATAATAGTGGTGATGCTTTATCAAAAAAGTGAAGGGTTTCACGACTATCGACGTTATTGATAACTGGTATAAATTGCACACCATGTGACTCAAATGTTTTGATAATTAAATTAAAAATTTTATTATTGTCAAATTTATTGTCTGGACTAGAAAGAGTAAATATTTTATAGCCATTAAAAATTTCAATATGTTCTTTTATTTTGGATATGGCATAGCAAATCTTCTCATGCTCTATACAATGAAAATGAAAAATTAGATTAAATTTGATTTCATTATCTTCTACTGGTGTTTTTTTATTTATAACATTTTTATTGCCAAATAGCCAATTAAGCATAAGAGCCCCAATCGGCTAGTGGAGACAACCACTCTGTTTCACCATGAGTGCTATAGCCCGGAATAGAAGAAATTAAAAAAGCTTGATTTTGCATAAGTTCTATAAACATTTGAAAGTCGTTAGGGTGTGTAGAGGATGTCCATTTCCTTAATATTTGCTCGTATTTTTTTATGTTTTCTCCTGTACTAGCAAATGTCATGGTTGTGGAATTAGTAATTTTCCAATGACATGACGATGTTAAATACACCCTAGTATTTTCAGCACCCCCTTTACAGAATTGATTTCCTCCTAATTCTGGGTCAAGATATTTATCTGGATGATCATATAGAGTAATAAAAGGAAAATTAAGGCCAAAGCCTTCTAATAAAATTTTATCAGCCAGAGGCTTATGTAGATAATCGTTCTCTACAAAATATATTTGGGCTTCTGAAGGCAGCTTGAGAGCCATATCTAGGGCGATATTAAAAGTACCGGCTCCGTGCCCAACAGAAACTAAATGAATATTTTTATAATCAACTTTGCTACTTAAAAACTCTAGTGTTTGTCCACTAACGTTATCGGCAATAATATATAAATTAGCCAGATAGTTATGAAAAATATTACAAAAATTATGAAAACAGGAATAGTTATTTATGTAATTTGGTTTATTTTTTTTGTAACCATTATTAGATATTCTGTATATAATGTGCATAATTTTATCTTAAGTCTATAATAATACAGATATCGTCTGATCTATTGATGGATAAGCTGGCGTTATAAATAGATGCTTTACTTCTTAAATGTGTAGGTATTGAGGAAAAAACATCTACAGCTACTTCATGAGAAATAATGTCTTCTATAATATAGACGCCTTTAGGAGATAAAAATTGAGTACACGTGTTAACCAAGTGTTTTTGGAGAGAAGACTCATGAGAAGCATCGTCTATTATTAGATCAAATGAATATTGCTTGTTGCGTAACCAGTCTAAAAAAATATCTAAAGAGACATCTCCCTCATAAAAATCATCAAATAAATCACACCAAATTAGTTTAGATGGTATATGATGAGAAATAATGCCTTTGGTTAGATCTGCTCCTACTAAAAATTTACCAATCTTATTGTCTCTTAAAAATTTAGCAAAGCCACAAGAAGCTGTTCCTATTTCTAGTATGGTTTCTGGTTTTGTTATAAAAACAGAATTATATAAATTTTTATAGTTATGTCCCGCCTTAGCATCTAATAAAATACTACCTCTAAACTTATCTGTATCTTCTAATGATGATAAATAGTCAAACTCAAACATATTAAACCCTATAATAGTTTACTTACAGTAATGTCAAAATTGTTATGTTTAATCACTTGATAATTATTTTCTTTTAAATAGTCTATGGTTTTTTGTAGTTTAGAACCAGACTTAAATGGACCATCACTATGCACCGCTTCGAAAGTAATATTATTAATATTATGCTTATTAAAATCGATACTTAATATAATGTCACAGTCATGGCCTTCCGTGTCGATATATAAATGCTCTATTATACCATCTAGTCCATTATGAGCTATAAAATCTGTGAAGCTATAACACAGAACTCTTACTACAGCTATGTTACCAGAGTGCCCGTGCGTCACCAAATGATCATGGTTGAATGAGCAGTGTTCATCAAGATTATTTATATTGTTTCTTAGTTCTTTTTGATAATATAATTCTAAGTTTCCGGTATAGTTTGATATAGCACAATTATAAAATTTTATATCGTTTAGTAATGTAAACGGCTCATAATTTTCTTTAAGTCTTTTAAAATTAGATTCTAGAGGTTCTATCAAATGTATTTGAGTATTATCAATACGAAGACCAACAGCACTCATTAATTCATCTTTACCTCCACAGGCACCAATTTGTATAATGTGTTTTTTCATGTTAAAGTCTCATAAAAGGTATTCTGTTCTCTTTGTTTAAGAATATTTTTTTTATGTATGATAGCAAGATCGGGGGAGGCTTTAATTACTGCGTTCTGTGTATGTCCTGTGATGTGCTCATGAACTCTACCCTCCCATTTAATGGAGGGTGAATTTCGATAGATTCTAGGTTGATAGTCTGGCCAATTAACCCAGCCAAACTCGTTGGTTTTCCATGACCATTTTTTTACATCTTCTGGCGTTAATCCTTCAACAATATTAATTCTTGGCAAATGATATAGATCTATATCCTGTGCTTCTTTAAGTATTTCTCTGTATGTCAAAAGCGTTTTTGGTTCTATAAGCTCATCAGCATCCAAATTAAAAATATATTTTTGTGATGCTAAAGAATTCATATAGTTTTTCATTTCAGCAAAATTATTTTCAAAATGAAACTCTGCATACTTATCAACAGACATAGATTTTATTATATCTTGAATTTCAGTATATAAACTAGACATCTTTTCGAGATCTCTTTGATATGTTTGCAAAACTATGATTTCTTCATTGTCTGTTTTGTGAGTCTTTAATAGACTAAGGAGCTGGGTAATTTCATTTTTTTCTTGGTATGTAGAAATACAATAAGATATCATATAGATATTCCTTGCAGCCAAGATAGATCAGGATTGATATATTCAATACTCATGCCACTCATTTTGATAAATAAATCAAATCTGTTTTGTTGTTCTTGGTCAAATAGGTGTGTGCCGTGTCCTTGTTTCATAAAAACTTTAGTAACTCCTTCTTGCCACAAAGCCATGATACAATCGTTGCATGACTGGCCAGTAACATAAGCTATTCCATTTTCTGGCCTAATAGTACAATTAGATAGGGCGTTTCTTTCAGCATGAATCATCCAAGGATACTTATCTGGTCTGGTTTTAGGTAGCTGTGAATCGTCTAGACCCTTGGGAAAACCATTGTACCCAACGCCTAAAATGCGATTGTTAGAGTCTGTAATAATACATCCGTGTTTGGTTTGTAGGTCATGACTACGCATCGACACCGCGTGTGCCAAACCAATAAAATATTCTTGCCAGCTAGGTCTCATATCATGTAATAGAAAAAAGACAGATCGAGTCAAGGATCTAGAGTTATTCGAGATTGTCTACACAACTGTTATCTGATGTAATTTCACCAGCCACGTTTCCATAATTGCATGAGCCGCTTACAAACACAGCATTACCTAGTACAGAACCATAATTATTAGAATAGTTGATAAAATAACCAGAAGATTGAATCGTACCATAATTGTTTGATCTTGAAAAAAATCCACGATTTAAATCTCCTTGGTTCGTGCTGGAACTAAATGTACCAAACTGTACCTTACCAAAGTTATAACTATCGCTATTAAAATAACCTTCTAGCAAAGCTCCAAAATTATTACTGTTAGAAGTAAAATAAGATGTGGTTTTGGTGTTTCCGGCATTAGTAGCATTATTAAAAGTAACGACACCCACATTGTCTAGACTGCCACTATTTGTTCCAAAATAGAATGACACATTACCGGATCCAGTGATATTGCCCTCGTTGTTTGCTAAAACCCCACTAAATGTAACTGTGCCATTTAATTTAATGTTATCTTTATTTTTACTGGAGTCATTAAACAATAAATTATTAGCATTATTAATACTACCTAAATTAATAGAATAATTATAAAATTTAATATTTTTTTGTTGAGACTCAATACTTGATAAGTTTTGACTATAATCAAAAAATTCTATAATAGAACCGTCTATATCTGACTTATTAGATGAAAAATTATAAAATTTAGCCCTAGATAAAATGTTACCCTCGTTAATTCCACTATTAATAAAAGTACCTAAATCAACTTCTCCTCTGTTGATAGAATATAAGCCAAATTGTGCTTCATAACAGGTTTTATAGTTAATAGCATTTTCAGAAAAAAAACTAGCAGATAAACCTGTTCCATAATTTTGACTATTTCCAATAAAATTGACTAGGTTCGCCATGCCATAGTTTTTGCTTTCATTTCCAAAAATAGCAGCCTCTATTACGGATCCATAATTCTTACTAACATTATAAAATGATCCATTTTTAATTATACCACTATTAACACTACTTCCACTAAAATAACAAAAATCACCCAATCCTTGATTTATGCTGTTGCCATTAAAATACATATTAACACCACTGCCATCAACGTCCGACACGGATCTGTCATAAAAATTACCCAGAGACTGTATTTTATTTGAGTTTTTAGATTGATTATAAAATGATCCAGAAAGACTGACTATCTTTTTATTAGAACTACTGTCATAAAACAATCCGTGTCTTATGGTTCCAGAATTAATGCCGCTGCTATAGAAATATCCCGAGCCTTGGCTAATATTACCGCTTGCGCCATTATTTGATCCGTTATAAAAATATATTTGTCTACCGTTTATTGTTCCTAGGTTATGTGATTGGTTGTAAAAATAAATTAAATTGGAACCATTAATACTATTATTATTCAAAGCTTTACTATCAAAAGCGATGTTTTTGGCTTGATTAATACTTCCTTTATTTGGAGAGTTTTGAAAAATACAATTAGTAATATCTGTAACATTACCCCTATTTTCACAGCCAGATTGAAATATGCATGTATTAATCTGAGATAGATCGTTTTCATTATGAGAATTATTTAAAAATTCTATTTTTATACCGGAGCCGGTAATATGTCCATTGTTTGTAGAAAAATCTGAAAACTGAATATTGCAAGTAGCGTCACTAGAAATGTCACCATTATTTGAAGACATATTAAAATTGATAATACCGATGCCATCTATTGATCCGCTGCTAGCATTTGCAGAATTTCTGAAGTCGCAGGAGCCACTCGTCAAAGTACCGTGATTGGTGGAATATTCTAAAATTGAATTGCCTAAAACTTTACCATAATTGTTAGCAAAAATAAATTTAGTATTATTTAAAAGCTTGCCATAATTAGATGCATTCCCACTAAAAAGACTTAAGCCATCTACAGCTCCATAATTAGTAGAAGATCCTAAAAATTGACTATAGCCAGAAACGATACCGTAATTATTAGAATCAATAAAAATAGTAGGACCCACACAAGTACTATAATTATTACTACCAGAAAAAACAACAGGACCACTTAAAACGCCATTATTAGTACTATTAATAAATAATAGTTTGCCATCAAGAACTCCGTTATTTGTGCTGTTGTCAAAAGTAAAATTACCATATCCACTAGCAATAGATATCGAGTTGTTAATAAAACTAAATGTGCCATCCAACAAAATGCCACTATCTTGAATATCGCAAGCGTCGAAGATGCCAGAGGTGCTTTGTATAATATTTTGAAATTGTTCTCTTCTTTTAGTTATGTCTGTATTAACAAACTGAACAGTCTCTGTGCTGATATAACAGTCTTCGAGTTGCGAATTCAAGATGAGTCCCGACTTAGCTATATCTAATACAGTATGTTTAATAATTCCACTATCTATAGATAAAGATGCAATAGACCACTCACACACGCTGTCTGATTCCCAGTGTTCACATAGTATGTAGGGGTCTATAATTAATATCTCCCCTTCCATTCTCTCGCACCCAAAAGAAAAATAAACCGGGTCTTCTGGATCAATTAATGTACCAGCTATAATTTTTAAATTAGTAAATTCTAATAAAGGTATACGATTAAAACATGAATCAATAGATAAATTTAAAATATAATTAGTCGGTATAATGCTTGCATCATCTATTTCATTTCTGGGAATAGCTCGGTTTGGTTTTGATAACTGATCGTCTTTGTACCAATTATTAGGATTACAAAAGACTGGAGAAGACGGTTGTGTCATATAAATTATATTATACTAGGGTTTAAAATATAAAGGACCCATATTATCATTTAATAATTTATATTTATGTATAGGATAAAAAGGTCTATAATCTAAATTTTGAGCAGGGAAGCCGTCTACTAGGGACAATGCGACTATTAAACCAAATGCTCGTTGTCTGTCTGAGCACTCAAAAGGAACACAAGATCCTTGTTCTGTACAACCTCTGGTCCTGTTTTGATCTTCTGGTAGACAGGGCGGTGGGCAATATTGATCTTGACAATCTATAAAATCAGGAGCCCTATTGAATCTTGTTATACAATTTAAGTGACTTTCTGTGATTAAAAAACTACCCGGAGGAATAGGTCCCCAACTAGGTTCTCCTCCACTATTCCATTCTCCCCAACTATTAGCTATTAAAAAAACACATTCTGGATATTCAATTTTAGTATCATCGTATCCTATAATATTATATGTATGATAAATATTTTTATCTGGATAAGTTAAACCTGTTGAGTCCCTCTGGTCTGGAAAACCCACGTTAGTAAATAATAAAACACCATATCCATTATATAATAAGTCTTTAACACTAGAGATAATATTTGTTGTAACAGCAGATATCGTTCGTGCTCTCTGTACATTTTTAAGATCCTCTACATTGCCGTATGAATCATAAAAAGATTTTTGAGTGTCTTCTTCGTTTTGTTTTTTAATTTCTATAACAGTATTATTAATATAATCGTAACCATTTAATGATTGAAAATGTTTTAGAAACATGTCATTATGACAAGCATAAAAATTAGATCCTGTATTATTAATAAAATTAGCATAACCCCCATAGCTTTTTCTTTTTAGTATACCTATGTGTTTCAAAATTTTATCAATCCAACCAGACAAAACATTTCCTCCAAATAAATTGTCTTCAGTCGGTACTAAATACGAAAAATCAAACCGACTTGTTCCTGGACCTCCACAACATTCATTGATTCTGCGAACACAATCTCCACCACAACAAGGGTTGTCACCAGTATCGTCTTCCGGACAGGCTCCACAACTACCGCATATTTTACTCCCATCTTCAGCTAAACCACAGGAGTGCGGCGCTCCAACTGCACCAATAATTGTACCTCCATTTTTTGTATTTTCTATACAACTCATATCCCCACAGCCAGTAGCCCTACCAGATAAATTTGTTTCTGATATAATATCTGGTCCTAGCATCATCAAACAATCCCAAAGAGAATTACCACAAAAATATTCTAAATATTCCGTCGCCATTCGATGCTCCCATTTAGTATATGACCTACTAGCTTCTATGGCACACGCTCTGGCGAGATCACAGCCGTTTCGTACAGCATGGGACGTTCCGCTTTTAATAGTGGGTTGAATTTCTGTAAAAGCTCCAGCATCTATAGTGGTCAAAAACTTGTAGGGTAATCCTAATTGGTTAGCTCCGCTACCATCAATTTTTTGAGAAATTTTATTATAACATGGATACTTCACATGTTTCAAAAATTGTACCATCCTTATCAAGTCATAAGGAGTACCCACACCCTCATAATTTATACAGGGGTTTAAAGAATATTGATAATATAATTGTTTGGGTGTTAACATAGTTAGCCATAATACGAGATAAGCTATCTATGATATAATACACTCTTGTAATATTTTGACTAATTTGTTGTTAGCTTATTATATAACACTAGTGATAAAACAGCCCCTGCTGCACCAGCAAATAAACCGGCTGGAGACAATGAATCGTAACTACCTATTAAATATAGAATAGCTCCACCCATATAGGATCCAGCTACGCCTAAAGCTACGGTTTTTATAAATCCAAAATTCTCTTCTCCGGGCACTATGCTTTTAGCAATAGATCCCACGAATAAACCATAAACACACCACACTAATAAACTAAACATTTGCTGTCTCCACTAGGGTTTGTAGTTCTTCATCCGTGAGGGTTTCTCCGTTGTCTAAAAGACTATTAACTATTGACAAAGAATATTTATTATAATCATCAGGCTTCATTTCTCTTCTTAAGAGTTTCTTGATTCTCATTTTAGTAAACCATCCTCGGCGAACACTATACTCTTTTACTTGTTCTCCATATAATGAGTATTTCTCGGATAGTGAGCAATCTTTATTCAATTTATTTTTATTGCATTCTTGTAGTATTCTTATCAAAGTAAGTATAATACTAATTATCATCAAAATAGTAAAGGGGTCGAAACTATGATTATCATTCTTAGGAAGATTAGACTTCTCTAAAACTTTTAATGCAATATTTTTAAGTTGTTCTTTATTATCCATTATTATTTACCTTGTGGCTTTTTAATAGGGCAAACACCATTGGGACAATCATTTTTGACTGGGGCAGCCGCGGCTTGAGTTGACAATCCTTGTTCTGGTTCGCAATAATTACACTCTATTTTTTTAATACCATCACCACTCATATACCATCCCTTGCCTTTGCAAACGGGACAATCTTTGCGCTTGTGTTTAACAACAGCGTTGTCTGAATGCTTGCTTTTAATAATAGCTCCAGCAAGTGTTACTGGAGCGGTCGTAGATCCATAATATGGTCCGCTGAACCATAATAATGAAACACCCAATAAACAAATAATGCTTTTATTCATTTTATTTTCTCCATGGAAGAGGAACTATATTGTCTATAGTATCAACCACTTTTTTAAGAGGTCGTGGACGATTAGGTTTATTTACTGGGGGATTGTCAACTTTAGGCTTTGGAGATAGTTTGATTATTAGATTAACCAAACGTTCAAGAACACTTACTATCAGATTTACGAGACCTCGTATTTTTAATCGATCTCTAAGATTCATAGAATACTCCTTATGGTATATATTATAATACACCATTAATAGCAGTCTAATAATTATAGATAATCATCAAATCCGTAGTCTGGTAGTTTTTGTACAGGAAAGCCGTCAAAGTTGCTAAATGCGTATGCTCCGTTTTGAGCCAGCATACCTTTTGCTACATCTGCATGGATTAAAAAAGAACCGTCTGGGATAGGACCCCAATCTGGATGTCCACCGTCGTTCCATTTACCCCAACTGTTTTGAACCAGGAATGCTAATTCTCCATTAGTATCATCGCATGCTGTCCATGCCATAGCATGTGCCCATGAGCCAGACTGTTTAGCAAAACCTTTTTTATCTCGTGTGCTACTGAATCCATAACTAGAACAAACACTTAATCCATAACCATTAGCTAAAGCGTCTCGTGCTTCTTCTACTGTTCTTACAAGACTGACTGTTTTTATTTGATGGTCATTTGCTAAATCTATAACGGGGTCTGGCAATCCTCGACCACCCCATCCTGCTCCAAGCATACCTTGATACTTAGAAAGATCTACAACGCCCTTATAGTTTTTCCTTACTAAAACACCACCATACTTACTCACAAACTCTGCTGCTCTAGCACAACTCATACCCTGTCCGCCGTGTCCACGAGCACCGTAAATCCCCTCTGTTGCGCCCCTGGCTATCCAACTCTCTCTATCTGCATGAACATCAATTTCTACTGCTCGACTAATATCACAAGCGTTTCGTGTAGCATGTGAAACACAATCTCCAGTAACTTGTCTTTCATTATAAGGATGTTTATCAAACTTTAAAACACTCTTATAGGGGGTTGACAACTTGCCTTTTCCTGTGCCGCTTACTCTTCTGCTAGCATCACCAAATAATGGATATTTAGACACCTCCATTAAATGGTCATATACGTGAGGCTCCCAAAGGCACCCGCTAAATCCTTGACGATACTGATCGTATAATTCTTTTGGAGTAAAACGTGGCATTATTTACTAGCCTCATTATAAGCCCAGGCTAAAGCATTAAAACCCTCTACTGCCTTAACTCTTAGGTTAGAAGTTAAATTAATGTTATCATCCCCGATACTTGCTACAATAACTTCTTTAGCTTCTTTGGGTAGATCAGCATACTTACCCTTGATGTCTAATCGTAGCATAACACCGGCTATGCTATTAGCTTGACGAATTTCATCAGTATTTTTGATTACTAAATCTTCACCATCTAGTTGTACTAATCGGCCCAAATCTATGCTTAAGTCTCGTAATCTTTTGAAATCGTTTTTTGAACCATTAGAAGCTTTTAACAAATTAATTACGTCTTGTGCTTCTTTCTTAACATTTTCATCTGATGGAGATACCAATTCCATGACATCTATATTAGTAGGATTATTATTTCCTCTTAAAAAATTCAAATCAAATTTAGACAAGCCTAATATGATTAGTAGACCAGCAATCGCTAGAATAATTTTATTATTCATTTGACTTCACCTTCTTTATTGGCACAGATCGTGGGACTAAGATAGGGAAACATTTGATCAGCAACCTTCACGGCTTCTGCACAACCATTTTGTACTGCTAGGTCTCTGGTCTGTTTCCAGCTTACGACTAATTTAAAAAATGTATCTTCGTTGATTTTAGAAGCTACATTATCAAAAGCTACTGGTGGAATGGTAGGAGTTATTGACTTAATGCCCTTAAACTTATCAACCAAATCCGCTACTAGTTTTTGAACTGGACTGAGTTTATCTTTAAATAAAACCCATAGTACTAAGCCCATACCGGCATATAGGGCTAGGTCTGTGCCACTCACCCTGCTACTAAACTCTTGAAAGCTTTCTGTAAAATTCATTAGATTATTCCTTATTATTTTTCTGATATTCTGGGTTTAACATTAACAAATGCGTTAGCTTTTATAGCCGGATCAACAAATACGCCAGTATTTCTAAAAGTAGTTACCATCGCGTCAATTGTGGAACTTACCAAAATCATAAGAAATGCTTTGACATACTTATGTATAATAGGTTCTAAGAGATTTGGCACAAAGGGAATATCTACTACTATAAAAACACTATCATAGAACTTATTCAATAATTCCATAGCGATAGCTTTTTTATCTTTACCAGCTAAATCTGACGACGTACTTTCTATGGTCTGAATAATACTAGCAACAGCTAATTGCAAAATTTTCCATGCTTGAGCTAAAGCTACAACTTTAATTTCATTCAGAGATATTTTTGCTTGATTTATTAGTTTTTCTAGTTCTAGGTTTATTGCTTCTTTTACTGTTAACATCTTTTTTACTCCTATCGTTAATTTTATTTGCTATGTTTCGTTCTTGTTGACTTGCTGTATCCCACCAAGTTTTTTTAATTTCTTTTCTACTATTAATATACTTATATAATATTGCTAATTGACCACCAATCAAAATCATACTTTCAACACCATGACTGACATCACGAATAAGATCTTCTTTTTGGCTGTTCTCTCCTATTAAACCTATTAGATATAAACCACTAAAAATAAAGCTTACTGCTGTAAACCAGAATTCGCTTGTACGATAACCCGGCTTTACCATATTTAATCTCCCAAATGTTACATTATATAATAAACAAAAATTATAAAGTATCTACTGATTTCACAAAAATACCATTATAGAATCTGTTGTCATATTTAGCTTCTATTCCACTCATTGCTGGATTATTTTTAACATAATAATTATATGTATTATATTTACCTGTAAATGTAGTAGTAGTTACCGAAGAACCATTTTTAACTGGATTACCAGAAACTGCTGTTTTAATATCGTTTGCCATAAAATTTACCTTTCTATTCTATCTTCTAGGGCTTCTAAAGTTTTACCAAGAGTTGCTATTTGAATTTTAAGCTCGTTCATGACTTCTGTATTACGTTGTAGTGCATTTGCAAAAACTGTTTGATTTTCTTTATTACTATTTAATCTTTCCATAATAAATTGTCTATCGTGTAAATAGGGAGATTGAGTTTCTATCATATGAGTTACTTCTGTTTTTGTAGCCATATTTTTACCAATAGACACCCAAAAACCAACCATTGTTACAATAATACCAATGCTTGTTGTTGCTATGTTTTCCCAAAAATGTATGATTGTATCACTCATAAATTTTCTCCATAAGAACTAAAAGCCAACGACACTCAAGGCATCATTGGCTTTAAGTTAGCTTATTAGTTGTTAATAAATTCAGCCAGTTTTAGCCTTGTAATCATTACCTGTTACTGGGGCGGGTTGGCCTAACTTATAAGTTAATTGACCAGGAACAGCACGACTTGGTGTTGCTGCTGTGTCTGTTGCTAAAGAATCTGTAGCCACAACAGGGAAACCATTATCAAACTGACCAGTATATCTGTTATACTTGTTAGCTCTAATAGCTGTTGTAAATCTACGGGTTCTTAACGTTTCTAACTTATGAATACTTCTGACTAAAGCGGGTACATTGGCACCTGATAATAGTGCTGTGTTGCTTACTCCGCCTATTGTAGATGTGGTTCTCATAGCGACCCCATCTCTATCTCCGTATGCAAAAGCGCCTCCAGATACAGCTTTATCAGCCGAGCCGTTATCAATTACTGTCGATGCAAAAACGCCTGTGTTGTAGCGAGAAACACCTACATTAGTAAGTTTACCAGAAGCTACTGATCCGCCTCTAGCAACAGTTCCTCTATTATTAACAGCCCCACTTGATGCGGTATTTGGTGGTACAGAATATGCGTTACCGTTTACTTTTGATATAGCCATTTTGTTCTCCATTAAATGATGAAAATGCTATTATGATAATACCCTAAAAGTTTTCAAAAGTGCTATTATTTTGTGTAATCAGCTCTAATCCATTTAATGAGTTTACTTTTAATCCATACAGATTAGCTTTTTTAATGTTCTGAATCTGGCTAATATTCCAAATATTGCCGTTGCAGATAATATTAATGGGTACTTTTTTGTTGATAAGGGCGGAAGCTAGGATATTATCGTTGATATCATCTAAAGCATATCCTGTTGACGGATATATGGTGTTAATATTATGATCAATTAGTATTTGAGCAACTTTGTACAGTAATTCGTATGTAAAAACCCTGTATTCGAGAATATATCTGAGTTCTACACTATATTTTTCACAAATTTCTTTATTGTATTTAATATCGTCTCTAAATTTTTCATACTTACGATTACAAAAATTATATGGTTGTGCTACCACATTAATAATGGTTGCTCCATTTTTTATTGCTGTTTCTATAGCTGCTCCACGAGTTTTAGTATCTAAAATACCAAATGGATAATCTATAGAAGAAGCTATTTTAATACCAGTAGTTGAACTAGTCAGTGCTTTAACAAGTCTGATCTGCGGAGCGAATACGCCGATAGTGGAGGGCTTAAAAGTTATAGCCTGCTGAATATTTTTTCTAATTTCATCATCAGATAATGAAATATCATATATGGAATATTCAATAATCATTTTTTAAATTTGTGTGACTTAAGTAGTTCTATATTAGGATACTTCTTACTACCTAATACACCATCAGCAAAACCATATTCTACTGCTTCATTAGCTTTTAAAATCCAGTCACACTTATTAGCCAATTGAGATGTAATGTGTTTACGGGCCATCATTTTTTTCCAATTTTTTTGTTTGGCCATTTCACTTTCCATACATCTATCGGTGAAGATATCAATCATTTTATCACACTCTTCTTCGTTCCATTTAATAGAACTAGCAGCAGCCTTAGAGTGTTCATCATGTAAACTAAATGAACCATAATGAATCAACATATTTGTGTTAGGCATTAAAATTCTTAAATGAGCCGCCTGTAATAAAACACTACTTGATGATTCTACTTTAGCATAAGACAATATTATAATTTTAGACTTAGAGTATTTTATAGTGTCGTACATACCTAAGCAATCTTGCCAAGCCCCTCCGGGCAAGTGCATATGTACTAAAATAGTATCGGCAGATAGCGTATTGAGATATCTGATATTTTTTTCAAACATAACAGAACATCGCCAATCAACGCCGCTTTCTTCTTCATTTTCTGAAATATACGAGTGTAAATATATTTCTCTATTTTTAGGGTCTAAGTTAAAATTATGTATATCATTAATATCGCTGTCGTTGCTTGAATTAATTACCATATTTATTCCGTATCAAGATGATTATATATTTGATCGTTGATTTCTTTCATTACTCTAGCATCATCAAAAACCTTGCCAATAGCTATACGGAATCTATATCTTGTAAAAATATCCAATGACTCTACTCCATCAACATTCTCCAGTATATCTACTATAGTAGGAGTAATAGTAAAATTAGTATGACCAACCCAAAAATTAAAAATTTTACTAGAAGCAGTATTTTCGGTATATGGAATAATACCCATAGGAGTAGCAATAGCTTTCATGGGTTTTTTAAGATGATCTATAGGGTTGTATTCATTGCCTTCTTCTAGGTCATCAGACTCTTCAATACTATTAGCGTTTAGCTCATTAGCATCGTCTTCTCCAAATGGATCAAACCATTTTTGCCAAATAATTAAACTTTCTTCATTATATATATTGGTTGTCATTATACTAATATTTATTTATAATTTTTAAATACGTTAGAGGGTTTAATAACAGCGTTTTCATTTTTGTCCACCAAGCCGCTCCAATTTTTTAATAAACACTCAATAAACATAGCATCTTCTATATTATTTTTTTTATTTACGCTCAACAACGTTTCTATAATTTCTCTTTTCATTTGACCGCTATCTATAAGATAAATAAGAGTGGCATATTTAGACGCTAATGCTTTAATAGATTCATGAGACAACTTATCTAAATCAGGCCAATAGCATAAAATATTAATAGAATCTTCAATAGTCAATTCTAAATTCAGACTACATATAAAACTATGGTTATCCGCCTTATTAGTCGATGAACGAGAAAATAATTGTTTTAAAAACTTATACATAGGCTAATGATTTTCTTGCGTGACTATCTATAAATGCCATGTTGGTACTTATATAATAAGCACTCATGAGTTTGGTGCCAGGAGGTATATTACAAGCATAGAACGCTATAATCTCATTGTCTTCTTTTGCCAAGTCTACTAAAATCGGCCTTGTCCAACCAAAAGATAAGTCTATGTGTTGTTCAAAAATGTTCTGTAAACAAACTGGGATAGATTCATCTTCTTCGTTGATCTGAATTGATATGGGGACATAATTAGTGTCTGATAAAGAAACCACACACCTCTCTAGTCTTTCTATATCATAAGAAGCAACTAATAATTTTAGACTATTAATGAGCATATGTTCTAATTCTAGCTAGTCCCTTTTGGATATTTTGACGAATTGCTTCTCTCGTCACTCCAAAAATATTACCTATTTCAGATAATGTTTTTTCTTCAAAATAGTACAGTCTAATTTGTTCTCTTTGTTTATCTGTAATAATACCAGAATTTAATAGATTATTAATGTTTGACTTTAATAATGAGTCAGACTCTTTGTTTTCTAATAGGGTCGCAGGGTCATACTCTATATTGTCTGGAATATTATTTGTAAAATTTATGTCATAAGCATCTACATTATCTAGAGAATAATGAGTATTTTGTTTACGATACTTATTAGTCAAATAAGTTTTAATAGCCCATATACCACACTGATTACGATAGGAATATTTAGTTTTTGACTTACCATTAAAGCCTACTCTATCTTTGTCCCACTTCCAGTCGCCGACCATAATTGCAGATGCTATATCAGCTATCGCATCATCATTATTTAAAAGCTCCTGCCTTAAAGAACCATAAAATGTAGGAGCAAATTTAGAAACTATTTTTTTCGCTAAAGTTATATACGTAGACAGACTATCAAACTGTTTTTCCATTTATGTTTCCTTGTGTTAGAATCCTAAATACCAATTATTATTTACTGAGCTTTTTCCATGTGTCTGGATCTGGTCTATCTTTATCTCCGGGCTTGGCGGGTCTATATCTTTTTCCCATTTTTTCTTTTTTTCTGCGGATATTTTCCCATAGTCCAGGTCTTTTGGCTGCTTCTGTATTATCGGCAGCGTCGGACACATACATGACAAAATCATGGATCGTTCTCATGTAATCCTCTGTGATGGCGATTTTACCCTGTAGCCAGCTTTCTGTCAAGTTTTCTCTTACAGATGGATTTTCCAAGTTGTTGATAATTTCTTGTGCATGAGTGGCTATGGCTCTTAAAGATCCGAGACTCATTTCATAGAAATCTTTTTTATATTCCATCATTTCTTGTTCGACGGTTTCTTCTTCCATATTTTCTACGTCTAGAAAATTTTCTTCTCCCTTAGTTTTTTTAAGGTCTTGAAGTTTCTTTTTTATCATTTCTAATTCTAGTTGATCTTCTAAATCTTCTTTAAGATTTTCTTCATATTCGTTTGAAGATACGGCTTTATAGCTATTAATATTTTGAGTAATTGAATTTAATAAATCATATAATCTTGACATAGTTACACCTGAATACTAAGGAAGTTGTCTAGACCCATTTGTTCTATAAGCTTAAGATATCCTTCATATAAAATGATGCCGTTCTCGCTACCTTGCAATAGTGGTATCATAATATTGGCTGTAAGTTCATCACCAGCTGCCCTAGCGGCTAAAATTGTTTCTTTTTCTGCTACTGCTGCTTCTTTTACAGAATTAAGATTGTATTGGATAATTCCTAGAATGTCATGCCTGGACCATGATACTGGGCTGACTACTAGTGGTTGATAGTCTACATCAAAAAATTCTAATCTTTTCAAATTTTCCATAGCGTGCTGATGTTCTTCTTCTGCATCTTTTTTGATAACATTCGCTAATTTTGTATATCCCCATCTTTCTAAATGAACAGCCTGTGCTGATAAAGATGTTGTTTGTTGCCAATGAATATTTAATGATTTTTTAAGTAATTCTACTACCATGTTATTTGAATAGTTTTCTATCACCTGCGATTCGGTTTCCATAAATTTATTCTCTTGTTCTTTTAATAGATCAGATATAGGTTTATTCATTTTACCACGCCTTACAAGACCAGTATCTTGCCTTCCATTTAGGTCCGGGATTATCACAATTATGTCTTGCTCTAAAACTTCTACGACGCTCTGGTATATTTTTTTTAATTTTCATATCTGGGTCGCCAAAGTTAACTTTAACAACATTGCCCTTATCGTTTTTGACATAAACACTAAATTTTTTAGGGCCGTCTGGTGTTCTGAATGGTTTATTAAGCTTAACCTTTCTGCCATTTTTTTCAGCAGCAATGAGTCTGTTATCTTCATCATAAACGTCTTTAATTTCTACTTCTATAACAAATTCATCCCACTCATCATCATATTCTGCTTTTAGAAAAGCTAAATTGGTTTGAACTTCTTCTATAAGAGAATGTTCGTTAGATCTTGTCTGACCTAGACAAATAGCTACTCTTTGTTGAGGATTAGAATATTCCTTCTTCATAGTCTCGCTAGACATACATCTAGCAACGAACTTATCTTTATCTTCATTGTTATCTGGTGATGGTATGGGCATAGTATATCTCCTATAGGTTTTCTATACACCGCACAAATTGATTGGCCGCATTTTCCCAGCTAAATTGTTTGGCCGTGTCTATGCCTTTATTATTAGTAGTAATATTATTTGTATAAACATGTCTCATAAAATCTACTATTTGATCTTTTTCTTTTGATCCTATTTTAGCCCAACTACCTTCTCCGTGAAACCACTTACCATCATAAGCAAGTTCTTTTTCTGTAATATCTATTAAATAAGAATTTTCTTTATTGCAATATTCTGTATGTGCAGAATAATTTGTAGCTATAACCGGCTTATTCATAGCCATAGTCTCTAAAAGTTCTAAATTCCAGCCTTCTGCTCTGGAGAGATATAATCCGCAATTAGCATAAGACAGAGCTTCTGCTAAATCTTTTTGAGTAGATAGTCTAGGAAAAATCTTAATTTTATTTTTTAGTTTAGATTTACCAGCTAAAGACAACCATTCTTTTTCTTGTGTCTCGTTCAAAAATGGATTATTAGTGATCATCCATAGTTCCACATTGTCATTATTTTCAAAAGCCCTATTGAAACACTCTATCACTAGATCGTGACCTTTTCTAATTTCCCATTTGCCTATAGTAATAAAAACATAATTATTAGTAGGCTTAGTATTATATAAATCAGCCGAGAAAATAGATGTATCAACACCCAGATTTACAATATCTATTGGTTTGTGGACTTCATTATTCAATAATACTTCTTTAGCCCATTGACTACTAGCTATTAATTTATCAGGAAAATTTAGATGATATTTTTCTGTGTCTGTAAAAGTGTCTAATTCAAAAAATGGATATGCTACATATGGTCCGTTTCCTATTCTTGAAAGAAGATCGAATTGGTGCCATATCTTTACCGAGACATCATTATATTTGTGAGACGTTTGTTTTTTTATAGCCTCATTGATGATTTCTTGTTCTAGAACACTGTCTATTCTTGGTTGACCCATAGGAAAAAGAGCTATACTATGATCTTTAGATAAATTTTTTAACAAATTAAGTGCTACGTTACCATAGCCGGTCATACCTATAGGAGCATTAAGATTGATATTCATATTTTATGTACCAAATACGGGACTGTTGTTAGAATGAATTTTATTGACCATGCAAAAAGAACCACACCTAGCCATGTGTTTAATATTATTAGATCCTATATAGCAACAACAGGATCGTATACCTCCTAATAATTCTTGAATAATTTTCTGGATAGGTCCTTTATATGGTACGGTAATCTTTGTACCTTCTGATGCTCTATAGTCTTTAATAGAGTCCTCATATAGTTCTTGAGCCTTATGTGTGCTCATACCATAGTAGGTAAATTTAATTTTTCTTTTGTCTGTTGGATAGCCAGGATCTAAAGCCTGCCAAAAATTTTGACTACTGGTTCCAGCCTTATATTCGTATTGCCATTCTCCATCACAAGGATCAGACCCGGCAAAATATCCTCCTAGCATTACAAAATCAGCGCCTCCGCACAAGGCTTTACATACATCTCCTACTGTTTTATGTCCACCATCTGACGCAATAAGTCCTAATTTTTTAGGTCCAGACTCTAAGCCATGTGCCACATAAGAATTTTCTAATACACAAGATAATTGTGGAATACCGCAGCCAGTAATAAATCTCGTAGTACAAGCAGAGCCTCCACCTATACCACATTTAACTATATCTACTCCCCCATAAATAATCAATTCTTGAGTAGAGGCTGTGTTTGTCACATTTCCAGCTACAATAATAGATTCTGGAAAATGCTCTCTAACCTTTTGACAATATTTGACAAAGGCTTCCATGTGTCCGTTCGGCACATCTATACATATATTGGGTTGTATACCCGTAATTTCTTTCAGTTCTAATAGGTGTTTAAGGTCGCTCTTCTTATAGCCTATCGATACAAAGACATAATCTAAATGGTCAGGACATTCTGCAAAATATTTAACTAAATCGTTTACCGAATGATATTTATGTAAACAAGCTATCATTCGATGTTCTGCTAAACGACGAGCCATATCAAATGAACAAAAGCTCATGTTCGCACACATAATAGGTATACCAGACCAAACCCTAGGGGAATGATAAAAATTAAATGTTCTATATAAATTAATCTCTGACCTACTGTTTAGCGTTGATCTTTGGGGAACAATCAATACATCATCAAAATCTAGCTTTGTTTCATTCATTATTTTTTGCATCACTGAACTCTATTTTTTCTCTGTCTAAAAAGTATTTATTACCATAATCAACAAAAATTTCTTCACCAGCTTTTATGTCTTGTGTAGCGACTAAATCTGCTATAAAATTATTATAATCAAATTTCCATTCTGTATTATTAATATCTTTATGATTATACATCATGCCATAACCAAGAATCATATGCAAAATAAAACCATGATTTTTACACTCTAAACATGGACAGAGAGGTTGAGCATATAAGTACCTATAGATTTGAGGATCTGAATGGTATCTGGATCTAAAGCCTAAAGGCACAGTAGGACATCTTTCTATAAGTTCTCCTTCCGCTATATCTGTTACAGCAAATATGCCTCTACCATGTACAACAGAAGAACCCAGAGTAATTTTAGAAGGTGGCGTAAATTTTATTTCATTTGTCATATTATTTGTTTTAAATTATAGATTAGTTTATATTAAAAAAGTACCAACGCTTATTTCTGTCAATTAATTCTGACTGGTCTATATGTGTGAGATAAGTAATGATGTCATTCCAAGAAGAAAAAATCATTTCATGAGGTATGGTGCCAAATAGCCAGTCTGGCGTATGTTTTTTACCTTGAACCATATGAAGAATGATGGGTTTTTTCTGTCTATTAGCCCAAAAAATTTCTTCTAATGTTCCACAAGGATGGATATCTAAGTCTAAGTTCACTACAAGAAAATCGCTGATATCTACCATACGTAAATCTACATTCCTAATATTCTTCATAAGAAGACTTAATTCATCATATTTTTCTAATGATTTAAGTTCGGTTTTATAGGCATGTGTTTGTTCATCTTCCAATCCTATGTCCGTTGGTTTGATAATAGGATTTAAAACTGACACCCCCATTTGCTCTAGGTGAGGAGTGATAAAATCTCTCCAAGTAGAACCTCTATCTGGTACTCTATCCATAGGACCGGCTAAGTAGGCCCTATGTTTATTTAATCTATTCATGGTTCCTGGGTAATAAAAAGTCTAATAGGTTGTGAGAAAATTTAATGTTCTCAGACGATTTGCGGATAGTCTTAAGGTATCCATCAATCAAGCCGACCGATAGGCAAAAAATTAATAAGAAATAAAAACCCTGATTTATATTATTTGTTAGCATAAATAAAAACATTCATATCGTGCCAAATATCGTTGATTAAACAAGTAATAAAATTCCAGTCTCCACCAGCTAATCCGCTCCCAAACTTAGGTGCATGTATTTCAATACTACATCCATCTTTCTGTTTTTGCAAGTCTTTGACATATAACTTTACTTGATTCATACAGTATACTAAAGCCCCATAATTCAGAGGTCTTTTATTATTGTGGCTAATAAGTTTATTTTGAGCAATCATGTTAGCAAAAGTTATACTGTGTCTATATTGCTTATTTTCTTTGACTGTTATAAACTGTGTGTGTCCTAGTTTAGCTTGTTGTCCAAGTATATGAAAATTAGCTTTTACTTCTGGATATATATTAGCTACTTGACCAGCAAAACCGGCACCAAATGCGTTAACATTATTACAAATATGAGGTATAATAACAGAGCATCCAGCGGCTCCAGCATTAATTCTTTCTCTAGTAATATCAAAAATATTATCGTCTTTTATAAGATTAAATATGTTGTTTTGAGATGTTTTTGTTTTCATACTTTATCCCATTTATCTAATGGACATTTTTGATCAGCCCATGCTAATTTGTTTAAAAAAACTTTTTTCTGATTTACATTACAACCACAAACAAGACACTGACTCTTTTTAGTATCCAACATTTCACACGATTGACATATACTATATCTATGATTGATTATTGCTTGACTAGATTTGGGCAACCCAGCACCAACATGAAACCACAAAGACTTCAAAAATGTTTTGACTCTTATTAGAAAGCGCATAAGATTATTGCTATTTTAGTGGAGAAAAATTATTATTAATATCTAAATGGTATAGCTGCGTAGGCTCTATCATAATAGATCCCAAAAACCATCTGACTAGTCCATCATTTAAACCTAGACACATGTAAGAAGTTTGCTTATTCTTAGTCTCTCTATAGTCAGAAGAAAGCACATAAAAATAGTTTTGATATGCAAAAGTATCCCCAGCCTCTATTTCCTCAAGATACTTCATCTTCCCAGTCTTCCCATTTTTCTTCCTGTATCATTTCTTCTTTGGCTTTTTTGAACTGTTTTTTCAGTTTTTGGGTATCTTTAAAATCTGATACATTGTCCTTTTTTTTGGAAAACTTTTGTTCTATATTTTTCCTTCTGTTGTTTTTTCTTCTGTCAAAATCGAAATCATTCATTTTGGAAAACACCCTGTTACGTTTCATAATAGTTAGAAATCTGAGCAAGTCAAGAAAAAAAATAAAAAATTGATGCTTGACGCACGATACATATGTTCATATAACTTATGCAGTGGGTTTGATATTATAGAATGGGTCTTATTATACCATTACCCTCATATGCTTTCATGTCTTTGTATCTCAAATCCTTTAATCTCCATGTCTTTTTAGCAAAGACAGCGATGTAGTCATTGCTAGATTTTAGCATATTTTCTAAAGAAGCAAACTTGATTTTCTTAGCATAACTGAGTAAAAGTGCCGCACAACCAACAGCGAATGGAGTAGCCATACTAGTCCCTGTCATAGAAGCGTAGCCATTGCCGGGTACAGCACTGACTATATCTTCTCCTGGCGCTAAAAAATCCAACTCTTCTCCACAACAACTGAAATCACATAAAGATAAATTTCTATCAATTGCTCCTATACTAATTGTGTGTGGGTATTTAGCTGGATACTGTATTCCTGATTCTATGCCGCTGTTACCAGCAGCACAAAAAATAATTACATTTTTTTGACAAGCATAATTAATAGCTTTTTCTATGTGAATGGATGGATATTCTGATCCTAGAGACATGGTTAGCATATCGGCTCCGTGGTCCACAGCCCACACAATGCCTTCTGCGACATTTTTATTACTTCCAGACCCCTGACCATCAAGCGCTTTAATAGGCATGATCTTGGCTTTAGGAGCAACTCCCACCATACCTATGCCATTATTTATGGCAGCTATTGTGGCTGACACATGAGTGCCATGACCATTATCATCTTGTGGGTCTGATTTTTTATCAATAATATTGACACCACTAATTAAATTATCTTTAATATCTTCATGAGTTAAATCGCAACCAGTATCTATTACTGCTACAGTAACATTTTCTCCCTCAGAATATTTCCATTGTTTGGCAACATCAAATTTTTGAATAGGCCAACTGTAAAACTGTGTAGAGGTTGTTGATAAACCATAAATATCAGTTCTAATATGTGGTAATAATTTACATTGTTTTCTATTATATAGCATAAGTATTTTACTCTGATTTAGAGGTGTGTTCTAGGATCCATTTATGGAAATTACTTATTCTAGTATGAGAACTTTCATCACTATAACTAGAGTTGGGGCTTCCGTCTTTAGAAAGAACAGCAGAATTAATACCCGCTAATTTACCATCTATAAATAATCCTCCGCCACTATCTCCATTTGCTATCAAAAATTCTAATTCTGTAATTTTATCTTTATGAGATTTGGATGGAGAACAAATTAATGTGCCTTTTTCTATTTTATCAATAAAATTAGAGCCTGCTCTTTTTTTATTGTCGCTTAAATTAGAACCAGTATTAAATGTGCCAGTATATCCTAATCCAGCAATACTACAAATTTTACCTTCTTCATCATTATCGCAGTATAACTCTGGGAAAAATTTTAAATTAATTGGTTCTGTGGTATATCCTAAAGCAATATCGTGTTGTCCAAAAACACTATTATTATAGTCACTGTGACATATTATTTTTTTAATCTCGTATTTTTTATCCTCTACAATAATAAAAGAATATTTTTTTGAGTGTACAACGTGAGCAGCTGTTACAATCCAGCGTGGATTAATAACTACTGCTGATCCCATATACTTTTGTTCATCCTCATCTATGCAGCAAATTTTAACTACATTATGAAATTTAGATCCATAAGTTACATATTTATGATCTGGAGTACCGGGGTCTATTGTTCCGGCTTGTAGACGAAAAGACAATAATGATAATGCTATTACCATACCAATAAATAGCAATCGGTTCATCTGAAACACCTATGGAGGTATTAATTTTAAGGCTTATTTTTTACCTTATTAAAATACACCATAGGGTCTTTATTATCTCTTTATTATGGCTTTTAAAGTTCGGCTTGTCTTCTTAGATATAGAAAATATTTATTTGCGCATCCACTGCAAGTATTCTTTCATATTCGAAAATCCTCTTTTATGTTTCTTTTCTATGTTATTTTGTATAATAATACTGTGTGGGATTAATGATATTTGATATTCTTTCATTAATTCAGGATTAGTATCAGAATCAACAAAACATATAATATAATTCTCAAATTGATCTTCAGAATTTTTAATCTCTTTTTCCAATACCTTACAATATTTGCACCAATCCGCAGTAAATATAACTAATAAATTTTTGTGAGCTTGATTAGATTCTATTACAGCATCAATCATAGACTCTAAATATACGGGACTTTCTGCATACGTATGATTTATGCCTGATGTCACTACGATGAATAGTAATAATAAAATAATTTTCATTTCTTGTAAGCACCTAAAACCCTTCCTTTTTGAGTTCTGACTACGAATCCTTTTCTAACTAAATATGGCTCAATACTATTTTCAATAGTTTCTATAGCAATACCTGTCATAGAAGATATGCTTTTTAGACCCAAAGGATTGCCGATAGACTTTTGTAATAGCTGTAAATAGATTCTATCATAGTTGTCTAACCCATCGTTATCAATCCCTTGATTTTGGAAAATTTCATCTACGCTCATATTTTTTTCAGCATAGTACGCTTTGCAGTTTTTGTACCACAACAATCTGGCATTTAATATACGTGGTGTTCCTTTGCTTCTGCGAGCAATTTCTGTCAAATCTTCATCATCAATCATTAGTCCGAACTTTGTAGCGTTCAACCTTGCTAGTTTAGCTAGGTCATCTACAGCATAAAAACTTAAGTGTTCTTTAATTTGAAATCTATCGTAAAAGGGTTGGCTTAAACTTCCTCCACTGGTAGTAGCCCCCACTAATGTGAACATTGGTAGTTCTATATTTTCTGGTTTATTTTCTACTACAATAGATAATACAAAATCCTCTATGACCGGATATAGAAATTCTTCCACCAACTTAGGTAGTCTGTGGATCTCGTCAATGAATAAAACCGATCTTGGTGCTATACCCATTAAGTAAGGCAAAATATTTTTTACACTACGAATATTTGCCCCGTTCACTGTATACAAATTAACATTCAACTCCGTAGCAATAGCACTGGCTATGGTAGTCTTACCCAATCCCGGTGGGCCGTCTATTAAAACATGGGGCATCGTAGCATCAGAGTTTTTACAGCCGCGAGTTAATACTCGTAATCTGTCAACCACATCTGACTGTCCAACAATATCATCGAAGGTACTGGGTCTAATCGCATTTGCCATGTTCTATGTCTCCAAGTTTATAAGCCAAAGATTTTTTTACTATATTTGCTACGGTGTCATTTTTTTGAATATTACAGGAAGTTATGAGTTGTTGACATTCTTCTAACGGAAAACCATAGTTTTCTAGGATAGTAATAGCTTTACCTATATTTAGGTTAGATAAGTCTACATCTGGTTTTGTATATTGTCTGTGATATTTGAGCTTAATATTTTGTATTTTTTTAACTTTCAGTATGGTTTTACAATCACAAACAACCTTAAATCCTTTAGTTTTAGTTTCTTCTAAAGAAAGCCAATGATTAATGCCGCAAGCCGGACACTGATACTTAAAATGTATATCTTGGTCAATCGGTTTTAGGTTTTTTATTATTGTCTGGTTCATTTTTTATCCAAAATACAAAGTCGTTTTTCTCGTTGTCAAATGCTGTGTCTAAAATATTCTTGTTTACTAATTGTGCTAAAATATTACTAACTAATCTGCTATTTAATTCTTCCAGAACTTTGTACAAGATTTCATCTGTAATTTTGAATGATTCTATTTTAGTTTTTGGATTAATACTAATCTTAGTATGATTCCGTATAATTAAAGCGCTTTCATCATGAGATAATACTTTGTCTAGTTCTTCTATTTCCATATCATTTAATACAGATAGTGTGTCGGACAAAGGATCGTCTATTTCATCGTTCATAGTACCAAAGAATTTAAATACTAAAGACCTAGCGTGGTCTACGAAACTATCAAAATCTTTGATTAAATACCATTTTTTACTCATTTTAATTTAGTATGTCAAACATACCTTTGTAGTAGTGCGGTTGATTCATAAAATGTACAGCGTGTGATTGTATATGATTAATGTACTGATGTTGTAAGGGATCGAGAATAAAATATTTCTTTTTCCAAACCTGACTATTCTGATAGTTACTCCCCAAATACTGGAAGGTTTTATTCTTGCCAGTATTGGAGAAATAACTACTCACAGGAAACGACTCTTTCGGTAAATGACCAATATACCACACATTTGGTGAATTTTCAACTAAGCCATCTAGAGCATCATATAATATTTTTCCCCAAGCGTCCCATGCTTCTGGATCAAACTTGAAATAATGTTTATACTGACTCTCTAAATCATCGTGACTATCATCGTAATCATCGTCGCCATAGTTGTCATATTCTTCGTGCATTTTATGTTAACCTATGCAAAATTTATCACTAAGTTGAGAAGCAAGGTCTTTAGCCGCACTGGCGAGAAACCGATTGTTGCTAAAGTATAGTGCTGTAGACGCTTGGTTGAGGTACTCGACCACCGTTTTTAAAAGTTTGGTCTGTGACCCATCAAGGTTTATATCCTCGTCTGAGACAGACTCTAGGGTGTCGTTCTCGTCAACAGGAACCACAGGCATAGGATCACCATAAGCCTTTGTATACTTTGTAGCAGAACTGTGCTGCAATTCATTTAGAATCTTTGCAGCAACATCTGCTGATACTGGAACACCAGTTTCATCGGCTTGCTTATAAGCCTTAGCATACCCCTTATACCATTCATCACTACACTTATCGGGAATTATCTGTAGAGTTGCTGGCTGACCAGTAAGAGCACTCTTAAGATCGGCCACATTAACTACTTGACCAGTACTGCCGGGAAGCAGACTTGTAAAATACGAAGCCTTCTTTTCCCAGCCTTTACGCCACCAAGTATAAGGAACACGATAAATCTGGTTAGGCTTAATTGCTCGCGGATCACCACCAAAATAGTTAACCAGTTTCTTTTGCAGGCCATTCCAGAAAGTTTTATTTGAACCAATCATTTGACGACTAGCATCATCAAAAATCCAGTAGCACTGATACCCATTACGAGTATCAACAACCCAACTTGGTTTAACAGGAAAGTTATTGATTTTAGCAAGGAACTCTTTCTTTTTCTGCATTACAACACTTGGCTTAAAGTAACTACCCTGATCATCACGACCAGCATCCATGTCGCAAAAACAACAAGTAAACTCTTTAATAGCGTATAGTTTACGTCCGCCATTTACATAAAAATAAACATCAGAACTATTATTGATATTGGCATGAATGGCCTCGTCAAGAGTATTAGTATGATACATATTACTAATCTTTTTACGAGGATTGCCATTATGGCAAAAAATATTATTTTGCTTGAAAGAATTCAAGAAACGATTTCTTTCAATAGTATTACCATTAGCAAAAACATTGTTATCATTTGAAAACGGGTTAAATCCAAGAACATCATTGAACATATTAGTTCCAACTTTCCTGTGTACTATCTAGATATTGGGACAGCAACCTTTACTATCATTAGCAATATCAAAAAGATGGTAGAGGAATCGAACCTCTATTGTAGGATAGTAAAAACTATATAGGTACTATCTTACAAGTTCCAAACACCACCTTGACTATTTAATTTTAATAGTTTCCGTAGGGCCCATTGTCCAAATCTGATTCGTCTTCATCCTCTTCTTCATCGTCAAAACTGTTCCAATAAGCATCATCATATTCATCATACAGAGCCTCTTCTTCGTCATCATAATCGTCCTCACTAAACTCACTCTTATAGAGAGGCTTAAGAAGTTCACCTTGATACTCGCCAACTACTTCATAGCGACAAGTACGAAGTTTTTCACAGTTACAATCATTAGGAACACTAACAACGTCCTTGGGATTAATCTTTACAATCACGATCTTGTCACCAGAATCTACGCTACCATAACTAGCAACATAGTTCAAAGCACCAGCATGAAGTCCCTGAGAGCATCCAACACCACGATTATCGTCAACCTTTGCTCGTCTCATTTCACAAACGCTACCAACACGGTTATCAAATGTGCCAGCGTACTTATCCTTATAATCATTTCGCACAGCCTTATAGGCCAAGAAATGACCATCCTCAGTAATAGGAAGATACTGATGCTCCAAGAAATCATACAGTTCAGTCTGACTCTGCATACTTGGATTTTCCATCAGATTATCAAGAAAATTAACAAGAGGCTGAAAAGGCAAGCCCTTGCTCATAAACTCAAGAATACGCTTGCTGATCGCCCCATGAACTTCTTCACCATCATAAAGCACCTGACCATTCTTGACCTCAACCCTACCCTGACTAAATGTAGCCACAGCAGTTTGAATATCTACAAGTTCCAGCAACTCATCTTCACTGGCAGATTGCAGACTATCCATAATCAACCTATAGTTAATATGATCCGGCAATACCTGATGAGCCTTATTCTTAAGGATCAGCGTAAGATTGCCATCAACCCACATAAAAGGAACGCTCATTATATCTCTCCTGTTTCCTGTGAAATTAAATTATCGAATTACCAATCAACTCTTTAAACTTATCAACATTATCAAACTTTGTTGACCAAGAACTTTTCTTGCTATAGTAACTATTACTAGAACCAAAACTGAGAGGATTAGTTGAACGAAGTTCACGCAAATCGCCTCGACACTCTTGGCTACACACAATATACTTCAGCATCGGCTGTTTGTCAAGAGCCTCTTTAATACTATTACGCAACTCATCGACTTTTGGAAGTTTATCCTTCAGTGAATAATCTGCCTTGATAAGTTTGGTCATAGATTCTTGCTCA